TAATAGTGCATATTGAATTTCACTTGCTCCTGTATTATTTAATGTTAAACGTAATCCACCAGGACCACCATCGGCTGTACTAGTAAAATTACCTCCTGCAGTTACACTACTAGAGAATGTAGCTGCTTGTCCTGTAGCTGCTATTTTAAGTCCCCAAGCTCCACTAGTTCCTAAATATAAATCATTTGCAGATATAGCAGCTAGTCCTATACTATAAGCAGATGTTCCAGTCATCATACTTCCACCACCACTTCCTTCTACTCCAATATTCATTCTTCCAGTGCTGTTTTGAGCATCAATGAAAGTACTTGACGTACCAGTATTTGGACTTAAAGAAAGTGTTTGGTTATTTCTTTTAAGATATACTAATCCATTAAAATAACTTGTATCTCCTATACCTATTCCACCAGATACTATTAAAGCACCAGTTGATATAGATGTAGATACAGTAGTTGATTGAACAGATAAACTACTAGAAAATGTAGCACTTGTTCCACTCAATGCACCTGTTAAAGTACCACCAGTTAATAGTAAGTAATTAGCTAATGAAGCAGTTGATACTTTATTATTAAAGGTAGTCCAATCTGTATTTGATAAGTAACCATTTGTTGATCCACTTGATTGGGTTATAGAAATAGTACCTGCAGTATTTACTAAAGGTCCTGAAAATGTTAATGCTGATTGCTTACTATTAAATATAGTCCAATCAGTGTTAGATAGGAATCCGTTTGTAGAACCGCTTGATTGACTAATAGATACTGTTCCACTTGTGTTAACTAATGGGCCTGTAAAAGTTAAAGTAGATTGTTTACCAGCTAATGACGTAGTAATAGTAGTGGCAAAATTAGCATCATTACCTAGGGCAGTTGCTAATTCGTTAAGTGTATCTAAAGTTGAAGGAGCTGAGTTAACTAAGTTAGCTACAGCTGTTGTAACATAAGATTGTGTAGCGTAAGTAGCGTTATCATAACTCACTGTAGTACCAGACATTCTTACTAGTCCAGTTCCATTAAGTTGTGGTTGTGCACCTAATGATGCATTATTAATAGTCCAAGTTCTATCTGCTGATAAATCGTAACTAGTACCATTTATAGTAAGAGTTCTTGTTGTAGATAATCCACTAAAGGCACCTACAGAATATGCATATGATATAATTTCTAATGCATCATTTAGAACGGCAGCATTAGCTAATACAACAGTTGTACCATTGCTAGCTGTATATTCAGAAGCTGCTAATTTAGATCCATTATAGAATACATCTATTAAACCTGGAGTGTAGCTAACTGTAAAGCTAGTCTGACCGGCAGTGGCTGTAAAATAACTTACTTGTCTTAGTGCACTACTAGCTGTAAATGCTGATGTGTATTTTATTACATCAACAATATTGTTTACGCCAGTTCCTGTAGTTAGCACTACAGTGGTTCCGTTAGTTGCTGTAAAGTCAGCTGATGTTAATCTAACACCATTTATAAATACATCTACAAGTCCCACTACATATCCACCTGTTACAGTGAAAGTAGTTTGAGCAGCCGTAGCTGTATAAGTTTGTATTGTTCTAGCAGAAGGAGTGACACCAATTGTCCATGTACGGTCAGCTGTTAAATCATATGCGTCACCATTAATAGTTAATGTTCTAGCATTTGTTACAGGAGTGTACGTTAAAGCTGTAGTTACATCAGAAGATGTAAGCGTAATAGCACCTGTACGGGTATTGAAACTAGTAACACCACCTTGATATTGAGGAATATTTAAAACATTTCCTGATAGTGTTGCTGCTCCACTTGTACCTGTAGTGGTAAGACTTGTTATCCTATTAGTATAAGCACTGTCCCAAGTTGTTTGAGATGCGGTTGTAGGTATTGAATATCCTGCTGTTAAACTAAATACACCTGTTGTATTTGTGTATGTTAAACCAGTTGCAGTAGAACTTAAAGAAACTAATGTGATGTAGTTAGCTCCATTAGTTATTTGATTGTTATTAGTAGGAATGGTTATAACACCAGTGGTAGAATTATATCCACCGCTACCAGCAACAAAAGATAAAGCTAATCTAGCTCTAGCATCAGTGTAATATAGGTTACCAGATTCAGTAACCAATGCAGTTGTATAGTCTCCAGAAGTAGGAGTGATAGCTCCTGTTCTTGTATTGAATGATGTAACACCAGAAGCTATAGTCCATGAACGATCTGCAGATAAATCATATCCTGTTCCGTTGATGGTAATAGTTCTAGATTGTGGAACTTTAGTTCCTATAGAAGTTGCTATAGTAGTAGCAAAACTTGGATCGTTTCCAAGAGCTGCCGCTAATTCATTTAAAGTATCTAATGTAGATGGAGCAGATGCTACTAAGTTGGCTATTTGAGTTCCAACATAAGTTTGAGTGGCATATGAATTAGCAGTTAAATAAGCTAATACACGTGCGTCTGTGTAGTATAAATTAGTACCCTCAGCTATATTAGTTGTTGTAAGAACAACAGCACCTGTTAAAGTGTTTACACTAGTTACACCTCCTGTTACAGTGATGACACCAGTGGAAGAATTATATGAGCCAGAACCTGTTACACTAATAGCAGCACGAGCTCTTGCATCTGTGTAATAAAGATTAGTACCTTCAGTTACTAGTGTAGTGGTATAATCACCGCTCACTGCAATCACTGTACCTGTTCTTCCAAATATTGATACAACACCTCCTATATAACTAGGGATGTTTAATACACCTGTTGAACTATTATAAGTAGCAGATCCACTAGTGCCAGTGGTGGTTAATGATATAGATGCTCTTGCACGAGCATTAGTATAATAAAGATTAGTTGCACCTTCAGGTACTTGGTCTGTATTAGATATAAATCCATTGTAGATTGGATTGTATACATATACATCTAATACATCATTTACTAAAGCAGCATCTGCCAATGTAAATGTATTACCATTACTTGCTGTAATAGATGTTGGTGTAAGTAATACACCATTTAAGAATACATCAATAAGTCCAGCAGTGTAACCACCAGATACTGTAAATACAGTTTGACCTGCTGTAGCAGTAAATTGTTGTAAAGCTCTAATAGCTCCTACACCAGTAGCAGCTACAGATACAATACCTGTACCATCAATATTTAAACCACTACCAATCTTGATACCACCAAGAGTGACACCAGAAGCTATTGGTAATGTATAAGAAGTTGGTGCAGCACCATTAACCCATTGGGTTCCATTGTACTGAAGTACTTGGTTAGTAGTTGGGGATGTAAGTGTTACATCAGAAAGACCAGCAAGGGTTGTAATAATACTTACTGCATTTGTAGAAATAGACGTAATTCTACCTTTTGCATCTACAGTTATTGTAGGAATATTAGAAGCATTACCATAACTACCGGCAGTGACACCAGAATTGGCTAATGTTAATGCAATAGAAGTAGTACCTGACCCAGTGGCGTCACCAGATACAGTTATCGTTTGGTTAGCAGTAAGATACGACTGATTCTTTATGAATGCAGTAGTTGCTAACTTTGTAGAATTATCATTGGTTGCAGGGGTCTGACCGGTAGCAGTATTGTTAAAAGTAACTACACCATCTACTGTCAGACCGGCCTTAGCCAGTATGTCAGATAGAAACTTCATTCAGTTTATTTATTAGATTGAGCTAACGACCACTCTATAAGTATCAGCTACAGGTGAACCAGCAAATGTTAATGTAACAACAGAAGTAGATGTCTTAACAACGTCTACTAACACTTCATTATCAGATGAATCTGTCACTTGAACAAATACATCTTTAGTGCCTAAGTTATGTGTTACTGTTTGAGCTCCAGCTGCTGCAACTACAACGTTAGTTGCATATTTGTAAGTAGCTAAGTTTGTCTTTAACTTTAATGGAGTAACAATTGTGATATCATCAGTACCTGTGTTAGTCTCAGTCTGAGTAGCAATTTCTGCAATACCCGTTCTTGTTTCTGTAGCAGTACGAGCAGATAATGTAGCAGGAGTGATAGCTTTTACAGCATCAGTTCCTGTTTGTACCTCAGCAGATGTTGCTAAGTAAACAAGACCTAAAACAGTTGTAGTAGCTTGATCACGGTTAACCTCTAATGAAGTCCAGTTAGAAGCATAAACAGTTGTTGAAGCAGAGTTAACTGTTGCAATCAACATATCACCTACATTAAAAGAAACACCACTTACTGTGCCAGCAACTGATACATACCAATAGTCTCCTTTTTTAGTTCCAACTACTGGAGCTGCACCTACAGGGAAAGTACCAACAGAAGCATCCCAAGATCCTTCCAAGTTACCTAAAGCACCTATTTGAGCATCAACATAAGTTTTAACTGCTGTAGATGTAGGAATGTTAGCATTAGAAGCTGTTGCTAATGTACCATCAGTTATAACTGAAACCTCAGCAGCATTTGCTGTACCTCCAGTTACGTTACCTACAACAGTCATTGTAGCAAGCTGTTGTAACTTAGCAAAAGTCACTGCGTTAGCATTGATCTTTACAGTGGTTACTGCAGAGTCAGCTAATTTAGCTGTTGATACACCAAGATCTTTAATACGTAGAGTATCAGCATTGATCTCTATGGTAACACTATCAACGTTTACATCAAGAGTGATTACATCACCGTTACCTGATGTTGAGGCAGTAAGACCTGCTCCACCAAGTACATCTTGAATGTCTCCTGACATGTCAATCCACGCTGCACTATCCCAGAAGTAAACTCTGGCGTCAGCTGTGTTATAATAAATTTGTCCTACAACAGGTGAGGACGGAGCAGTAGCCAAGTTTTGTAAGGCTACGTTTAGTATCTGGTTTTTACTAAAGTCCAGACTGGTAAGAACTTTTTTAGACATGATATTTTATTTTAAATTAATTTAAGAAAGCTTTGCCGCTAAATGAAGCTGAAAAGTTTAAGGTTAAAGTGTTATTATTATTATAAACTACTTCTCCTATTATTTCAGAGCTAGCAGTATCAACGATAGTTACAGAAGGATATTTATTCAAGTTATGAGTTATACTCCAAGATGAAGCTGGTGTAGATTGATCATGGATATAAGCATAATTAAAATTATCTGATATAAACGTATTATCTCTATAGGTTAGTTTTACAGTTCTATTAGTAGTTGTATTAGTAATACCAATAGTCATAACTGATCTATTATAAGATTCAGCTATTGAAGCATATTGAGCATCTGTTAAACCTATTGGTTTAAAACTATTACCATCCCAACTGTAAAAAATGGTAACATCTTTATCATATACTATTAAACCTTTATCATTACTATTTAATGTTGACGCTAACGTTGTACGTTCTACAGTTGATATAGGGTATAGTTTAGCATTAAGAATCTGGTTCTTATTAAAATCATAATCAACATATATTGTTTGTAGTGCCATTATGATAAATATGCTTTACCAGCTACTGCTTGATTAAAAATTATTCTAATGGTATTATCATCTATATAGTTAATAGTACCAACTATATCAGCTCCTGTTAAATCATTTATTCTAACATTTGGTTTTAAGTTCATGTTATGACTTATATTCCAAATTAAAGCAGCTGTTGGTTGTGAAAATACAAAAGAACTATTCTGATTAACAACAATAGATGGATTTAAGTTAATTCTAGTAATACATCCACCAGAGTTAATCTCAATAATGTTTTGACCAGCCTGCTGTTGATTCATATAGTTCAAACCTACAGTAGGACCTTTACCATCTCCAGATAAAAAATATCCAGTACCACCTTTAGAGTATAATACATCATCATACTTTACACCTAACCAAGTTTTAAGTTGAACTTTAGTTTCAGAAAGAGCACCATCATCTTCATTTGCTTCCCATTCAACTAACTCTTTTCTTAAAGAAATAAGTTGATTATCTTGTTTTGGTTCACAAGATTCAATACCATATCTCATCTGTCTATACAAACGATACATGATATCAGCAAACTGCTTATTATATTTTACTTTATTCGGTAGATACGTTCTCATTTTCAGTTTTAATCTGATTAATTAACTGTTGTTCATACAAGGTTATACAATTTGCACAAACATTAGTTCCGTTAGAAGCTATTCTGTCTTGACACCCGCATGTAATTTGGGTTCCACAATTTGAACACTGTCTCATTATATTTGGTTTTTAGTGAGTTTTAACAGTTTGATCCACAAAGAGCATTGGTAATTTTATCCAATCTTTTCTTTGCATACATCAAAAGTTCTATACCTGCTTCAGGACTATGACAGTATTCTACCTTAGCTTTAGCTGCATCTATAAAACTTTTTATTAATCGTAGTTCTTCAAGTTTTTCTTTTACATCAGCTCCTGGTTCACAAGCACTCATCTCTAGTTCACATAAAAGATTATAATATCTATTTACTGTTTGTGTTACACGAAGATAATTATATTCTACTTGAACTATGCTATTTGGTGATAAAGAATAATTGATAACATATATACCATCTGGTATAGGTTGAAGATTGTCAGTACATCCTGTCTTTTGTAAACCCAAAGTACAGGCTGTTAATGTAGTATTAAATCCAGGTAACATCTCAATGTTTACAGGAAGGTTAAACCCTGGAGAAGTAATACTTAGTGTACCACAATCTTGTCCAATACCATCAGCATATATGCTGGTATCAAAGATACGTAAAACCTTAATATTGTTAGTATCAGGCAGCTCTAAACTTAGCTGATGTTTGCTTGCCATTAGTGTAAACTTTTATAGTTTATGTAAATTTAAAAACGAAGGTCCTCAATAATAATATACCTATTTTCTAGCACTTTTCCAAAACAAAAAAAAGGGAGGGACATGAGTCCGCTCCCTTCTTATTAATATTTACTAGAATCTCTTAGTAAGTCTCTAAAGTAACAGTGTTACCTGCTGCAGTAGCACTTGACGTGATGAAGTTAGTAATTGAAGTAGTTGCGGTACCAGCTGGTACGTGAACCACTAACAAATACTGATCATTGTCAAATGTTCCAGTAGGGTTGCTGAAACGTGGTACTGAATGTAAGATCATAACTTGATCATACAAAGCATTACGGTTTACAGTAGCCAAAGCTGGATCAGCTTCAATTTCACGCATACGTAAATGTTCTACACGAGAACTATCAGGGTAAGCGTTTTGTAAGTAACGACCATCTAAGATCAACTCACGAAGTACAGTTTCACCAGAACCAGATGTAGCCACTGCAGTTTGAACCTCAGCAGATACAAATCCGTTTGCAGCACAAGGATCACCAGACTCTTCTACGAAAGAAGTGTAGATAATCAATGGCTCTAAATCGTACTTATCGGTAGGAGTGAAAGTACAAGATCCAAATTTAGTCTCAACATAAGCAGCAGCAATCTCTAAATGAGAGTCTACAGCAGCAATATTGTTTGCAGAAGATGTTACTGGAGTGTAACCTGCAGTAGTAATCTCAGCATAAACAGCAGCATTTACGTTAGTAGATGATGTAGCAGCTATACTTAAAACTACGTTTACATAACCAGCTCCACCTGAATCAGCAGCACCAACGCTTACAATTCTAGCAGCTTCTGGAATACCAGCAGCAATTAACTTACCACCTACAGTGAACTTAGTTCTATCTGCATTAGCCACAACAATAGTTGCAGAAGCCGCAGTAGGATCAATCGCTACAGATGCATAAGTTTGATTGTAAACTTTAGCCACTACAAAGTCTTTCAACAATAGAGCTTCATTAATTTGGTCTTTCCATTTAAGTAAGACTACGTTTTGGTCCACTGTGTTAGCAGTACCGGCAACAGTGTCACATCCTGTGTAACCATCTAAAGTCTTATACAATTGGTGGTTCAAAAAGCGTAAAGCTGGAGAACCTTTGATGTCAAGACGTAAACGGTACGTAGAATCACTGTTAATTGTAGCAGCAGAAGGATCTACTTTTACAATTTGGTTTTTAGCAACATCAGAAGTAATCTTCATTACACGGCTGATGTACTTAGGGTTAATCACTTTAGACTTAACTGACTCTTTGTAGCCACCGTGAACGGGACCAATTTTGTCAGCAGCAAAGTAACTACCTTGAGCAAAGATAAAAGGTGCAGCTTGAGCAGTAACAACTTGGTAAGTCTTGGCATCAAAGAAACCAATCTGTCCAGCTGTTAAAGCGTCAGTACCACCAGTTGTTGCTAGAGTTGTACTAGCAGGCAAGAACGACTTGCGGAATGCATTAGGAAAATACATAGGGCTTTAATTTAAGGGTTTATAAATAAAAAAAAATAAATTTTAACTTAAGAACATTAACTTATACTTGGTTGAAGATATCAAACTCTTTACCTCATCTAGTTGGTTTACTATTTCAGAGAAAGGCATAAGCTTCTGTAAATCAACAACTTCTGTATATAATTCTTTCATGTGAGATATTGCTTCCTGTACAGATCCACATTTATATGGACTCACTGCCGGGAAGTCTAGAAGCTTCTCACGAGCTCCTTGATATTGTTCAGCTACACTATCTACTAAATCTGGCATTCCAGTATAAAACTCACCAAGAGCTTTATGTGCTGCAAAAGATCCAGGTCCTGTAATCTTCAGATGCAACTGATGCACACTTGTTGTAAGAGCCTGAGCATGAGCTATCATTGCAGCTGTTTCAGCACAAGGTCCCATTGGTCCAGGTCGTTGTAGTTTCTGCATCATTAGCTATTTCTTTGTGCGTTTTGTGTATCTCTTTGATACTGATTTAAACTTTCTATATCTCCAGCTAAAATAGCTGCTGCTTCATCCACTAGTATTTCACAAATATCATCTTTCAATTCACATTCTACATTAGATGCATTAGTTGAACCTGTATTAATATTGATACAACCTTGTAATTGAATATCTTTAGGTTTTCTATAATAGATCAATTTTGCATCTACTACGTTAAATTTACCATCTGTATATATTCTTACCTTATCTCCCAGAATAGTACAGAATGTTTCTGCCCATTCAAAAGAGGGTTGTTTAAAATTATCTCCTAATAAGATATCTACGTTAGCTTCTTCAGCTTGATAGATACTTACAAAGTTTCTTGCAGGACAACACTCAGTTTTAGCTTTTGCACTAATCCTTACAAAGTGTAAATAATTAGCCGGTATTGGGTTAGTCTCAAAGTATTTAGGACTTTCAGTACCTTTTAATTCTACCTCATTAAGAAGAATTTGTAAGTCATCCACTACAGTGACACTTTGTTCAGTTGCTTCTCTTACAGCATTAAGACCGTGGAGGCGTCTACGCACCCACTCTAACTGAGCTTTATTAAACGCTTCTTGGATCATCCAACATTCTATGTTGTCATAATCAAAAGAAGCTAGTTTATTCAGCCTTTGCTTGATCTTTATTTGTAAGAGATTGTTATTCATATTATTACTGGTTCCAATACTTTTCTACTTTCTTAGTTAAGTTTACCAAAATCTCCTCATTTAAAGGATTTTTAAGATATTCAAGAACATCCATTGGTGTTCTACCTAACATTGTTGTAGTCTCCATATGATAAATAAATCCATCAGCTTTAGTAGCAATAAACTTAAAATACCCACTGTCTTTTATAATTGATCTAATCTTTAATGTTTCCATATCTAGATTAGCAGTATCTAAAAATCTTTGAGCTGTCTTACGCTTATCCTTTTCTACCAAGTCTCCATTAATATATTTATCCATGTTATCATAGATAACGTCATTAGGTGTAGACTTCTTATACTGAGCACTGTTAGGATCTAACACTTTAGCTACATATAGTAACTTGTTTTGGTTCTTGTCAAATAACTTCTGAAGTTCAGAAAGAGCTTTATTACGCATCTTCTTAACCTCTGTTTGTATAGATGCAGTTTCCTCTAACTTATCTAAATAAAACTTAGGAGGAACAGACATTCTGCGTGCTTCTTCTAAGCTTTTAGCTACTATTGAGAAACCACCTGCTTCTATAGCATACAATCTAATTAGATCATATGGGTCTTTATCAGGTTCTAAATACAATGGTTCGTTACCACATCTCACTTTAATTCTATCCCAGAACTCATCGTTATCTGGTTTAAGTAATTTTATCTTGTTCCAAAACTGATCATCTGCAGGATCAACTACATTTGATGCTAGTTCTTTTTCAAGTTGAGCTACAACAGCACGAATCTGTTTAATCTTAGCTTCTTGTTCTTCAAGTGGTAACTCTTTAATATCTGGGGCATATTCATTTAGACCTGTAAGGAATCTTTTGATTCCGTTAATCTCTAAACATGCAATAGGTTCCTCGTGGAACGCTCCGTCAAAAAGACTTAATCCGTATTTCTGAAGTCCCATATTATCAACAATAGGGTCAAAGAAAGGACGGATAGCAATACTTGAACGTTTGTTCTGTGGATACTTTTCCACCATTGATACATTACTACTCATATTTGGTTTGTTTGGTTTTTATTATAACTGGTTACAAATGTAACCTTTTATATTTAGAACCTATTAGAAGTTGCAAACTTCCCATGTGATCAGTCATGGTATGCGTACAATAGGTAACCTGCAGATAAATCTACAGGGGGTATTAATGTATCCTTAGCAGGGGATTTTAACCCCCTGCTTTAGATACTATTTTTTAGAATGATCCGCCAGTAACTGGGTTTCTCATAACGATCTTCAATACCTTAGTTGGATCTTTAACCCAAATAGCAGGCATAGTCTGTGTCATGAATACACGGTAACCGTTGAAGTTTCCAGAAGACTGGAATCCTTGTGTACGTCCCATGTAATCCATTGTACCGTTTTGATAGAACCATTTCAATTGATTATCCCAGCTTAACTTCAACAAGTAAATGTTGTCATTAGTGTTCTCAGTAATATCAAAGATGATAAAGTTGTAAGAACTTAAAGGGAAACCATCAATAATTGGGTTTTCAATATCATTTGTGTGAATGTTATCAAACGCTGGGTTCAATACAAACTTAACGTTAGCCAAGAAAGGAATAACGTATTGTGTGTATGCAAAACCAAAGTTTAAGTCCATACCTTTTCCAGTGATAGCACCAACTTCAGAAGCGTTGATTACTAAACCAGAGTTAATTGCTTCACGCTTAATAGCTTCGTTAACCAATTTCATACCACCTAAACCAGTTTGTACAACCAACTGACGCTTAGGATCTGGTCCTTGGAACTCAACCTTACCGTTAAAGAAGTTAAAGATTTCAGATTTAAACAAGTCTAAGTTGAAAGATCCTTTGTTGTAGATACGCTTGAAAGAGTTATCTAACTGCTTCCAAAGACCCACTGACAAACGGATATCATCTGGACCGTCTTGCTTAACCTTACCACCTTGACCCCACATTAAGTAAGTCTCAATGTCATTTGCAATTTTTGTTAAGTGAGCAGCTTCTAAAGTGGTTAAGAATGTACGAGTTAACTGACCAGATTGGTAAGCTTTCTTTACATAATCTTTACCCATTTTGTTAGCCATGTCTTCTAAATTAGTAATAGAAGGATCACTAGATTTGTCAAAGTTTCTCCAAAGTTCAACTACAGGAACTGTACCGTCAGCTTTCAATCCACCTTTGATCATCAAGTCTGCACGAGATGAGATAGAATAATGAACGTGAGCTTCTGCACCACCTACGTAGTTGTAGAATTCACGGAAACCTGCGTTAACATTTCCAATGTCAGAGAATTTTTCACCATATTCACCACGAGCAGAACCTTTACGGAACATTTTAGTACCAATCTTTAAGTACTTGTTATCCAAGTATTTAGCATTGTCATTGTTCACTAACTGAACTGTGTAGATGAAACCATCACCAGCTGGGATAATATCGTCAACTGTAATGTACATTTCAACACCGTTGTATTTGTCATAAGTGATGATATCACCATGTCCAAAAGAACGCTTGTTTACTTTGATTTTGAATGCTTGACCATCAATACCTTTAGTGGCATTAGCTGATTCTACATCCTCTGTAATATACGGAAGATCCTGAGTTACCGGAATCTGCCATTTGTACTCACCACGATTGTTATCTACTGAGATAACATTCTTACCACCGAAGCTAGACATTTGGTACAAAGGCATTTCTACTTTTTGTGCCATAGCCCACAAATCTACAGGACCTAAATCTGTAGGTTCAGCTGACTTCAGTAAGTTTGAAAGGTGATACGAGTCTACGTGTGAACTTGTTTGATAACTGGTATCACGTAGAAATATACCATTGTTCAAAACTGGAGTTGCCATAAGGCTTTAAAATTTAAGGGTTAATAAATTATTTAGTTAATAAGTTTTCTATCTTTTAAAAATGTTAGTAGGTCTAACTAACTTTCTAGATTTAGGTTCATCATCCTCTTGATAAGTAGATGTGTTCTTTCTAGATTGTTCTGTCTTTAACTGTCTAACTGTTTGCTCTACTGCTTGATTCTTACCCTGTTTAGTCAATGTTTGACGATATTCATCAGGGTTAGATAACAACCATAAAGCTTCTGCAATCAATGGATAATTTGGTTCTACAAATTGGTACTTCTCTAAAAGATGTCCTAACAAGTTTGTTGGACGTCCACTAATAGATGGATACTGTGGTTGTACTAAACCGCTATATAGTTGAGCTTGTGTCTTCTTGTCTAGCTTTAATCCGTTAATCTCAGCAGGTCTAAGAGCTTCAAATACATTTTGCATGTAAGCTTCAGCAGCATGTTCCTGTTGTTGTTTTTTAGCTTCTTGTTCAATAATCTGACTCTGTACAATTTCTTCTTGCATAGAATCAAGCTTTGGCTTGAACTGTTTAGCTTTCTTTTCTAACACACCTAGATCTTTCCAAGTGGTTACTTCTTCATCAATTTCTTCTTCATTACCAAAACCAGTAGCTTGTAAATAAGATCTTACAATACCTTCTTGGTCATTCTCATCTTTAGGATCTAAAGATCTCACTTGTTCAACCTGAGCTAACGCTTGGAATAAACCTTTAAGATCTTGTCCACCGTCCATTACATACTTTGCAGCATATTGTAACTCATCCGGTAAAGCTTCAAAGAATTCTTTTGGAGTTTTAGCTGCTACCTCAGACTTCATATTGTCTACGTTAGCTTGCCACAACTCTTCAACATCTTTCTCTCCAAGTGATCCTAAGTACTCTTCAAGATCTTGCTTTGTTTCATCATAGTCATCAAAAGCAAACATCTCTTTTGACTCTATGCGTTTTTTAAGAAACCCCACTAATCCAGACTTTTCTGTTTTAGGTCTTCCAGCTTTACTTTTACCTGTAGAATCATCTTCATCAGACTCTCCTAAGTTATCTATAAGATGGTCGGTCTCTTCTTTACTGATTACTTTAGTTCCTTTCGGATCCTTTTCATCTTTATTACTATTATCATCAGCGTCATTTTTATCCTCTTCATCATCAAGGAAACTTAAATCAGCTTTTGGTTGACTAAAAATATTTGGTTTAGAATCTTCTTTTTTAGTATCTGCTGGAGTAACAATACTGTCTGCTCCAGGAGCTCCTAACCAACTATCAATGTCAAGGTCTACTTGTTGTACAGATGTCTGTACATTGTTTTGATTATCAATCATATTTGTTTGGTTTTTTGTGTATCTCTACATTAAAAATATACAACTTTAAATCTTAAAAATTTACTTTTTTTAAAATATTTATATCTAAGGTACGGATAATAGAGCTATAATTATTTCTTCCCTCCCTTAACGTCATATTTATTTTTGTTCTCTCTAGCAATTTGTAACTGTTTGTCAGCTATTCTCTCTTGTGTCTGCATCTTATCACGCTCAATATTTAACTTCTGCTGGTTAGTAGAAGTTTTATTGATCTCTTGTTCACGTTTAAAGTTCATAGTGTCTTGGTAGTTATCCTGTTTTTGAATACCTTCCATAGCATCTTGATAATCAGACATTTGATTTTGGTTAATATCTGACCCTGCACCATAACCAGCAGCTCTAATTTGAGCCACTGTAAGTTCAGTTTGTCTATCAAGGTCAGCTTGTTCAGCTCTAAACTGCATCTCCATCTGCTTCTGCTTTTCTTGAGATTCTAACATCTCAGTTTGCATCTGCTGTTGTTGCTGCTGTTCAGCTTGTTTCATACCATTAGTTTTCTCTTCAGCTTTCTTAAGAACACCAGTTAACTCAGCTATAGACTCAGACTTAATAACATTACCTAGATCATAAATAGATGCCCCCATAGTGTTATTATTAACAGCTAAGCTTTTAAGCTGTTCCATAATTGCACGAGAGTTAGTCTTTGTTGTACAGAAAATATTTAAATCACGCATTAAGAAGTCTGTACCATTCATCTCAAAATTAACCTTCTCATCTGTTCCTGTAATATATTGTAAACGAATATTAGGTTTATTAGCATGATAATATTGAGCTAAGTCAGTTCTCATTTCGTGAACTCTTGGCATCAAGTTATCAGAGTGTTGTATAAAATACTGCTCTGTCTGTGCATAAGAAGCGTTCATAGCTTGTTCTACACCAGTGGCAGTTTGTTGAGCAATAGATGCTCCCATACGCTGTGGATTAAGACCAATAGTTTCAAACGCTTGATTCTTAAAATACGTAGCTAAGTTCACCCTAGATAACAAACGGTTTGTTTGCTCTAAGTTTAACACTTGATAGTGTTGAAAGTTAAGAGCATTCTCAGTGTTTGTAATAGATGTATCCAAAGGTAGCATTTGGAAGTTCTTCATAGCCACATAGGCTTTAGCCAGATTATTTTTACCCCAGTCTTCTCCCAAAGAGTGACGTGGCAAAGCGTTCTGGTCTAACATAATAACGGTACCTAATTCATCAACTAAGATGTCAGCTATCTGATTATTTACGATATTATAACCTATCTGGTACGGTTTCATAAGATCTACCAGTGAAATACTGCGGGTGTTACGATCACCGAATACAGAACCTTCCACTGGAAGCTTACATCCATACAATGTTGTATCTCCTTTAAATTGGAAAGGAAGCTTACCTGGTTTACCACCATTAAGTCCTAAGTAAATTGGGTTGATACCACCTGGGTTATTCATACCCCAGAATGCCGGTCTGTTAGGACCTATTTTAATACCACCCCATACTTCGTTAATCCATATCCAATCAATGTGTTCTCCAAAGATTAAATTATCTTTAGATTTATCTTTATAAACTGATGTATTATACATTGGTTTATCTGTCACTTTATAGTTTTCAGATATAACTTCTTGCATAACTTCTCCTTCTTCTGTAATCTTAGTTAAGTGACCCACCTTACGTTGAGACTTCCAATATATATTAGAAACACGTAATAAATGAGACTTACCAAAATCTATTGTATCTTCTGAATCAGATAAGATCCATTCTACAATATCTCCTGTACCAAACTTAGTGTCATACAAAGAAGTAAACTGCCTGTATGCAAGACTTGGCATCTGAGTATTCCACTCATGAGATCTTGTAGGATCATAATAGGTACCATCATTTTGATATCCTTGTACAGCATAACCGGCAGAACGAACAGGGTAGATGGCTTCTAAAGCTTCTAATTGTTCCTGGTTCATCATCCATCCGTACTTATCAATAACATCTGATACACTCATCATATCCATTTTACCTACCCAGTTACCCTGAGATATGTAACGGATGTCTGGAGACTTATGATAGAATGTTAAAAGAGGATTCCAAAGTTCTAATTCATAGTCATCTTCTTTCATATTGAAATGCCAGAACTCTCTATCTGTAATTAACATGTCTCTAAATGCACGCTCTTCAAGCTCTTGCATTTTAAAGCGTTCCTCATCTACAGCCATCTGGTGGGATGCCCACTCTTCAATCATTGATCTATAATCTTTACGAAAGAAAGATTCTATCTCAGGTAGAGATTTAATATTCTCATCACTCATCATCTGTTGAGCTTCTTCTGATTCAAAATCAGCTCCTTGCTCCATCATCTGAGTCATCATCTTCATTTGAGCATGCTGTACTAACACGTCTTCTACCATTTGACGTTTAGCTTCTAACATCTCATTATATGAAATATCATCAACAGCTCTAAACATAATACGTGAGCTTCTTTTAGAAAACTCATTACATAATACGTTAATTACATTTGGAATGATTGGGTAAAACTTAAGTTCTAAAGCTGATTCATCCTCTTTTGTAAGAGTATCAATCAATTCACCCATTTCATTATCTTCTTCTACAATATAGTCTGTCTTATCAATAATACCCTTAGCAAGCTTGTAGTTCTTCATAAGTCTACGAGCATTACGTCTAAGTTGTTTCATTCCCTGAAACTCTAACCAATCCAAGTTCCAAGCTCTCCACTCCTCATCTTTCTCTTTCTCAGGTAAAAACTGGATCGGTTGGGTAAGTGTACCCATCTTATTATAATCCGCTTTTTTACCAGCTTTGAGGTCTAGAGCATTGTATATCTGCATGATATTTAATTATTTAAGTCTGCTGAATTATCAACAATTGTATTTGTAATAGAAGTAGTACCACTACCAGTCATGGATAAAAAAGTTGGTACCCCTGTTGTACTCCAAGTACCCAAAGGAGGATGATATGCAGTACCAGTACTACTAGTTAGAAACTGTGCTAAAGCCTGTTTTGGTTCTTCTTCTTTTAAAAGAGTTAAAGCTTCTTCAAGCGTAAGAGAGCTTTCTTTAATCAATCTAGATAGGATAGCCATCTTCTGAACATGAAGTTCTTGTGTTGTATTTTCCATATTTATCTTATATTTTTAAAAGCATTTCTAGGTGGTTGATTGTTCCCACTACTTTTCTTAGTATTTCCCATATGTCTAAAGGGGCTCCAATTTAATTTACTAAATTTTTGGGAGTTAACCAAATTTTCATTTGTAACTTCTACACGTTTAGTTAATCCACGGTTAGATTGTTGCACCTTTGCAAACGCTATAAGAGCACAAAAGGTCACTAATCTATCCACGTTTAGTCCATCTCTGTATGCTTGCATCTCTTTAAGTAGCATAATGTCTGGTATACGTTCTACTCCATAAATAGTTTTTACTATTTCCCCGTCTGGTTTAGTTTCATGATCTAGTTCTTCTTTGGTAAATTCAATACCATAAGATAAAACTGTACCCTTAAAGAGCGTACCTACGTTCTTCCACCCGTATTCTTGGAACACATTACGATTTGCTCCTATATCTTTTAAGAAGAGTATCATATCTTTAGGTACTAAATAGCGTTGTTTCTTCTTACTTATCATATACTGTATGAACAAAGCTACGTTATTCTCCACTATAGTCCAGGCATTATACCATTCTATGAGTAGTTCTAAACGCTCATGAGTTTTATTAAGATCATCAAAACGTCCACACCAACTAGCTACGATCATATCACGTTCTATGGTATTAGTTACCTTACCGTCACCATCATCTTTTATAACTTCCACAGGATTCTTATAGATGTATATAGAACATAACGAGTCTGACGTGGTGGTCTTTCCCTCACTAACTGGATCCACAGAACCATAGTACATCCCAAATGGTGGACTTTTGTGTGGTCTTTCGTATATACACAGCACTCCTTCTTTATCTTCAGTCTTCTTAGATACAGGAAAATCCATAATAGGAATCTTCCTAGAAGGTTTATCTATAATCTTTCCTTCAGCATCTCTAGATAGTTCTAAGTATTCTACTGGATATTCTTTATCTTGTATACGTTGCATTTGTTTAGCTACAAGATGTGGAGGAAATACACTCACCTTACGTGTAGCAAAAGCTTCTTCTATATTTCTAGGTTGCTGAGATACTGTTAACTGATAAGCTGCCGGATCTAACTGACGTTTCATTCTAACAAACTCAGTTTCTAAAGCTTCTAAAGCTTCTTCCACTTTACTGTTACCGTATTGATCTATGTAAGGTGGCATTGACCACTGCTCAGGAATAAATAATCCTGTTAACCCTATTGTACCATCTTTATCTATAAGATTAGACTCTACACCAAAGAAACCATTTTCTTCTGGATGTAAAATATATTCTTTCATAGGTTCACACTGATCAAGGTCTCCCACTGATCCTGCAGCTATAAACTGTCCTGTAATAATATGACCAGACTTTAATGCTGGTTTCATAAATCCATAGGTGTCATCCATCTTAGGAGCAATACCTGCTTCCTCGTGAAAGAAATAAGTTACAGGTCCACCGACACCATGTGTAGGATCTTTCTCAAATGAGTATAAGTTAATTGTAGATTTTAAACCTTTATATGTATCACGTCCTCCTTGTCTCACTTTAATCTGTTGGTTCCATGCTCCCACCTTATCTGGTTCAGCTGGTCTATACCATGCAGTGTGTTCATTTAAAAAGTTACGGTATTCATTAAGAAACTTCCAAGATCCTTTCTCATTGATGTAGTCTTTTAGACTAGCTCCTATTTTTAATACGGCACCTGGTTCAAATACCCATTGGTTAATTAACTTAGCCATATGGAAATAAGAAGATGCTATCTGACGTTTCTTTAGAATAATTGCATGTTTCCAGTTTAACTCTGCTAAGTGTTCATATAGTGCCATATGATACTGAGCATCTCTCACCTTTGCAAAGTCAAAACGTTTTTCTTCTTTATCATATATGGGTAAGAAATTCAACCACATGTAATAATCTCTAGATATATACCATGTGTCTATAGCATCTTTTATAATTATACCATTACGACATTTAGCTTTTTGGTCATCCCAATAATGTATAAAGTCTTTTGTTTTTATAGGTGCTGCACAATAGTACCCTTGCTTCTGAAACTTACGAGCTTCAGCATTAAATATTAAACTACTCTCAGTGAAGTTATACTGACCGGGTTCTTTAAATATAGAACGGACAAAGTCTCTAAATTCTTCTCTTGTATAGAAAGTAGTGACAGTCCATTCTCCCAATTCGTAAGTGGGTATTTCTATAAATATGTTATTTTCCAATTACTTAGTTGAGGTTAATTTATGTATTTCAACCACATCTCCTTTACACTTATGTAATAGATGCAAAAGAGTTTCAAAACTTTTACTACGCAATACACCATCTAGTTGAGAATTATCCCAATACTTGGTATACATATCTCTAGGGATAGCGTTCCATAGTTTGGTATAAGGATTAAAATGAAACACCCAATCATGCATATACTCTTCTGTATCTGATAACTCAGATACTGGAGCAAACTCTTTAATGTTTTCGTAATCTGTGTAAACTTCTTGTTTCATAATTTTTAATTTAGCTGTAGAGGGTGGACTCGAACCACCAAGGTGAGATTCAATTGATAACACTACGCTTGCAAGCTGGTGGTCTACCCCATATTATCAATCTATTTCTATATCACCGCCCACGAGACAGGTGGGTACGTTTGCCGGGGTCATGCTGAGACAACCCAATTTCGTCACTCTACAATGTTCTATTGATCATAAGCTAGGTTCTGTCCTCCTCTAACTTGTGATTGTTGTTCATCTTGTAAATCTCTATAAGTAGCTTTGAAAGATTGTCTTATTTGATCAAACTTAGCAGCAGCATTTATCAGTGCTGTAATGTTACCATCTCTACCATGTTCAATTTCTGTAGTCTCCATATACTTAGCAAGCCTCTCCACCATGCTTTTCATACCCATGTAGGCACGATAGGTGGGAGTTTGATATAACTTCTCACAAAACTTAATAGCATTGCTAATAAGCTCGTCATCCGTTGAGAAATCAGCATCCACCTCTGCAAGTATTAACTCCTCTTTATCAGTCTCTGCAACATCAAAGAAAGGATTTAAGTCTGGGTTGGGACAAGTCATATAAAAGACATATGCAAATACCTTCATATATTCTAAAGGATGTTCAACAATTATGTCGTTTAAAGACTTTAATGTGTAACAATGTTCACTTGGAACAACCTGTCCGTTCTGTATATCAAATAATCTTACCATTATTCATCTTTTTTTAAAAAATCCATATTATGTTTTGCTCCTTTAGGCCATCTAGACTTCTTAACATTCCAGTCTTCAGGAATAGGCGGTGTTAAACTTTCTCCTGTTGTAGGATTACCATAAACTATTAAATCATTTTGATCTACCGTGCGTATAATTCCTGAATGATATATACGTACAATAAACTGAGGGTTAGATGTAACACTTCCTGTAATCATAAACATAACTAAACATTCTCCTAACTGTTTAGCATAAGCATCAAAAGGATTGTGTATTTCATGAACAGTTTGTGTTATCATTTAGGTTTTATTTTGTCTCTGTTATCTTCTAACCAATGTATAAGAGCAATAGCTTCTTGTTTCAAATAAGGAAGGTCATAAGGTATTATATCTTTTACTATAGGATCAGCATTAGAGTCTAAAGCAGTGATGGGGTTACCAAACTTATCTACGCCTACAGTTTCAAACGTAATGTGATGTATAGTGAGTACACCTGGTTTTAATCTAGGATTATGTTTAAGAATCATATACAAATACATACTTAACTGTAAGGAATAGTGCATTAGATTACAATCATCTAGATGAGCTAATGGCGGTGACATCTTCTGCACCTTGCCATCCCAGCTAGTGTAAGCTTCTGTTTTAATTTCTTTATTAGTCTTGTAATCAGTGATGTGAACTTCTCCATTTATAACTTCTACTAAATCTGATTGTCCACATATGCCGGCAGACTTTAAATATACTAAATGTTCTGGATAAACACCATCAGTTATTTTTTGTGTAGGTGAAAATTTAACTCCTTCTTTTTCTATAGGTGTAATAACAGGAATAGTTTTACCATGTCTTTCCATTGTAGATAGTTCACAAATATCTGTTTCTCTACAGTTGTGATACCATGTTCCTAATGTTGTAGCACGTAATGCTTCATTAGACCATGCCACCTTAATTTCTTCAGGTGTCATACCATACCATTTAGACTTCTTAGACTTAGATGACTTTTCAGCTATTCTGTCTGCGTCAAATGGTTGTTTAAAATTAGATATAAAACTTGTAACCGATATCCAATCTGTTGTGTCTTTTACATCTATGCTTGTGTACTTGTGATCTTGTGGGGTGAATCTCAAAATGCTCATATGTTTGTTGTTTATATTCCTAACTTCTGATTAATCATATCCTCTTCTTCTTGACTCACTTCTGCTTTCCAATGTCCCTTTGGACACTCTGAAGATAATGATCTTGTCTTAAACTTTAAACTGCAACCGCATCCTCCTAATATTGAGTTACAACATGGACCTGTTCCGGCCACCATACATCCTTTATCATCTTCTGTAAATAGATCACAGAAGGTACATATATCTATTCTGTGTTTAGCTATCTGTTCTACATCTTCTCTTTTAAAAATAGAGTTAGCTACTCCCTCAAGAATCTGACCCTTGGATTTCCATATCTTGATTATATTCTCTTTTAGACTCATTAGTTTTGGTTTTATGAAGTTTAATAAAATCTTTTCTTTGTTTCTCTTCATCCATTAATTTCTTAACAGCTTTCAAATCATACAAAGTTTCTACCGTTTTGAATCTAGCAGTCATTTGCTGTAGACCCTTCTGCCGGTTAGTCTCTTCAAACTTTTCCAGCATTTCTATCTTACCATCTATCTTCCAACTCTTGATGGTAAAATCTCCAAGATTAGTGATATGTATTCTAGCATGCTTTAAACTAGACAAACTCTTTCTCACTTCTTGCCAATAGTATTCAACAACCTCCTTTACAAGATGCTCACTAATTTGTAATTCATTAGCTACTATTGGCAGCAGCTCCTTTGACTTTTTAGGCTTCAACGCATAAAAATTTAAAGTCTAACAAAATGTTACCACTTGAATACACTTTAATAATCGGATTGATACTAATCTTTTTCTTGTTCTTCCCTTCTTTTACAATAAGGGATTTCTTTTCTGCTTTTGTTAAACAGTTTCTAACTGACTGTGTGCTAGAGAATATATCTTTATCACTAGCTTTATTACAGAAGTTTGTAAGCTCTTGCTCACCTTCTATAGCTAGTAATGTCAGACAATTTAAGTCTGCATCACTTACAGGAATTTTATATAGATAACAATGCGTCAACAGCTGATATTTTACAATTTCTTGTAGCTGCATCCGTACACGTTTATCCACTTGGTTTACTATTGCCATTACAATTTGATTTTAAAACTTATATACTCTTCACCGGTCTTTGACCAATTTTTATAGACTAACACTTCTTCTGCACCAAAGTCTTGAAATACTTTCCAGCTTGCACCTTTACGTGCTTCTCCTATAAAGTATTCAAACCCTGATTCTGTTGCCCAGTCTAAAGCTTCTTTTACTATATCATGACCTAGACCTTGTCCTCTATGGGAAGGCATCACTGTAAAGCTATCACAATGTACTGCATTATCGCTAGTCCATGTCATTATGATTTCTGCTACCAGATCTGTCTTGTCTTTAAACCATATACCCTGGACACAATCACCTTGGGACAAGAGATACGTTTTATACCCCTCGTCCCACTGGATTGCTTTAGGATGTTCCCTCTCAAATCTATAAGCTAGTTTATAGTCTCTTAGTTTATAAAGGGTGGTCATTCTATTTCTTTTTTAACTTTTTAATAGGAGCTTCTTCTGGCTGCGTAGGAATCATAATATCATCTCCAACCATAAACCCACCACTAGCAAGATCTGGATTATTATCTAAATCTTCTTGTGTAAGTGTATGAGGTTGCCCTTCTGGTTGTGCAGACTTCTGACCCGGTTGTGTAGTCATCTGAGCAATAAATCCTAAAGCTTTTAATTCTTCTGCTTTAGCTACAGCTAAATTAGTGTTAAGCTCTTGAAGTTCTAATTGTACCTTCTTAACTTCAATCTGTTCTTTAAAGAAGTTAATTAACTCTTCTTTGGTGGGAACTTGTTGTTCCTCTGTAATTTGGTTTTCTGACATGTTGGTTTTATTTAAAAATTAAAAATCTAGTTCATCCTTTTCTTCAGCATCAGATTCAGTGCCTGAAGAGTAAAGACTCTCATTATACTTTATATATAAATCTTGGAATTCTACATAGGGCGTATCTATAATATACGTATCCCCATATTCTGTGAATATAGTGGTACACCCATTCACTAACATTTCTTCATCATCTGATGTAAGCTTACATGCTATTACGCAGTCTATGTCAAAAGCAAATGCCATCCATCTACCTTTGTCATCTAGTCCCATCATCTCAGCTTTGTCTATATCCACTGTATGGCAGTGAATGTTGCATTTATGTATCATTGGTTATTAGTTTGGTCTATACTATAATATACCTAATAAGTTTAAACTTAACAAATTTAATATTATATAATTTCATTTCAATATTATATTTTTCAACATGTGTTAACAAACCCCCCTATTACTTTTCTACTGGTATAGCCCCCCTCTATGCTAGAGGATGAGATGACCTACTAACCATCGGCTCCCCCTCTTATCATTAGCCCGGGTCTACCCGGTATTTATATCCACATTTAAATCCATAATCATGGCAATGTATTTTGTAAAAAACACAGACAAAGGTATCGTAGTAGTAAACAACAAACTAACTACTAAAGAGGTAACCTTGAACGGTAAGAAACGTATGATGAGTACACAAGTAGCTGACCTTAAATTCGGCTTCTTTGCTTGTGAAAACCCTGAAGAGATTGGATACACTAAAGGTGATACAGTACCTGTAGTATTATCTGACTCTCAAATTGAAGGCAACCTTTATTGGTGCAATCCTGCATAAGCAGGAACCCTGTAAAGGGTTGGACATTGGTAGTACATGCAGCTTAATTTCTAGCTGCATGTACGTTACCATGTACGTTACTATCTCTAACCACTGTGTATGTAACCATAAACACTGTGTATTCATCCATCACTAAATTTAGTATTATGCTAAAGCATTCTAAAACCCTGAAGTTCCGTACATACGAAGACTTCAGACAATGGTACATGTACATCACTAGTAAGTATACACACCTAACAGCACGTTTGTTATCAAGCGTTAGCGGTGTGTCTGCAGTTGTAGTAATAATTATGTACTAACTGATTGATTATCAGAGAGATAGAGTGTGGTAGGCAACTGTCACGCTCTTTCTTTATGTATTCCTCACCTGCTATTTATACCAACCGTTAAGCGGATTAAATAGCTATAAACTTCTATGTGTATGGATAACGTTCATTACGACAATCAAAGGATCTATTGTAACACTAACAAACTACCGTTCTTTGCATCCTCATCTTGTAACCATACATATGGTTGGGTAAGAGATGACAGATACGGTAAGCTTCAGTCCTTATCTGAAATGTTAGTAGAAAAGTACGGAGATGATCAAGCATTTAGAATATCATCTTCCTCACATATCATTTCATGTCCAGTTTGCAGCCGCAGCTGGTGTGATTAGACAGCTCATTTTTGCACCCTTCTGTATAGTAGTTAAATAGTATTTATATATATCTATACTATAGGGGTCAAATATGAGCTCATGAAACAGGAGTTTATCTGGTCTACTTCACTGATCAGAGGCTTTATAGGTAGAAGCTTAAAACCTATATTTGAACCTATTAGTTGGTGGACTACAATAACCACACTGAACGAGCAGCAGTATCTGCTTATCAGGTATCTTGTATGGAGGTAAAGGAAACCATACACCTAGCCTACAGTCTCATATCAGCTCCTTTACAGTTGTATATGTTTCACCCAAAGGAGTGACGGAGAGAACATTGAGTCTCTCTTAATCCTTTACATTTATTTTATATATGATAGTATTTAATACACTTGCGAAAGCTACTCATTATGTCAAGCATAAGAACACACAATACCTTACGTATCGTAATGGTCCTTCTTATGACTATGAAGAGTATGAATATCACTACGTTAGCAACAAACGTGTCCTTAAAAACTTTGGTTGGGCATGTGGTTGTGGATGTGGTAAAAGTACTAACAACACAACAATTATTGGTAAAATTAAATTAACATCCAAATGAAAACGATCACTCTATTTTTAATATATGTGTTTACACATATGTTTTTCTTCCTATTATTAAGCTTAATAGGTACGTTATGGAACCAAAGTTACTCTGAAGTAACTGGTAATGCAAACTGGTTTATTTGCTACACCCTCTTTATAGGTTGGTGGATAGCATTAGTTCCTTGTGTAGAATACTATAGCAGGAACAGAGATTATTTCAAAAGACACTTTTAAGATATGTATGGATGGTTAGCCCTGGAGATAATGTCAAAGGGGTCTAACATCTATATTATTGTTAACTACACTAAATCAAATACATTGAAAAAGAGTACTAATCCCTTATTAGTATTAATGATATGGTTTTTAGTAACTATAATGTTAGTATTGATAATATCATCATGTTCAGCTGAAAGGCATTATTACGCACCAAAGCAATACCGCTGCGTAGTTGGTAAAGTAAATTATTGGAAACATTAAATATTTAATCCACATGGAAAAAACACTAATTAGACGCAAAAACTACAGTCTAAAGTTTATTAAAAACACAGTATTGTTTGGTATCAGCTATGACAAACCAAATTTATTTATTGCATTTCTATGTTTAATCATAGAGATAGATTTTTCTAGAAGAAATCAGGGTAAAAAGACCTTTTAATGGTTTCGTATAGTAAATATAAGCTCCTGCGTTTCTACGTGGGAGCTCTATTTGTATTTTATTTCACACATCCATTTAAATCATTTAATTATGAAAGAGTTTAAACTAAAAAGCCCATCTACAGGTGAAACTGTATCTGTGGTTATCAATTTAAGTAAATACGACAATGGTCGTACAGCAATACAATTATTACAAAAAGATTTAGATATGGCTATGTATACACCCTATGCTGTAGCTACCGTTAATCTAACTCATGTATTACTAGCTGAAAATGAAGTGCTTATCAAAGACTATTCTGAAAATGAAGGTATGTTAGACTTTCTTACAAAGAATAACATAGTGTCTTTTACTCCTAATGGTGTACAATCAGGATATGTATGGGTACCAGTTTGTATTCTTAATGATGAGTCTGTATGGGGTGAAACACCAAATGTATACTCACTTGATGAAGAACCTGAATACGACAGTGCTGGTTATACACAGGATGATAGAAAGCCTTTAGTAGCATCATATGTTGATGTTAATGAGCGTAGTGCTCCTAATAGTAATGGTTGGATTTCAATGAATAAATTAGATCCTGCACCAGATGAGATAAACACCACAACAGGTAAATCTATGTGGAAACTTAAAGGTTATAAAATATGGGCAGATAACTATGAGCAAGCTCAGAAATTACTACCTATGATTGAATCATTTTAAATAACTATTGTATGACAAATACATCAAGAGGTATTGTATTAGCTATGCTATGTTTGTTCATAGGATATGCAGCTGGTACTATTAATAAAAATCATAACAAAATTGACTTACCCGTAGAATTCAATAAACAAACTATATCCACAGACAGATACAATCCCACATTAATGATGGTAGCGTATGATACTGTAGATAATGTTTATATATTTGAATATATGGACAAATAAAAGTATATGAAAAAACTATTAGAAAAACTATTTATTGTTAGACCTCCTATTATGGAAGGTATGATATATACCTCTCGTAGAGAGCCAATGAATATAACACCGGAATATCAACAATGGTGTACCCAGTTTAATGTATCTATGTTAGCAGATAGAAGATCTGACAATATACGTGTATTAATGGGTGAAAAGATTAAGTATGTATGTTTACACACTTAGAAGATGGTGAAGTTAACATTAGTTAACATGGGTACGTTCATATCCTAACCTGTATCACTAGACTTGATCAACCGTGAACTACCGCAGATGAAGACTGAACCTTCTTAATTGAACTAGTAGGATGGCTGCCGTAATGGGGGCATACCAAAGCGTCTTTTGCATTAGCTAACGCTTTATAAGTCAAAATTACCGTGAGTAGTATTGACTGAACCTGACAGCTTAGCTGTATAGATGTAGGGAACTTCAGCACAATCAGTACGTCAAGCTGATTATTTTTAATTTTTCATTTATAAATATAAACCAACCATGTCAACAAAAAAACTGACACCAATCATTGCTAAAGCATTAGCAGAGAAAGTAAGAGCTGAATTAATAGCTCGCCACAAAGGAAGTTCTGAAACCCTTGTAAAAAAGGTAGAAACTTCTAAATTATATAAAGAGCTATTAACAACTATTAGTAAAATAGAAGAGCTTGAAGAAAGAAAACAAGTAATTAGAAAGCAAATAGAGGAACAATACTCTAATAAACTATCTGATGTAAGCGTATCTAACTATCACACACCACCACAAATTAGTGTTAACTACCACTCTACATTTTATGTAGATAGCATTAAAGATATGATCTTAATAGAAGATTATATGTCTGATGATACTAAAACACCAGAAGAATTTGTAAACTATATTGCTGATAAAATAAATTTCTAACATTATGTCACTAAAAGATAGAAAGTTTAACCATGAGGAAGATGACTTCCATTTGGCAATGGGTATAAGTGAAGAAACTAAAGTTATATGTAAAGAACGTATATTCTTTACATCATTTAGTAACTCTTTACAAGCAGATGAGTTATTTGATGATAGAGAAGACGCTCCTAAAGAATTTCGTACAGTTACAGGTGATTTAGAAAGATTAATAGCTACTATCACAAACCCTATAGAGTACGAATATACATTGCTGATATTTATGATGTACCAGCAAATGGCTAAAGAAGTGTACTCTAGATATAGAAACTTTAACGAAGATTCAGCAGAGTCTCGTGAAGAAAAGATCAAAATGCAGATACTTAAAGGTATAATGAAACTTAAAGAGTTAAAAGATCGTGAAGAAGCAGGTGAAACATCTGATGATAACGATAACTTTGAGATTATCAGTAAAGAAAGTCTTACAGAACGTATTAAATTAGTTAAAAGAAGTGGATATAACTTTGACAAGTATTTAAATCTTGTTAAAACTAATGGTATGATACCTAAGAAAATTAGCCGTTCAGACTTTGACATCAGTGATCTTTTATCTGGATTATTTTCAGGTGATGATGATAGTAGTGATTCATAGAAGGTTAAAGTTAGTATTTAGAAGAGGAGGGCACTGTTCTCCTCTTTCTTTTAACTTTAACATATTTAACAACCACACTTATGAAGTTTAATAATCCTCGTATACAAAAAGGTTTTGGGCAAGCTACTAGTTTAGTAATGCGTGATCCTGATATATCCCTACGAGACAAAGGTTTATATGCATATTTATGTACTTACGCTAACGCTATAAGCAATGAACTTGTAGTTAGTGTACATAGAATGTCATCAGAATGTGGTGTTACTACGTCAACAATCAAACGTACACTTGAATCTCTAGAAGAAAAAGGTATCATTAAACGTATATATCAAGGACCAAGAGTTACAAAACTTACAGTTATTCTAAAATAAAGATCTTTAAGGCAACGGGGCCAAGTTCAGATAGTTAGGTATAAGTACGCTAGTTATAAGTATAATTCTTGAGCCCTACGCCATGTTATTGGCTGATTGCAGTAGACACTTAAGACCCCTCGGGGCAGAGTCGGCTGTAATAGCTAAATGTTAAAGTCTGATCTCAGGTGCCTACATTATATTCTGTTGAAAGCAAACGGTTCCGTCATTGAGTAATTAAACGACATATTAGTAAAATAAATTTCTGTCATATGAAAGATGGTCATGTACTTAGTAGCAGTTCTGATGATAATTAATGTAGTCCCTGAGATAGACTTTTAGCTCAGTATTTAATTACAATTCCATATAAATTCATTTAAATGAAAGATTCTAAAGTAGTTGGAAAGATCTTCCAAACAAAAAACTATTCTCAGTTCAAATACAGAGCTGATAATAGACCCGTGGACCAAGCTAACGTTCACAAATTAGTAAAAAGCTTTGAAGTAATGGGACAAAAAATTCCAATCAAAGTAGACTCTAGTATGAATGTACTAGATGGACAGCACCGCTTAAAAGCTTGTGTGCAGTTAAAAATGCCTGTTGTCTTTATTATAGATGACGAAGACATGACAACATCAGAGATAGCTCAATTACAAGCTACATCTACAAAATGGAACTATGCTGATTATGCACATAGTTTTGCAACTGATGAAAGTTTAATTGATTACAGATTGTATAATAACTTCTGTACGACTTATTCAGAATTCCCTCACAGCACAGCTATACTTATGTTAAGTAATTTACGTGCTGCAGGTGGTAATGCTGATCAAGTATTTAAATCAGGTAAGTTTAAAATTAAAAGTTTTAGTAAAGCAAAAGAAATTGCTGAAACTTTAAGAAAGATGTCTATATATTACAAGAGTTACAACCGTAAAGGTTTTGTATCATCTGTAATTGTTATGATGAACCACAAAGACTTTAGTCAGGAAAGACTATTTAGAAAGCTTCCAAAGCGTTGTAAAGAAATTCATGATTTCAGCAAAACTGAAGATTATTTGGATACTTTACAAGATATCTATAACTGGAAAGAACCTAAAAAAGTATATTTCCATTAAAATATTTAAAACTGATACACAGAACAACCAGAGCATGACTTGGATGGTGTCGTAAGATGATTATATCAGTTTTAATGTTATTACTAGATTGAAGTCAACAGCAATAAAACCGGCTGTGTGAAATGTCCTCTTAGTATTGCACTGTAGAGAGCCACGACAAAACCGGATATCTAGGAGTAGTTAGTGAAATTTCCACGTATGGAAGCTACTTATATTATCCGAGTAGTAGAATGCACTTATAAACAGACGGTAAATCATTCCAATGGTGCCCCGATAAAAGTAACTAGCGTTTAAGATGGTGGAGTTTATTTTTTCTCCACCATCTTTTTTAAATTTAAAGTCATGGATAACAAGCATATGTTATTACTCTGTAGCTGTTATAGCTCAGAACATCAGATGATTATACACTTAGATGAAGGCGGTGACATGTTTGCTCCAGAAGCATACGTACACGTACATCTAGTAAGACGGTCCTTTTGGTACCGTGTGAAATATGGGATTAAATACATATTTGGATACACATCTAGATATGGAGCATGGGATGAATTTATATTAGATAAAACTCACGTTGTTTCTCTTAGAGAAATAGCTAAACATTTAGATGATGAAACAGTATACTAAACTACCTATTCCTGTAGATACAGCATGGGATGTACCAAGATATAAATGGCAAAGATATATGCATTGGCGTATAAAAGAGTTCTTTAGATCTATATACAGTCTAATTCAATGGTTTCCAATTATTTGGAAAGACAGACATTGGGATGATTACTTTATAACAAAGCTTCTGCAGAAAAAAATTGAATTTCAAAGAGCTTATTTAGTATCAGCTAATAGACATGTAAACATAGATAGAGATAATTATTGGATGACTGTAGTTCTTAATCTTTTAGAACGTAAGCATTGTGACTATTATTCTATGGAAAAATATGAGTATATAGTTATGGGTGAAGATTTATTTTCTGAACCTGAATCAGATACACTTGATGAATATATAGCTAAATATCCTAGTGCTAAACGAACAGCTATAAAAAAGTATGCAAAAAATAATAAGAGTCTTAATAATAAAGATTCTATATCATTTTATATGAGTCATATACGTCAAGAAAAAGCTGATGATCTAATATTTGAAATTCTTAAAAGACATTCTGCCGAATGGTGGGACTAAACAAAACTATATGACAGATGAACAGTTTATAGAAATGAAGGATGAGTATTTAGATAATATGAAAAGCATATTATTACGTGCAGGTAATATACAACCTACAATCACCATACTTGGTGACCATAGGAAGGAAAATAAACCTGCTATTATACACATACCTCTTCCTGAAAAAATAGCTAATTCTGATGAAGGCAAGCAGATGTTTGTAGATGAAATGATACCAGAGTTATCTATAAAAGTTCAAGAAAGGTTTGATGTTAAAGCTGTAGCATTTGCTTCTGAAGCATGGATGCGTACAGCAGAAAAAGACGAGTTTGATCCTGAAGTGGATAATTACAAAAAGCTACCTATAAAAAAAGAAATTCTTATTATCACAATTGATGATGGTAAAGAGACTTTTTGTAATATCTTTGAGATCAAACGTGATGGTAAATCTGTTACACCGGAAGGTGATTTAATAGATATTATAGAGTTGGAAAAGCTTCCTGAGTTAGAAGCACCTTATAGTGCATCTGGAGGAAGGTTTGGGAAGCTTTATCAAAAGTTTACTAAACAATAATTTTTAACCGAGAGGGTTATCCTCTCACATTAATATAACTTATGATTAATTGGTTCACATCTTTATTTGGTAAAAATAAGATACAAGAGTTAGAGAAAGAAATCGTAGAACTTAAAATCAAACTACAAGAAAGACAAGAGCATATAGACAAAACTAATGCATATTGGAAGAAAAGATTGCATTTAAGTACTAAGAAAGACAAGTTATAGCTCTATTATCCAAAGAAAATAGAATAGGTATTTGTAGATTAAGAGACATATACTAGCTTTATAAATACATAAAGCCCCAAATATGCTCTACCAGTTGCCAAATGGAAAAGTAATAGAGATGAGTACTGAGCAGTATTTTGAGATGTCCGATGAAGAATTAGATTATTTAGTAGCTTATAACTATGGTGAAGTATTAGAAAACCCATGGTTTGGCTCAATATTAAGTAAAGCAGATAACTCTAGATCAGAAGATATACCAGATACTATTAAAGAACTTACTGATATAACCGTTTCAGAAAAACTGAACGCTCCAGATATTGATTTTCAAATTGAAGAAGACTAAATTAGTCTAAACTTTTTAAACCTAAGCTCCAGCTAACCCTGGAGCTTTTTTTATTTATAATTTAATAATTATTATTATGAACAAAGTAGCAGTAGCAGCCGACAAAAACGGTAATGTAATTGGTATTTCACCAAACAATCCAGAATATGGCTGGATTAGAGTAGAACAGAACGCCCGTGTCATTAATGACCGTGGTTGGTTACGTAACGCTAAAAGATCAGCGTTAATTAAAGGTAAGGTAGAAGACTTAGTAGCTTCTAACTACAAAGACGGAGAGGAAATCACAGGTAAAATCATTGTGGTAGAGTCTCACGATCCATTTAACCCAGAAAATCCTGATAGAGATATCAAGATAGCTGGTGATACAGGTGTAATTTGCCGTGTAGATGATCAAGCAATTTATCGTCAGACGTTCTTTACACCTAATGTAAACGCTCAAGACGAGCTTATTATGCATACTAATGCAGAAGAAATTAAAGAAGTACAATCTGCACAACGTGCAATTGGTTCTTTAAATAAGTCTCGTTTAAAGGAATTACAAGCAGAACTATAATTGCATAGTGTGTTATAAACCCCCAGGGAGCTTGGAGAAATCTGAGCTCCCATTTTTTATCTATTCCATTACATAAATCCAGCTATATGCACAATAATCAGAACAAAACCGTATCTGCAAACTCTAAAGGCATAGTTATATGTTTTAGAGACGTTAATAAACATAGGTTTATACCTTATGATAGCCAGTACGTAAAACAAATTCAGCTGTATGGTACCACAAAGTATCAACAGATTGAAGCAGTAGTGTTTAACTCCACTCAAAGAAGGATATATGATGAAGCCTTATACGGGTTTGCCATATACTCTGCAGAAGAGGTAAAAGCTTTTACACCTACTAAAAAGCATTTCATACAAAAAAACTACCATAGAGTACAAAGGTTTTTAGCTCGTTGGAAAGATGACATTATGAATCAGCGTATAGACAATTTCTTGCTTAAGTTATTTCATAGATCAGATGTTGTAAAAGAATTTGTAAAAATTACAAGTTCAGAATACCAATTTTCTAATCCAGGTGAGCGGTTATCAGATGATGTGATAGCACGTAAACTTGTTGAATTTAAACTTTTGCCAAGTAACTTTTTTAACTTAACTTAGAGCATTATGCAATGTACATTTGTAATTAACGGTACAGCACAGTTAGTGTTGATACCAGAAAACGATCTAGATAAACTCTTATTAGATAGAGTGCTAGATGGAGGTAGTTTTATTGAAGCTGTAAGAATTACACAACCTATTAATATTTTAGGTAAACCCGTAACTGACAGTGTAATATTCAAGAAAAAAACACATTCAACACAAAATAGTAAAGAGGATGATACAAGCGAAACTTAAGATGTGTGCCGGCTGTAACAAGTCTAAACACATATGGAAGTCTCACGGTAAAGAAAAATACTGTAAGGAATGCTGGTATGATATTGAGAAACCAAAGTCTATAGCTCCTATGTCTAAAAAGATGAAGGAAACTGTAGATCAGTATTCAAAGATACGTACTGCATACCTTACAGTAAATACTTTATGTAAGGCTAAACTATCTGGCTGTACAAGCAATGCTACAGAAGTACATCATAAAGCAGGTAGAGGTGAAAATTATCTACGTATTGCTACATGGTTACCTGTCTGCAGGAACTGTCACACATGGATAGAGCTTCATCCAGATGCAGCTAAAGAACTTAATTTATCAGAAAACCGATTATAATATGGAAACAAATTGGGAAGAAACTAGAAACAAATACAGAATGGCAGCAGTCCATTTTGCTAACAGATATGGAGTAGAAGTATCTGAACACGTAATTGACGTTATGATATCAGCAATGATGACAAGAGATAACGTCTTACAAGGTGGTAGCTTTGTACAATCAGTAGTGGCTAACAATTTAAAAGATGCTATTAGTAATGCAGATGCAGACTGTAGTAAAAATTTAAGAATCATTACACTGTGTGCAAACTTTTGCTACGCTGAATACGAAATGAATGAGTAAAAGAGAAGAAATCCAACAAGAAGCTCTTGATATAGTTACCAAACATAAACGTTCAGGTCTAGCTATATCAATGGGTGTTGGTAAAACCTTAATAGGTTTGAAATATATAGATTTTTTTCAGAAAGCAAACATGAATAAGCTTAAAGTGTTAGTAGTAGCACCAAAGCTTTCTATTTTTGATAGCTGGAAAGACGACTCTGTTAAGTTTAATATTTCACTTGATAATGTTGAATTTACCACTTACTTATCATTAAATAAATGTGATCCATTTATTTATGATATAGTTATAATGGATGAGTGTCACAGTTTACTAATTAATCACACTTTATTTCTTAACCGATATAAAGGTAGAATACTTGGTTTAACTGGTACACCGCCTAGACACTTACAATCTGAAAAAGGTAAGATGGTAAGTACATATTGTCCTATGATGTATAAATACATTACAGATGATGCTATTGACGATAACATTCTTAATGATTACAGAATTATAGTTCATAAGCTTTCTTTATCTACTGATAACACAATAGCAGTAAATATGAAAGACAAACAGTTTTATACCTCTGAGCAAAAGAACTATGAATATTGGACTAAACGTCTAATGGAAGCACAGAGTAAAAAGATGGAACAAATAGCTTCTGTAATGAGAATGCGTACTCTTATGGATTTTCAAACTAAAGAGACTTATGCTAAACAGCTGATGCAAGATATAGAAGAGAAGTGTATTGTATTTTGTAATACACAAGCTCAAGCAGATAGAATTTGTAAAGATTCATATCATTCTACTAATCCAGATGCTGAAGACAATCTTCTTAGATTTAAAAACGATGAGATAGATAAACTTTCATGTGTTCTTCAACTTAATGAGGGTGTAAATATACCTAATCTTAGAGCCGGCATAATTATGCATGCTTATGGTAACGAGCGTAAAAGCAATCAACGTATAGGTAGATTACTAAGACTTAATCCTAATGATACATCTATTATACACATACTATGTTATAAAAACAGTGTAGATGAACGTTGGGTTACAGAAGCTCTTAAAGATTTAGATCCTGCTAAAGTGAAACACTTTGATGTAAAAATTGAAACAGATGAATCAATCTTTTATAGGTAAACTTATAAAAAAGAATGGGAGACTAGAGTTTTCTAGTCTTGCCCAATCTAAACAGTTTGAATATTATGCTTCAGATGTACCAGATGGTATGATAGTAGAATGTTTTTACGAAATGACTCATGATGATGGCACGCTTCCACAGCTAGCCAAACTTCATGTAATAATTAGACAGCTTGCCAATCATATTGGTGAGACTGCAGAGAATATGAAAATTCTTATTAAAGATCGTGCTGGTCTTTGTATATCTAGAGAAGTAGCAGGTAGAGAATACTTTTTAGCTAAAAGCTTTGGTGAGTGTTCTAAAGAAGACTTATCGTTAGCTATACAAGCAGCTATGGAAATAGGTGAAGAAATTAATTTTCCGGTAGGGTAATTTCTTTCTCTTCTAACTGTCCATCAGTTTCAGCTTTATCTTCAAGAGCTCTGATCAATAACACTACAGTGAATAAGTGAGCCATCCAGTCTTCTGTGATCTCTTTCTTTTCAATAATAGCAGTTTCAAATTCTTTAATTTGTTCATCAGTCTTGTCTTCTGTAAGATATACAAGAAGGTCTTTTAGCTTTAAATAAAAAGCTGTACCGATAGGGAGATGTATAATAGCATCACTCTTTAATATTTTCATTTTTTCCATAATGTAGATTTATTCTACAAATTTAATAAATTTTTATGACTGAGACGATAAATCTTGAAGAAATAAAATGTAAGCTTATTGAGCGTCTAAAACCGTCAGGTTGGGCAGATAAGTTTAAAAGTTTTATACAATCTAGTGATTTTGATAATATACTAGAAACCCTATATAAACAAAGAGAAGACGGTAAACGCTTTACTCCTCCTCTTAAGCATGTATTTAATGCATTTCAAAACTGTCCGTTAAACGATCTTAAGATTGTTGTAATAGGACAAGACCCTTATCCACAGTTTGGTGTAGCAGACGGTATGGCATTTTCTTGTGGTATCACTGGAAAACCTCAACCAAGTTTGCGTAACATGTTTGAAGCTATAGAACAAACAGTTTACCAAGAGTTTCCTACGTATCAAGATCCTAATCTTGCACGCTGGGCTAACCAGGGCGTACTGTTATTAAATACAGCTCTTACCTGCGAGGTAGATAAGATTGGATCTCACGTAAATCTATGGCATGACTTTACAATGTATGTATTAGATATGCTCAACTTAACAAGTTCTGGTTTGATCTTTATGCTTTTAGGTAAGCAAGCTCAAGAACTAGAACCTTTCATCGGACAGAATCATTATATACTTAAAGCTTCTCATCCAGCTTCTGCAGCTTATACTAAAACAGTATGGGATTGTGGTGATGTATTCAACAAAGCTAATGAGATCATTAAAGGTAATAATGGTCCTGAATTTACAATTAACTGGTAAAATTTTAAATACACAATTATGGCAATCAACAAAGTAGAGATCTATGTATCTCAAATTCTAGAGGATTTAGACAATGGTCTAACCTGGTTAAAGAAAGACGACTTAGGATATGGAAGTATCCAAGATAAGTACAATGCAAAAGAGCAACAGATCGCTATGATCCGTAAACATCCTGCTTTAAAGGATGCAGAAACTACAGTTACAGTATTTACTGTAATTGATGATACAAAAAATAATAATAATGCAGGAACAACCACCAATGACACTAGTGTCAGACGAGATGAGATCAATTTGGAAAGCTTACCAAAGACTAATATCGGGGACACAAGATCTACGGATACAAGCGTCATATCTCAAGGTAACAACCAGACTGCTATTAGAATCACAGCAGAGAGTGGTGCAGAATCCGACCTCGCAGCATTTGCAAACCTTTAACACACAACCCAAAAATACATTAAAAATGTCTAAAGTAAAATCAATTACAAAAAAGTCTACGCAGGAAGTAAGAACTATTGATACATCATTAATCAATAAAGAAGAAGTATTTAAAATGCTAGCTCTAGCAGAATCTACAGGTTTACCCTGTTTATTAGTAGGTGCACCTGGCGTAGCTAAAACTAAAACAGTATTGGATTATGCAAAAGCTTGGTTAAACAGAGATGGTAATATGACTGCACAAGACTTTGCTAATAAAATCTATATATTAGAGACTGATGAAGGTACTAAAGCATCAGAGATCAAAGGTATGCCTGATTTAGGTAAGTTATTTACTGAAAATATCTATGATCTTAATACACCAATTGCTGAAGCAGAGATTGTTATCATTAATGAGGTAGACAAAGCATCTTCAGCTATACGTAATGCTATGTTAGGTGTAATGAACGAGAAGTTCTTATTCAACGGTAAGCACAAAATCCCATGTAAGTGGAAGTTATTCATTGCTACATGTAATGAAATACCGAAAGATGAGATTGGATCTCCTTTCTGGGATAGATTTATGTTAAAGCATACTGTTAACCGTGTATCTGCAGGTGAACTAGTTAAGTATTTTAACAAAGGGGCCCGTAACTACAAAGAAAAGTTTACAATTGGTATACCATCTAAAACTGAAATAGAGTCTTTAGAAGTACCAGTTAATAAGTTAGAAAAATATCTTGAGGTGGGTTACCAAAACAGTTCAGATCGTACGTTAACTTTCGTACCTAGTCTAACTAAAGCGGTATCATACATCTGGGACATTAGTATAGATAAAGCACTTGTGAAAACAGCACAAATTATGATTGGACAATCAGCAGGTTCTGAATTACAGAACAAGTTGATGTCTCCAGAAGTTAAAGCTGTTATGAGCAAAGTGGAAATGTTACATTCTCACAGTTCTAATGAGCAGTTAGAATTAGCTATTGCTGAAATAGAGAGCTTAATCAATACTTACACTTCTCGTGGTATCATGGATGAAGGACAAGTAGAAGAAATAGAACTTTCTATGCAGTATATATTACAGAATCACCCTGCTCGTGTAGATAACCAAGGTTCAGAAGACTTTGAAGCTATGATGTCTGAATCTGAAGTAGAACAAGCCTCTGTTCAAGCTTTTTAACACAGGGTTATAGATTGATAGCCAATAACTTTTATTGGAAAGATTCAAATTTATATAAATACAATGAACTCACTAGCAAGATGGACTTATTTTGTTCATCTGCTGGTGAGCTTTTTTAATTTATAATCCTTAAAATAAATTAACATGGCACTGAAAAGTCTCAGTACAGGAAAGCAGTATAAGAATGTTTATACCATCCTAGAAAAAGTAAAGAAAGGAGAGATACAATCTCACTATAAAGATACAGAAGGATTATTTGGTAAGCTTAACTTCTATAAAAAAGGAGATCTTATCAAACCTCACATGCATTATATAGATGAAGATAAACTTAGCTCAATAGTAAGAGCTCATATTAATGATCCACAAGGAGTTAATACCGACTATAATAAATTTCAAAGAAGTGCTAGTTTTAATAAAATATCTGACGATAGAAAGCCTGATTTCCGTGCATTTTCTGAGAAATTAATAGAAACTTATAATAAGTTTCCTAAACATCTTAAGAATGACATCTTTAAGATGTTCTATCATAAAATGGATAGACTAGACTTTGAAGAGCGTACAGATAAAAATTACGGTCAGTACAAATTTTTAGAAAGAGCTAACAATCCTGTTTCTAAAATTATGACAGAAACAAGTAATCTTAAGTCTTCAATTTTTGCAAGAAACTTAATGAGATATTTTGCTATGCAGCTAACTATGATGGAATATGTAGATCCAGATGCAGCAAAACAAATAATGAATGGTCTTAATGGTAGTTCTGAGTTTGATAATGAAGACTTAGATAAATTAATGAAAGACATGCTTGATAATAAACTATCTAAAAATATGTTAGATGATGCTGTAAAAGATGCAACAGAAACATGTAAATCTTTGGATGAAAGTATGCCTAAAGATATACAAGATAGCTTGTTTGAAAACATAAAAGATGGCGGTGGAGCTTCTAAAATAGGACCTGAGTATCTAAAACAGGTGGCTGAAGACATTAGACGTATTAATCTCTCTTTAGGTTCATTAAAAGAAAAGATTAAAAAACTTATGGACAAATCCACGTCATACTTTAGTGCTAAAAAAGAGACTATATATGAAGACTTATTTAATTCTGATAATATATCAGCGTTAGATGATTATGTATTCTTACATCCAAAGCTTAGAAAAGTAATGATAGAAGATATCATTATTAAAGACACTAAAGCTATAGGTAAGATTGATATATACATAGACATTTCAGGATCAATGTCTGGTAACTGTGGAGTAAAAGATAAAGATGGAAATAATATAGATAAGCTAGATTTCTGTAAAGCTTTTGCACTTAAGTTACAAGAACTAGATTTGTTAAATAAAATCTACGTATTTAATGATCGTGTAAGAAGTTTAAAAACAGATATATTTACAATAGCTGCTTTAGGTACATCAGGCGGTACGTGCATAAACAATGTGGTTGAACATATCAATCAACATAGTACTAATGCATTAGTAGTGACAGATGCTGAAGACAGATGTCGTATATATTCCGACAAAGCTTTCTTTATAGGTATTAACGGTGCTAGATTTGATTACTTTAATGAATCAGTTATGCAACAATACTCTGATGCAGGTCAAGCAGTAGTCTTTGATGGTAGTAAAATCTATAAAGTAGATAAAAAAGGTGAAGTTATAGGTTAATCTTAGATCCTATAACAGCAAAATATAACATGGGAACCTCGGGATTAGTAGAAATACTAGTCTTGAGTCCTATGTTTAACTTAAATCTCTTAGTAAAAGAGTAATCAAAACCAAAACCTGTAAGTATACCCATATCTGAAGACTCAGTAAAACTACCTTCTTTAGTAAGATATATTAAAGGACTACCTGATAAATATATATCAGGAGATATAGATAACCGTTTACTTAGTGTAAATGGTTTAGTGTAGAATAATAAAATAGAACTAGTTAAACTAATTTGACTAGATGCATCTATCATTGGGTCCGGCTGGTACGCTGCTTCAGCAAAACTCAAAGTGTAATTGACACCAGTTACACCCCATTTTCCTAATGGTTTTATGTAAGCATATGTACCAAAACCAAACTTTGTACCGAAAGCATAAGCTGCTGTAAAACCAAAGTTAGATATACCTTGGAGTTTACCTTCATCAAAATGCATTAAAGTATATCTAGAACTAATAGCAAACTGTTGTAGATTGCTCCACACCATACCGGTTACTCCCCAGGAAGATTGTCCAGTCATAGAAGACTGTGATATCCCACCGGTCATAATAATACTGAAACTATTATCTAGACTTTGCCCACCAGTAAAGTCAGAGTTAAATAATATAGGATTTACTTTAGCAGGTCCCTTAGCGGCAGCTTTAGATTTAGATCCCCCAGATTTAGATGATGAACTTTTTGATTCAGATTTAGACTCAGACTTAGATTCTGAGCTACTTGATGAAGACTCTGATTTAGAATCTGATGATGAAGAAGAACTTTCCCCGCTAGAGCTACTACTGCTAGACTCTGAGCTCGATCCTTGAGAATTGCTTGAACTAGAAGCAGAGCTACTAGCTGAGGAAGACGCAGAAGAACTTGCAGATGAAGCAGCACTACTAGAAGCTGATGAGGCGGCTGAACTTGCTGCTGATGAAGCTGCACTAGCCGCAGCAGAAGAAGCTGCCGTAGAAGCAGCCGCAGAGGCTGCAGCACTTACTGCAGCAGAAACAGCACTGGCTGTAATCTGAGTACTAGTAGCTGTAGCTTGAGCAACAGAACAGGGAGATAACTTTCTATAATCTTCATAAACTTGATTGAGCCAACTATTAAAAGCCCCGCTCCTAACATCAGCAGACGTAAAGACTCTAGACTTATTGTAAAAAACAATAACAGTACTACCAGTGATAGGGATAACAAACGTAGAGACCACTTTTGTACAAGGGTCAACAAATGTCTGTACAAGAGTTTGAGAGTATCCATAAAATGGTAGGATTACTACTAAAAATAGTAAAAATATAAACCGTTTCATCATTTAGTGAAGATTGCTTTCTTCACCATTCTATCTAAAATACGAGCACATGCTATATCTAGAGCTTTTTTCGTAGCAATAGAAATAGTAGATTGATTAAATTTTACAGGGTCTAAACTAGCGTCAGATAATCCTGATGTTTCTTTAGTACTTTTAGCTTCACCCAATCCAGAACCAGATATAATGGTACCCGTTTCAGCGTCAGTGAATCTCACTTGCAAACCGATACGAGTAACCATCAACTGTTTTGTATCCCCCTTTATATACACAGATTCGTCTTCTGATATAGAGTAATCATAGCATTCTATAGTAACAAAGTACTTAGCTAGATTAATCTTACCACGACCATCTAGTTTATTCTCAGATATCCCGGCAGCGGAAGCTTGAAACTGCTTCACCATACGGTTTTTAATCTCTGTTTTATCCTCAGTAAACTTGAACCTATTAAGGTTCTCTAAATATTCCATAGATATGTTAGCTACGCCAAGACCTACACGCTTTTCTTTAAGCTCAGGGTATTGTTCGTACATCTCATCTGATATACCACACTTAAGAATTTGTATAGGTATTTGCACACCTTCATAATCCATAAACTGACTAATGTCTATAGCTTTTTCAAAACTAGCTTTATAATTCTCAGTGGTAGTCTTAGCTATTTGTGAAAAACCAGTATGCCCTATTAAGAGCATACTGGATAGAAACACAAACCAAACAAAATATTTCTTAATCATGTTTTTAATTTAGTAGAGTATTTGGTAAGTAACCAATATAGCAGCCAAAAGACCCCTGACAAGCAGTAGAATATGATATCTGTAGCCCAGAAGCTCCCAGTAATATTTAAGAGAGTCTTGAATAAAAGATCGTATCCTAAAGGTAGGAAGAACATTGCCAGCATTAAGCTGATATCTTTGAGAGAATTCACGCTCCGTAGTCTGTTTCTTTTGTTCATCAGGATCCATGGGAGTTAATTAAGTTAAACAATATCTTTTATCTTGCCACACTTAAGACATTCTAATTCACCGTCTCCATCAGCGTCACCCCAAACGTGTTCACACTGACGATGTGCAAAATATTCATCAATCTTACCATCACCATCAAAGTCTAGACCGTCCATTGTACCGTCACCGTCTTCATCAATTTCTACACCTTTCTTAACTGGTACAGCAATTGGTTGTTCTGCTTTAACTTCAGCTTTAGAAGCTTGTGATTGAGCATTAGCTCTATCAGCAGCAGCTAAAAATGCAGGATCTACTAAAGGTGTATGATCTTTAGGAGACTCTTTCATATCGTTTGTATGAGATAGAGTTACACCATCTTCTTCATCCATTTTCTGTACTAACATTTTATCTTTATCTGTATCAGAGAACCAATAATCAATAATTTTACCATAAGAGCCAATAAAAGCTCCTAGTAACAATAATAATAACTCTTTCCATTCTCCTGCAATAGCAGTACCGTATGTAATAGCAGTAAAAATACCTGCTATAATAAGCATAAAAGAACCTAATACTAACGCTGTAATAAACCAGCGTCTTTGCATCATTTCTCCTAACAGTTGTTTAAATCCACCAGATTCTGTGTTGTTTTGCATATATTTATATTAATTGATTACCACTTTGGAGCTTCTTCTTTAAACTCATCACCTTCTTTCTTTTTAACAGGAGCCACAGGTTTAGGATCTGCAGCTTTCTGATTAATAATAACAGTTTTACCTCCAGCAGCTTGAGACTGCTGATTAGAGTTAGTGATGTTAATAACTGGAGCAGGAGCTGGAGCAGCTGCTTTATCTTCTCCTCCACCAAATAAGGTTGAACCTAACCATGCCCCACCAGCTGTTACAACTGTAGCTATAGTACCTAATATTGTTTTTTTTAAACTTGAGCCGGTTGACTCTTCTTTTTCTTCTGACATAATATGTTATTTTATAATTATTGGATGTTTAACTTCTTTACCTTTTATATCTATAAAGATAAGATCATAATCTTGCTTAGTCAAGCCAGATAGATCATATACTTTTTTAGTTAATTCTTCTGTAGCAGTAAAACCCTCTTTCTTAACTGGGTCTTCTTTACCAAATGGTACAATCTGTACAGAATATTTAGCTCCAACTGTTGTCTCAAACTCAGCTGTAATGCTGTTACCCACTTGAGTGATAGACTTGATAGCCGTAGACTCGGATTTAACACCTAAATTAATAGGTTCTGGAGCTGGGATATCTATTTTAGTACAAGCATATAAAATGACTGTCACTATAATAAGAAGATATACCACTAATAGTTTACTAGTTTCTTTCATTTTAAAAATTGTTATAACCGGTTAACTTAATTTGTGTAGAGTTAAGATTTATTCCTAACTGATTTCCTTTAGAATCTGCAGCATCCATAAGAGGTGAAACTTTTACAGATGTAACAATGTTTACACCTTCACCAATTGTGCTAAACTTAAGTTTAAATGGAGTGTTAGTTCCTTTAATAAACTCAGAGTTATTCTTATCTAAACCTCCAAACTTTACACGTCCATCTTTAGAACTAGCAAATACATACCAAGTGTTTGGTACATTACTTGTAAGCTCTTCAAATTTTATTTTAGCTGGATCAAATGTAAATTCAAACTGTAAACCAGAAACACTAGAAGTTTTAGCATCTATATTTACTGGAATCTCAATTGTATTAGAAGTAACTGTTAAGTTATTTAAGTTTACATCAATATAACTAATATCAGCCGTAGAATTCATTGAAGTTCCTGTAGACTGTGCTTGTATAGACATAGTTTTAAATGCTGAGTTAGTAGCTAAGCTATTTACAGCATTTGTTTGTACAGTTGCTGTACCTGCAGAGCTTGTAACTACCTGCGAAGAGTGAGATCTGTTTACATCACCCCATAAAAGATATTTAAGGTCTAAGAAGGCATTAGTACCAAGAGTACCTGTTTTAAAATAAGTCTTAGGATAAGTAATATTCTTCCAGTTAGCTGCAGTGATGGTCCCCCATGAATGGTTAACATCTACATCAAATTCAAATTCTGCTTTTAAAGCATAATCCACACCTTGACCATTAATATCACGTATAGAACTTACATATAACGAAGTACCGTCTTTAGCTTTAATAAGTGTTGAAGGTACAGTGTATTGGGCCCAAGTACCATCATTAGATACATATTCAACTGGTCCAGTGTATATATCAAATAACTGAACACTTTTAACAGTGCTAGCTACTGAACTACTAGGAAATTCTCTCATATCAATACGTAATGTACTTGATGTAGAACCAGGAGTTACATATCCCCATTCTGCTTGACCTGCAATAGTTGTAACATCAGATGCTTTCCATGTAGGAAGACTCATATAACCACCGCTACCTGAAGTGTAAGTACTAGGTAACATCATTAGCGTATCTAAACCCGCCACTTGTGCAAGAAGTTTAGGAAGATCACCACCATCTATTGTTCTACTACGATTAATATCTGCAGCGTATAATGACTGTCCAGTTTTAATACTCTGACCGTTAGATCCGTCCAGTCCCATAGATGTAAATTCACCTTGAGCTGTAGTAAAATCAGATATAGTGATTGCATTACTATACATAGTATACAATTTATCTAACTCATGCATTACAGTAACCTCATACACTTTATCAGCAGATAAAGAAGCTTGATTGATATCAACTTCACCTGTAGACGTAACAGGGAACATCACTCCTGTATTAGTAAGAGTATCTCTAAATGATACTTTTACATTAGATATGCTATACAAGTTAGTATTTAAATCTACTTTAGCTGTTACATACTTACCATAGTTTTGGTTCATGATAACTGCTGTAGATAATGGATTTTCCATTGTAGTATTATCATATTGACCAGATCCGTTCCATCCAGCAACAAAGTTTAACTTAATAGGATTAAAAGTGTATGCAGTGGAAGCAGCTTTAAGTCTAAACTTAATCTTAATAAAATCACTATAACCACTATAAGGCATAGCTGATGTAGTAGACCAAGTAAGCGTAGTTCTTAAAATAGCATATGGATTAGTTGTACCATAGTTATAATTAGCGTATTGATAGTTAGTAGTACCATTAGTAGTAGTATTAGCTGCATTACCTGTTGCTACAGGAATAAAATTATAACCAGGATAGTTATAATAAGAAAGGTTAATAGTAGAGTTCTGAGGTAAAATACCACCGTTTCCACCTGTACCTGTGTGATTAACAGATACTAACTCAAAAACATCTCTGTCATATTGTACATCAAATAATAACTGACGAGTAGTGGCATTGTTCATACCATTACCATAAATCACATAATCAAAAACGTCTCCTCTATTAAGAGAAGACCCACCTACATAAGTAGCAGCTTTGAACTTTTGTTGACTATACGAAAATGTCGCAATAAGTACTAAAAGTGTCGTAAAAAATGTCGTAATAAATTTTCTCATTATAATAGTTTATTTACCAATGAAACAGAAGCTTTCTTTAGAGCTGAACTTAAATTTTGTTGGTTAAACTTACCTCCCTCATCTACAAGAAGAGCGGACATACTTACCTCATCAGCAGATTCCTCAACAGTTACTTTCTTCTCAAGTTTACCATCTTTGTATAGGTATCCTCTAAGTCTAATAACAACTGACTCTTTATTATTATGTAATACTGAAAAACTAGATTGTGTTTTTAATACATCTAGATATATAATTTCTGCTGTAATTTTTAAATTAGAAGCTTTATCTAGTTCATATTCTTTTTCTTGAACTACTTCTTCTAATATATTCTTTAGACCAAACTCTAGATTACGATTACCAGCTAAAGAACCTACAACAACTTTATTAGTTACAGATGATATATCTATCTTTTTAGGTTCTTCATACCAAATATTACCTGGACTGTCTTTAAAGGTTCCATCAAATGTCCAACTAAACCAGTTAGAAATGGCCATAGTCTTTTCTACTTGTCCTGAAAAGTGCAGGTACACCATATAACCCTCAAAGGTTAATGCAAATGCTAGCCATAGTCCTACAAAGACTAAAAAAGCTTTACCTATTAGGTCAAATAACTTTTGGCTGTAATTAATAACGAGTGCTCTCATATCTCTATATATTTATTAGAGAGCTTAGTAGTATTATCTACCCTGCCCTCTATATTTACTAACTTTTTTAGCTTTAGGACCATTACTTTTACGTAAACGTCCACCTTTTCTTTTTCCAAAAGTGACTTTTCTTGAGTCACCAACTTTAGTTTTAGCCATTATTTGTTGGTTTTATGCAAGTAATGCATGATATTCTTGAAAGTGTTTGATACGATCAGGTAAACCTATAGTACCGCCATTAACTCTTTTAGTTATTTTAGTTACTACTTCAGAACTAGATCCTGTATCTGCAATTAGATTTAAACCATTCTTTTTCCAGAACCATGCTGCAGAAGCTAACGCATGCTTAGAAGAAACTAAGTCTGGATTAGCAAGAATATCATCTTCTACGGCTAGATCAAATGCAGTGTAGTTTTGTTTACCAGTTAACTGAATATAACCTCTTCCACGGAATTTATAACCTTCACCTGAAGCTTCTAATCCATTACCCATTCTACCACCGTATACACGGTTAGCAATCTTTTCTGGTTTACGAGCGTAAGCATCAGCTAATGCTTGAGTAGGAAAGTATTTCTTAAAAATACCCATAAGACCTTTAGCTGAGTAGTTAAGGTTTTCTTGAGTAAGTCTGAATCCACCAGATTCATGACCACACTGTGCTAAAAAATGTGCAAGACGTAAAGACGTATTTACACCAAACGTATCTATGACAGCCGGGATCTGTGCAATTACAGTATCCGGAACATGCCCCCTAAGCTTTTCTAAATTCATATGTATAGTGTGTTTATTACTTCTTCTTCTTACTAGCAGTACCAGACTTAATCTTTACTGATGTTTTCTTAACTTCGTTAGCAACTTGAGCTGCAGCTACTGCTTTCTCAACCTTGCTACCAAATAATAACTTCTTAACTAATTCAATAATCTTTTTCATATTATTTTGTTTTTTTACCAATCTTCCAGTATGTCTGGAAACCATAAGATATATTACCATTGACATCAGATCCGGCTTTTAAACCATAGATCTTGTCTGATTTAGTTTTTAATATTAATCCTGCTTCTGCAGAATGTAATCCTAATGTTTGTGTTGTATTAACACCACCACCTACGTATAACTGATTCTTTGGTTTAGCATAATTAGTAACCGTAACTGTTTTAGTAACAAACGGTATCTTATAATTATACTGCCAGGATCTACCTATAATTTTATTTTCTCTTACAGAATCTGTAACTGAAACATAACCTAGTGTATCTAGCTTTACACTGTCAATGTATATAGCTAATGCTGTATAACTTTTAACAAGATTATCAAACTGTATCTTTAGAGCTGCATAATTAGTATCAGCTAGATATTCAGTTTTACCTTCTATAAATAAGCTATCATGTATAATCTTAGCCGGCTTAGGTTTAGCAAAGATTAAGCTATCATGAACTGACCAAGTAGTATCATGTACTACAAGAGTATCAGACCCTTGATGACTAGCTCCACCTATACAACCTTTATTCTGTAAAAGAACAAAGACTACTAGTACACCTATAATGAAAAAATATATTTTATTCATCTACTTTCTTTTTAAATGAGAACTTATCTCCAGTGTCACCAATTAATGCTGCTATGCAGATGTACATTACTGACTCTACTAAAGCATCTGAAGGTTTAATATCACCATGAGAAAAGCTATTAGCAGTTAATGTAACACATAGAAACAGTGCACACATAAAACCTACAACAGGTTTAATGGATGTGGTTCCACGCTCATCTTTGAAAAGATCTAAAACCCATTGTTTAAAAGTCATACTTAATTGTTTTATAATATTTACCTTTTAACGTTTTGTTATCAGGCAGAACAGCTAGAACTTGTTGAAAATCAATAAGTTGTTTAGTAGGTTCTTCTGGAACACTTGCAGTTTTAAACATCTGACGCTCTAAATTATCAATCCTGGTCTTGTCTATATTAGACTGAGCCATTAATAACTTTACATCAGATTTTATTTCGTTTACATCATTCCATATGAGTAAACTAACTAAAGATACTAGTGTAGGAAACACCCACACTTTAAAAGCTGCTATAGACGGGTTTTCTCTAGGAGTCATTGCATTACCTTATTTAGTAGGTTGAAACTCATAAACTAGACCAGCAGGCTTTTTTAAGCTAGCAATCAATGAGTTAGCAATGATTTTACCATTTCTGTCTTTACGTACAAAATATCTCATACTATTCTCACGAATGTTTTGAGGACTTGTAATAGTATCAGCAGCTGGAATCTCAATAGTATCTACTGGAACTGGTTGTTCAGCAGAGATACTTTGCATTGTACCCGGAATAGGATATCCTAAATAATCCTTTTGGGCATAAAACTTTTTAGTTACCATGTTATAAACGATTTATATATAAACTTAGAATATGTAGAATTTCTATAATCCCTACATTATAATATACAAAATATCAGTCAGATTATCTACATTTGTGCATAAAACCTCAAAATTAAGTTATGGAAAACAAAGAGTACGCCTACGCACTACAAGAAAAACTAGTTTCTGAGTTCAGGCAGACATTTTATGAAAAATTAGGTTATTACCCAATCATTATTACGGAAATACAGACATCTAGCGGTGAATATAAGCCGATAATGACACTAGAAAAGCTAAAAACTATGTTTGATAAGTTTCTACCAGAAAGACATAACATAAAGCTTAAACTAGAATGCAAACACAGATATAGAGAAATAGTAGAATTAAGACATATCTACTGCTACATAGCAAGAGGTATGAAATATGGTCTTAAAATAATAGGTCAGACAATAGGAAACAGAGATCACACCACTGTAATCCATAATGTAAACGTTTTCAATGACTTATACGAAACAAGCTATGAGTTTCGTGCTAAATATGCAACCATCGTTAAATATATAAAAGATAATCATGAGCCTTCAATTATGGACTACGTGCAGAAAGTACAGCTTGACCCCGAACCAAATGTTTTTGCTGGATTGTTACAACAGCAGCATAATGCCGGGGACGCTGATTAATGAAGATGCAGAATTACTACTGTGTCAGAAAATGGGAGTTATAGACATGAGCGGAAAACTTACACCAATAGGTTTACAAGCTCTTGAAGAGTTCAAAACATTTCAAACAAAGACTAAAACTAAAGTAACCACTGAAGTTTTAGGTAAAGATTTCTTAGCTAAAGTAAAAGAGTATTTAAACATATTTCCAGACTCTACTAAGTTAAATGGAGGAAGAATACCTACATCAAAAGAACTTGCTAGACAAGGTATAGATGAAATAAAAGATAAATTTGTAAAATTTAGAAAAGCATATCCAAATTATAGTTGGGATCTTATACTAGACGCCACAGAATATTATGTGTATTTAAAGAGTTTAGATGATTATAACTATATGGTTACCAGTAGTTATTTTATTAGAAAAACAGATCCTCGTACAAAAGAAGTAGCTTCTAAATTAGCTGACCATTGTCAACTATTAATTGACAATCCAAATATTTTAAAAGATTTACAAGATAGTTAGTTTATTTTTAGGAAAAGTAGTATATTTACAATACAAAACACATAAATACAATGACAGAAAAAAACATCACTTCAGACGAAGAGGCTCAAATTCTTGAGCTCTATGAAAAAGTAACAGTAACAATCCCAGGACTTAACACAGAAATTAGAGCTATCAGTTTTGATGGTTTTAAACTTGCTGTAGAACAAATGATGCAAATAGCTGACTTAAAAGGTAAGCTAGAAGCGTTAGATGTTTCATTAAAAGCTATTAGATCAGCTAAAATAGCTGAACTATGAGTATAAAACCCATAGATGATAGAGCTTACGGTGCTAGAAACTATTCAGAAATTCTAGCAGAAGGTTTAGGTTATATCAATGACAGAAGACATGGTAGGATTAAGTCCTTTAAAACACCATGGTTAGGTTTTAACAGAGCCGGTATAAACGGATTAGAATGGGGGTCACTACTTACTATTGGTGCAAGACCTGGTAGTGGTAAGACAATGATTTCTAGTCAGATATTACGTGAAGCTCATAAACAAAACCCCGATCAAGATTTTAACATATTAGAATTCCAATTTGAAATGGGTGCTAAACAATCAGCATCTAGAGCATTTGCTGCAGAAGTAGCTTTGGATTATAATGTTGTGTTAAGTACTGATCGTCAATTAGATGACTACGTATATGGATTGATGCAAACACATCTTGCTGAAGTTAAAGCAATGGAAGCTGTTGGCATACGTAGAATACAAATTAACAAACCTCTCACTAACAAAGAGATAGTTGATGCTGTACATTTATATTATAATAAACTTGGTGGTAAGCCAATGATTATTACAATAGATCATAGCTGGTTAATCAAGAAAAATGCAGACGAGAGAGAAAAGATTGCAACACTCTACAATACAGTAGAAGCATTAATGCAACTTAAGAATGAACTTCCTGTAATTATTATAATGCTTACACAGCTTAATAGAACTATAGATGATCCATCTAGAAAAAATCCAGGTTCTGTAGGTAACTTTCCTACATCATCAGATATCTTTGGTGGTGACGCTCTTATGCAAGGTTCAGATATGGTTGCAGTTTTAAACCGTCCGTATAAATCGGACATTAAAATCTACGGACCAAAATCATATGAATGTAAATCTGAAGATGTATTCATGCATCTATTAAAAAACAGAAATAATTCAGATGATAACAATCTCATCTATTTAAAAATGGATGGTGTAAGACAGCGTATGATAGAAGTAGCAGAACCAGTTTCAAGAAACGCTTCTGGTAACTCTGGTACAGGAAAACCAAAAGGAAGATCTATTGGTCAATTTACAACAGGTAATGTCTCTGCCGACATCGGGGACGAATTATAACAAAATACATTAACATTTAAAACAAAAGCACATGTCAAACTTTATGTCAGATGATGAACATAAGGAATGGAAAAAAGCTAAGCTTGACGCCATCCGTGATTATCATCAAGAATTAATTGATGATCTTAAAATCTTAAGAACAGATTTTAACATGAAGATGCCGTTCTACAATTCTCGTGGTGAGATGGTAGTAGGTATCTTTGCATCAGAGTTTAAAAAAGAAAAAGGTTTCTTCTTTGAACTAGTAACTAGAGGTTTAGAACCTATCAACACTGAAAGAACAGTATACAGAGTTCAACCAAGTGTAACATTTCAAGATGAATATGAACTAAATGAAAAAGGTTCGTATCTTGTGTCACTGGATGAATTAAGAACTGTTAATCCACAGTCAGTAGCAATTAGTAAATCTTCTGCTGTTACTAGCAGTGATAGATTTAATACTAAGCAACCAACAGCTCCTACACCAGATGTTATGTACAAAGCTCCAGCACCTATGGAAGACGCTCCTTATAGTGAAATGACTATAAGAGACTATTACGCTATACATACAGGTAAGCCTGTTAGTGTTAAAACATGGTTAAACGAACTTATAAAACAAAAATAATATGGGACAAGGAATTTTAGTAATTGCAGAATCAGGTAGTGGTAAATCCACTAGTATAGAAAAACTAGATCCAAAAGAAACGTTTATTATCAACATTGCTAATAAACCATTACCTTTCAGAGGTTGGAGAAAAAACTATACTATTTGGTCTAAGGATAATCCTGCTGGTAACATGTATGATAAAGCTTCACCTGCAAATATTGAGGCAGCTTTAAAATATATCAGTGAGAAACGTCCAGAGATTAAGAACATTATAATTGATGACTTTCAATACATGAGCTCATTTGAGTTCTTTGAAAGAGTAGACGAGAAAGGTTATGAGAAATTCACACAGATCGGTGCACATTTAGCTCGTATAGCTAGACTACCTAAAGATCTTAGAGAAGACCTTATGATATTCATCTTAACCCATGCAGAAGAATCTACTGATATGGAAGGTAAAAAGAAGTTTAAAGCAAAAACTATTGGTAAAATGGTTGATGAAAAACTTACTTTAGAAGGATTATTTTCCATAGTTTTGTTTGGTAAAGTAAAAAAAGACAAAGACGGTAACATCAGATATGTATTTGAGACATCTAACAATGGTGAAAATACATGTAAGTCTCCTAGAGGGATGTTTGAGTCATTTGAGATAGCTAATGATCTGCAACTTGTAAAAGAAGCAATTACAGCTTATGAAAACTAGTGTATAAATTAAACGTTTAATATTTAAATTCAAACAACATGTTCAGCACAAAAGGACAAGAAGTCAAAGCAACAGGTGGAGTACAAAAGTCTCTACAATCAGGAGTAGTTTACGCACATATCTATAGTGCGTTAGTAAGAGATTCTAAAGGTACTGGTAAAAAGTCCTTAGAATTAGTTTTAGAAACCCCGCCTATAGACGGTTTTGAGGGTTGGGCAATCAGTAAAGATGATTTAGAAGGACCTAAGTTTAAAGGTCAGTCATCAAGAGTATCTGCAAGTATCTGGATAGATACATTTAATGAGACTAGTCCATCTAAAAATGAGATTATGAACAAGCTTAGCGTTATTGCTGTAGAACTAGGTCTTAAAGACGAGTTAGATAAAATTAACGCATCTAGTATTGAAGACTGGGTTGCTCAAGTAGCAAACCTATTGAAAGGTAAAGATTTATATTTCTTCTTAAAAGGAACTGAAGAAGAGTATAATGGTAAGACTATAATTAAATTATCTTTACCTAAGTATAAATTTGCAGCTGCAGATGAAGCTAAGTTAGATAAATTTGATAAGACTAATCAATATCATTATAAAGCTATGCAAACTAAAGCTGTAGCTAGCTTTGAGCCAGCTAATGATGATTTTGAAATGTAAGTTGGATTAGTAAATATAACGGGGGGTGTTTCTACACTCCCCTATTTTTTTTAATTTAAAAACTGTGTTATGTTTAAGACCAAAAACTTGGTACATGACATTAAAGATGTACCAGTAGCATGGATATTTGAACATTTCTGCAAATTAAAAGAAAAGCTTAATGGTCACGATGTAAAGATAAAGTCTCTCTTCAATTTGAAAGAGCGTACACCAAGTATGTGTATATATTATGACGCTAAGAAATCTTCTTACCGTTATAAAGACTTCTCATCAGGCAAAGGTGGTTCAGCAATAGATCTTGTAAAAGATATTGAAAACTTATCTTACTACAAAGCTTGTTCTTTAGTTGTAGAAAAGTACAATGACTTCGTACTTCACAACAATGGGGGTTATGACTTACAAGAATTTAAACAAGCATCTAAGTATAAGGTAACTACCTATATATTTAGATCGTGGAATACCCAAGATCAATATTTCTGGACCCAGTTTAATATTGGTACTAGACTTCTTGAAGAGTATCAAGTGAGACCTTTATCAGCATACACTATGCACAAAGATAATGATGGCAGTCCTATAGACTTAACCATTAAAGGTAATTACTTATACGGTTATTTCAAGACAGACGGTACGCTGTATAAAATATACCAACCTAAAACTTTAGATAAAAAGTTTATAAAGGTTGCAGATTATATACAGGGATCAGAACAATTAAAAAATCATAAGTGGTTGATAATCACATCCTCTCTTAAAGATCTAATGGCATTAAGAAGTCTTAAACTGCCTTTAGATATAATAGCTCCAGACTCAGAGAACACTGTTATACGTAAAGAAGTCATGGAAGGATACATTAACAAATACGAAAAAGTAATTGTTATGTTTGACTTTGATGACCCCGGTATTAAAGCTATGGAAAAGTACAAAGAACTGTATCCAGAGATTGAACATACTGCTTTACCTATGAGTAAAGACCCTGCAGATTCTATTAAAGACTACGGTGCCAAAGAAGTCTACTACCGTATAGTCCCATTATTAAACAAAAAAATTGTTTAGACTCACCTATCTTTGTAAGAACAAATAATATTTATGCCAAGAAAAATAGCTAGACCACGTAAAACTACAGTAGATAAAACAAGAAATGCTGGTACTATGACAGAATCAGTTTTTTGGAGTTTTATACGTAGTACATTGAGACAAAAGTCAAGATGGTGGAAGCCAATTACACAATGTAAAATAGATGCTCGTAGACCTTATAAAGGACCTAACAAACGGCAGAAGTTTGAATATGAATGTAATGCTTGTCATAAGTGGTTTCCTGAAAAGAAAATCAACGTAGATCATATAATAGGAGCAGGTAGTCTTAAATGTAGTAATGACCTTCCAGGTTTTGTAGATAGATTGTTCTGTGAACAAGAGAACTTACAAGTACTATGTGAAACATGTCATGATGCTAAAACTAAATTAGAAAAACTAAAGTAAAATGGAAGACCCAATTATTGAAGCTGTCATAGAACAGATGAGAAAAGACTTTGAGATGGATGACGTAACAGCTATATATGAGTTGTTAGAGTTCACACCAAAGAAGAATTTACTAGGTTATTTACCAGAAGAAATTTCAGAACAATTAGAAAACTAAATACTATGGCAATATATAGTAATGAAACAGACCCAAATGTTAATGATTGGGATAAGTCAGAAGATGCACAGATATCTAAGCAGGAACTATTAAATAAAGCTGCTGAGCTAAAAAACTGTAATGACTTAATTAAAGAATTAGTAGCTCTCCTTGAATATGAGGAAGCTCTAACTGTAGATCCAAGATCCCAACAGAGGATGAGTGCTAAACTAATAGAACTAGGATTATGGCCATCAAGATAACTACAGAAGAAATAATAGCTAAGTATCCAAAGATATTTGAAGACTATCCTGGTAATCCAGGAAGATGTAATTGGCATGGTGTACCGACAGGTTGGTTACCAATTATAGATGACTTGTGTGGTTCTATACAAGAATACATAGATCATCATAGATACTCTATAGACAATCCTGATTATATAGAAGGATCTACATGGAACTATGATGATATAACTACGCATAAATCTATAATGGTATCTCATGATCAAGTTACCTGCACACAGATGAAAGAAAAGTTTGGTGGACTCAGATTCTATGAAAATGGTGCAGATAAAAAAGTAGATGGTATGATACACTATGCAGAATACTTAGCTGATAATACATGCCAAGATTGCGGTTCTAGAGAAGATCTAGGAAGAACATCAGGTTGGATTTCTACAATATGTAGAACCTGTGCAATTGGTAATGGTGATAGAGCTATGGCAGCATGGAAATCTTTAAACGAATAATATGGCAGATATAGATCAAGAAATAGATCATAACTCAGCATTCAGAAGACTGATGGCTGATCCTGAATATCAAAAAATGCAGCAAGATTTTCAGAAAAGACATGATGCAGAAATAGAAATATTAAGTAATGATATGACAGCTGATATGTTAGCTGATATCCGTGATTGGAGATGTGGTACAGGACCAGATGATCCTAATACTCACTCATGGAGAGGTGTAGCAGCACAATTTTATGAAAAATATCCTGAATTTAGCTACTCACATAGTATAATGTCTAGTAATCAAATATCAGGTATGATGTTATGTCAAGTGGCACAAGAGCTACTAAAACAAGATAACTCTGAAGGATGGAATTAAAACTTTAATGTTATGAACGGACTAGAACAAATTGTATATAGTACCGCTACATGTAAAAAATGTGGTGATGTACTAGTCTCTAGACACAGACATAATTATGTTATGTGTACTTGTGATAATAAAACCATGCTAGATGGAGGTACAGAATACCAACGTTATGGTGGTGCTGATCTTGATTTAGTAGACTTATCTGCAACTGTATATCTTACAGACGGATTTGAAAAATGTAGAACTGCTCCATTATGGGGAACACACGGTATAAACGGTGATGAACCGTATAAACAAATGTCTGTATCAGAAATGAATGATGGACATTTAGAAGCTGTTATTAAAGAATACGGACACAGAATGGAAAAATGGAGACTCGGCCTCATGCTACAAGAAGTAGAGAAGAGAGCTGAAGAATTAAATAACTCAATACAATAACAACATGGAACTAGAAGATTTAATGGAAGAGTCTATAAAAATTATGCAAGATGATTTTTACAATAAGAAGTTTTACTTCTCATACAGTAGTTTAAATAAACTTCTTTGGAGCCCTGCAGTATTTCATAGCATGTATATACTTGGACTTAAAGAAGAACGTACAGATGCTCACTTAGTACAAGGTAAGATTGTGCACGCACTTCTATTAGAAGAAGAAAAGTTTAATGACAACTTTATTGTTAGTCCAGGTAAACTACCGGGTGATGGTGTAAGAGCTGTTGTAGATAGAGTGTTTGCTCATCATATAGAATTATCACAAAATGGTGACTTACGTACAAAACTAGATGAATTTGATCAAGCAGTTCTTGATGTTATGAAAGATATGAATTATTTTCAAGCATTAAAAACAGATCAGCAACGTCTAGATAAAATTATCAGTACAGAAACTACTAACTATTGGGATTTCTTAAAGACTAAAGGTAACAAGACTCTTATAGATCAAGAAACATTTGATTTCTGTAAGTCAGCGGTAGAGCTAGTTAAGACTAACAAAAGTATATGCAAACTTATTGGTTGTAATAAAACTGAGTTTGATAATATAGATGTTAGAAACGAGTTGTTCTTACAAACTGAAGCAGGAGAAAAACCTTTTGGTATTAAAGGAATTATAGATAACTTAGTAATCAACCATGATGAAAAGATTATATATATTAATGATATTAAAACAACAAGTAAAGAACTAAAAGATTTTCCTGAAACTATTGAGTTTTATTCTTACTGGTTACAAGCTATAATCTATTGTAGCTTAGTGGCTAACGAGTATAAAGCTCAAATTGAATTAGGTGGTTATGAATTTAAATTTAACTTTGTAGTTATAGACAAGATGTTTCAAACATACGCTTTTCCTGTATCAGATGCTACATTAGCAAGCTGGTTAATGAGAATGAGAGAGGTTATGAATAAAGCAGAATGGCATTATGTAAATAAAAGTTATGATCTTCCGTACGATTTTGCTACAGGTTCCGTAACTTTGTAAACAAATTGTACATATGATAGAGAGCTTATATGGTAAATACTTTCAAAAGTCTAGGTCTTTTTTGTACCCAGCTTTAGGAATTAAAAAGAGCAGTAGCACCCATCCTACAGGTACTTATCTATCCCTTAAAGGAAAAATAGGTCCTGAAGACATGAAGCTTATCTGCAGTTATAAAAATAGTGAGACTGAAGGGTTTAAAGCATTTGAGGAAAAGATGTTACTCACTAATCCTTTATTTGAACAAGTCATCCCTATTCAAGATTATAAGCTCTATGTATTTGATTTTCAAATATATAAAGATGACTGGTTCAACTTTTTACTTGGAAAATATTCTAATTTATCAAATGTTCTGAAGAGAGCTATTAAAGCATACTATGGTGAGAAATCATCTGAATACAACTACATGGAGTCATATCTGTTTCCCGAAAGGTTCCACGGCTTGTACGCTAAACTTTTAGATGTGGATATCAAAACAATAAAGTCAAGCGGTGGTGAGCTCTGTGACCCATGTAGTATTGAAAAAGAAACTTTAAAAATTCCTTTAGAACATTTGGTAATGTTAGATAAATAAGTAAATTTGTATACTAAAAAAACAACAATGAATAAATCAATGATGCTAGTTACTTCTAGCTGGGGTCCTAGAAAAACCTTTAAACTTATGCCTATTACACCTGATGCTATCTATAACGAAGGGATATTTGACCCAGATAGCAAAGTGTTAGCTTTAATCGGTAAAGAGAAAAAACAGTCTTTACACATGTTAGCTAAGCTTAATGATTTAGGAGACCCACAAGAACTTAAGATTGGTAAAAGATCTAACGGTAAATCATATGCTGAAGAGCGTAAACCATTAGAGAGCTTTTATGAATACTATGTAGAGCATCCAGAAGAGATTGTTAATATTATTAATATGATTGCTATTAATGCAGACACATTTAATTATAAAGAACATATGGAATCTCCAGCTACACCTCCAGCAGGTCCAAAACATAGCGGGATTATTACAGAAGCGTAATTACTACTACTAGCTCCATCAATAACAACTAAGGGAAGAGAAATCTTCCCTTTTTTCAGCTTCATTAATACGGGGGGACAGCTTAACTGAACAAAAACTTATGGCACAGACAGCATCACCTACCCATTGGGTAATGGACTATGAGACACTTACTAATTGTTTTATAGCCGTATTCCAACACTATAAAGATGATAATATCAGTGAGATATTCATTGTTACTAAAGATCAAAACGACATAGCTAAATTTATAGACTTTCTTAATAAGTGTGTAAAACAAAAGCAGTGGCATATATCATATAATGGTCTAGCATTTGATGCTCAGATTTCACAGCATGTGATTAATAATCAAAAAGAATACTTAAAACTAGATGGTGAAGAAGCTGCTAAGCGTTTATATGCTTACGCTCAATCTGTTATTGATAAATCAAGTAAAGGGGAGTTTCTAGAATTTGCTCCTTACAAACTTAAGATCCGACAAATAGATCTATTCAAAATGAACCACTGGGATAACCGTGCTAAGATGAGTAGTCTTAAATGGATACAGTATAGTATGGATTGGGAGAACGTTGAAGAAATGCCGCATCATTATTATGAAGATGTAGAAACATCAGAACAATTACAGGATGTAGTTCAATATTGTATCAATGACGTACTCAGTACTAAGATGATACTTGAACATTCTAAAGAGCAAATACAGCTCAGACAAACTCTTACAAAAGAATATGGTATTGACTTATATTCAGCATCAGAACCAAGAATTTCTAAAGAGTTATTTCTTTATTTCTTGAGTAAGAAGCTGGACTGGGACAAGTCTGAGATCAAAATGCTCAGAACGCCACGTAATTATATTGTATTAGCTGATTGTATACTTCCTTATGTGAAGTTTGTAACCCCAGAGTTTCAAAAGATTCTTGACTACTTCCGTACCAAGGTAATTACATCTACTAAAGATGGTTTTAAGTTCACTCTTGAAAATAGAGGTGTTAAAACTGACTACGGTCTAGGCGGTATCCATGGTGCAGCAGATGCAGGAGTATATGAAGCTCAAACTGGTTATACAATTATGACTAGTGACGTTACATCATTCTATCCTAATCTAGCTATTAAGAACAAGTTTCATCCTGAACACCTACCACAAAAAGAGTTTGGTGATCTGTATGAATGGTTCTTTGAAGAGCGTAAAAAGATTCCTAAGTCTGATCCTAAAAACTACGTTTACAAGATTATCCTCAATAGTACATACGGTTTAACAGGTGATGAAAACTCATTCCTGTATGATCCACGTATGACTATGCAAATTACAATCAACGGTCAGTTATTATTATCAATGCTTTACGAGATGTTGTGTTTAGCTATACCAGAAGCTATGCCTCTAATGCAAAATACAGATGGTTTAGAAATGATGATACCAACATCAGCTATACCTAAGTATATGGAGGTATGTGAAAAATGGCAAGTAATTACACAACTTAACCTGGAACATGATGAATATTCTAAAATGATCATTGGTGATGTAAACAATTATATAGCAGTAACTAAAGATGGTAAAACTAAATGTAAAGGTAGATTTGAGTGGGAAGACTTAGAAAAAAAGAAAGTAAGTGTATTCCATAAGAATAAATCTTTCTTAATTATACCTAAAGCTATCTATGCATTCTTTACAAAAGGTATAGAGCCCGAACAGTTCTTAGAAGACAATCAGTCTATCTTTGATTATTGTGCAGGTGTAAAAGCTAAAGGTGGCTGGTATTATGAGACTAGAAAACTTATTCATGAAAATGATGGGTCATCTATAGAAAAAACTAAACTACAAAAAATAGTAAGATACTATGTAGCTGAGAAAGGTACTAAACTAATGAAGTGTCACCCGGATGGTCGTGAAGCTCAAGTAGAAGCAGGACCTTGGATGCAAACAGTAGTTAATGACTTAAGAGATACTAATAAACCTCTTAGTGAATACGGCATTAACAAAGACTATTATCTAGAAAACATTCATAGACAAATAGAACAAATCAACAAGATAAAGCGTAAAAGCTTTACTCAGTTATCATTATTTTAAAAAACAATTTTATGCCAATAAAGACAGAGTTCAGAACTGAACAACTTATTAGACAAGCAGCTTTACCTACACATGGTAAAAGCTACACTGTTATTCCTCACGGTTACGTGATTGATGAAACTAAAAAAGAATTAGCTACTGCAGGATTTACAATTTCTAACGAGCTATACAAGACTAATTTAAATGGTGAAGTAGCACAAGGTGTCTATCATTTAAATTATGGTAATGATCCTGATATGGGTCTAATGTTTGCATGGTCTAACTCATACAACAAGATGATGAGATTTAAATGTGCAGTGGGTGCTCAAGTATTTGTATGTATGAATGGTATGGTATCGGGTGACATAGGTAGTTATGCCAGGAAACATACTGGTACAGCACTAGTTGATGTTACACAAACTATTCAATATCAGATATCTAAAGCTAAAGAACACTATAATAACTTAATAGCTGATAAAGAAACATTTAAACAAATCACGCTAAGTAAGAAAGAGCAAGCTTCTATTATTGGTCAGCTATATGCAGATCAAGAAATACTTACTCTTTCTCAAGTAGGTATAGTTAAACATGAGTTAGATGCTCCAAGTCATAATTATAATGCTCCTGTAGATTCTGCATGGACATTATATAATCACATTACTTTAGCTCTAAAAGATTCTCATCCAATGAGATATCTTGGAGATCATCAAAAAGTACATACGTTCTTTCTAAACAATCTTGGATCTACTACTACAGTGAGTAATATAATTACTTCTCCTATCATAGATGATTTAGAAGAAGAAGCAGTATATGCAGATATTGAAGAATCTATATTTGGAGTAACTTTTTTATAATTAAGATGAGTGAGGGAGTGTAATACTTCCTCACTTATTTTCAAGTTTACATATGTTAAATGAAAAATCTATAGGAAACTTATTTTCCTGTGTGCTTCAACACCTAAAATGTATAGAAATAAGACTAGAATATGCAAAAGCTGCTAGTACTCAAAAACAAAAATACGCTCTGAGTAATGCAGCTCAAAAAGTAAAGGTGGCTATAGATCACTTATGTGGTTTACTACCTGACTCTAATCATATTTTAGAAGTAAAAAAAGAGTTAGACAAAGCTAACTTAGTATATGTAATGCTTCTCACTGAACAACTAATTAGTTTACCAGAAGAAGATTTAGAAGAAGTAATTGAATTAATAGAAACACATATTAATAATAAATACAAAGAATAATTATGAAATGGTATAAACTAAATGAAGACCATACAGTGGAACTATTACCTGATGGTGTATACCCTCTACAAGGAGATTTAACAGGACCAACTAAACATGTTGGTAACACCTTTGTAGGTGAACAAAGAATATCTACAGTATTTCTACATTTTGATCACAGCTTAGATTTTGGAATGAATACAAAATCTTCTAAACCAATATTATTTGAGTCTATGATCTTTGATGGTAGTAATGATGAATATCAGCGTAGATACTGTACATATGACGAAGCTTTAGAAGGACACAATAACTTAGTAAAAGCTTTAGAAGAAGAAAGACATCCTGACTTTTATTTTAATGATTAAACTATGAACGAAACAATCAGCTTAGATATAGACTTAATATCAGAAGAACTATATCAATTATTATTACAAGAATTTTATAACCAACATCCTGAAATAGGAGACAGTTCTTTAGATAACTGGACTATTACAGCAGATGTAGAAAACTAAATAACATGATCATAGGAATTAACGGGTATTCCGGCAGTGGAAAAGACACTGTCGGTATTATCATACAATACTTATCTGTAAATGATGACAACCAACCAACTACATCTTTAGAAGATGTATTAGAGTTTACAATAACACACGAGTGGTGGCTAGAAGAACAGTCTGGTTGGGAAATTAAAAAGTGGGCAGGTAAACTTAAAGAAATAGCTTCTACACTAACAGGTATAGCTAAGCATAAGTTTGAAGACCAAGAGTTTAAAAAAACTAACCTAAGTTCTGAATGGGATTGTAATCCTCCAGGTAAAGTAGGTACAATGCATAAACAACCTTTAACTGTAAGAGAATTCTTACAAAGATTAGGTACAGATGCATTAAGATATGGTCTACATGAAAACGCATGGGTTAATGCTCTTATGTCTGATTATACACCTACACAAGTACAATGGGCTCAAGGTCCTATTGGTGGTTATGAAGACGGTGATATGCCTAACTGGATTATTACAGACACTAGATTTCCTAATGAAGCAGATGCTATCAGAGAAAAAGATGGTGTACTAATCCGTGTAGAAAGACCTGGCGTAAAACCAATTAATGATCATCCTTCAGAAATAGGATTAGATCATTATAAGTTTGACCATGTTATTAAAAACAATGGTTCTATACAAGAGTTAGCAAATCAAGTTAAAAGTATACTACGTTTACACAAGATGTTATAATTATGAAAATACTACACATCAGTGACACCCACGGGTTTCATAATGACTTCCCTAAAAATTATTTTGATGGTATAGATATGGTCATACATAGTGGTGACTGTTCTAATAGTAATCTTCTACATCAATCAATTATTGAAATACAAAGTTTTCTTAACTGGTATGAAACTGTACCAGTTAAACATAAGATCTTTGTAGCAGGTAATCATGATACAGCAATTGCTAGAAGAGCTATAGCACCTGAAGATATCAGGCTTAGAGGTATTACATACTTAGAAAATGAATCTGTAGATATAGAAGGACTAAAGATATGGGGCTCCCCTATTACACCAACCTTTGGTGATTGGTCCTTTATGAAAGCTAGAGATAAAACCTTTACTGTATGGGACAAAATACCTGTAGGTACAGATGTCATCGTAGTACATGGACCACCAAAAGGTATACGAGATCTTTCGTTGGATAGACAGAACAACTTAGAAATGTGTGGTGATAAGTCATTAGGTAAAAGAATTAAGATAATTAACCCACAACTAGTATGCTTTGGTCATATCCATAACTGTAAAGAGATCATAAACCAAGGAGTATCAACTTATTATGGTACTCGTACTGTATTCTCTAACGGTGCTTGTGTAGATGATGGAAGATTTGACCGTGGTCTTACATCTTTTGGTAATATAATAGAACTTTAATAACTTTAATTTTTAAATCAATGACGTATGAAAGATTGTTGCGTATCTTGCGGTGTAGAAACTGCATACGATGAATCAACTCATGTAGACATGAGAAACGGTTATATAGATGGATTAGGTCAATTATGTTCAAGCTGCTACCTTTATGGTAGTAACCGCAGACATATCCTAGTATCTGAAGCTACAATTATAAACACTCCTAATGACAATGAGTTAGGTAGTAAGGTAAGAAAAATATATCATGAAGCGAAATGATAACTTGATACAAATTATTATAGACCAAATGTTTATTATAGCCGGCCATAACGTTAGCTATAATGATATTATTGGTAGAAAAGATGACTGGTATTGTCAATGGACAATGACAGATGACCAACGTAAAGAATGGATAGACTGGGGCGTAACGTACATCCGTAAGAAAAAACGTTGGAGTAAAAAGTTAGCCGAAAGAGAAATGGCTTTCTTAGATTTATATTGTGGACTTAAAAATGTTTAAAATGAAAAAATATATAACAGCAGCATTAAGCTTAGGTACAATTACTTTATTGTTCTACACTATGTTTGATTTAAAAGAACAAGTAAAACAAGTGGACATTCTACAAAAACAATTAGATAGTGTTACAATATTAAAAGACAGCTTATATGATGTAAGTTTTGGAGCTCAAGTAGAAAATGGTAGATACCAAATGTCTCTAGAGCATTTAAAGACAGTTAATCCTAAAGCAGCTGATGAATTTGAAAACTTCTACGGTCATGAAACAGAGTAAATGGAAATGGGATGTAATCTTTGTGTGGTTTATTATAGCTGCTACAAGTTTTACGCTCTGGTATAATATTATAAACTGGATAAAGAATTAACATGAAACTATATACAGAAGAACAAGTGTTAAATACTGTAAACGCTATACAAAGTTATATTGAAAAATTTGGTATTGATGGTGCACAACCTACAATCAAAAATCATTTAAAGATGCTTGCACCAATAGAACTACCAAGTGATGAGGATATAAAATCATATTCTGATAGATATTCAACAATGCATGAAGATGTGTCTGATAAACTAGGTCAATACCTTGTATCCGCTATTCATATAGATGGTGCTAAATGGATAAAAGAACAAATCATTAACCAAAACAAATAACCTATGAAGAAATTATTATGTAAAATATTTGGTCATAAATTAATACCATACCAAAATACAAATCGTATTCATTTTTGTAAAAGATGTGGATACATAAAATTATAACCAAAACAAATAACCTATGTCAGCAATACCATTAATAATATTTTTTATAATAGCAATAATAATTGGCTTAAAAGTTGATGATGAAAAAAGAAAAAAATACTAACCAAAACAAATAACCTATGAATGAGTTAGTATGGTATCCAAAATCAGTAACATTTATTGTTAATGGTAAAAAATATGAAGGATATAAAACACCAATGAATTATTTAATAGCTTGTATTATATGGATTAATTTACATAACCAAAACAAATAAATTATGAAAGTAAGCTTTGATTTTGACGGTACGCTAGAGTTTCAAGATGTTCAAGATTATGCATCTGAACTTATAAAACAAGGCGTAGAAGTATGGGTAGTCACCACAAGGTGGGATGAAAACCATAAACATAAGTATCCTATGAACGCTACACTAGATGATCTATGGGAAGTAGTAGATAGATTAGGTATACCTAGACATAGAGTAAGATTTACTTGTATGGAATGGAAAGCCACTTATCTAAAAGGGACCAAGTTTATGTGGCACCTAGATGACAATGCTAGAGAATTTACAGAATGTAAAAGAACAGAAGGTTGTGCTGTACCTATGATTGATGTAATGGGTAATAACTGGAAAGAAAAATGTGAAAGACTACTACTAGAAGCTAATAAAATAGAGGAAAATAAAGACTAATTTATGAAAAAAGCGTTATATTTGGATGATGTAAGGACACCTACAGATACTATTCCAGGTTATGAACCTTGGAATGTAGTAAGGAACTACGAAGAGTTTACTAGTTGGATACTAGTTAATGGTATACCAGACTTAATCAGCTTTGACCATGACCTAGCTACAGAGCACGTAGAGGACTATTACAGACAGGTAGCTTCTCAGGGGTATCAACACCCAGATTATGATCAATATGAGGAGAAAACAGGTCTAGATTGTGCTAAATGGTTAGTAGAACTTGTACAAGCTAATCCAGATATGGTAATTAAGTCTTGTTCTATACATAGTCATAATCCTGTAGGAGCTAATAACATCCACGGATTAATTAACGGATTTAAAAAACACATGGGATGGCCCGAAGATTGTTATATTGGAAAGCACCCTTTTAAAGTGGAAACAACAAAAATAGAATAATATATGAAAAAGTACGGAGTAGAAGTTCACTTGTTTAGTCCATCAAGAGTTTGTCTTGGTATAGACTTTATAGAAGGTGTGATACATGAAAAACATGGAGACAGTAACTATAAAGAATTAGTCATAGGTTTCTTATTTTTTTATATAGAAATAACCGTAAGACAAAAGTAAAACAAAAGGAGAGACTAACAATCTCTCCTTTTTTATTATATCTATCTGATGTAGAAACTCTTAACGTTATCAAATGCTTCCCATCTATTTAGCATACCTAAAGCTGGAACTACATCTTTTAATTCTTTCCAAGCTTTCAGGTCTCCTTTATGTGTACCACGCTCATAATAATTTTTATCATATGGTGGGAACGGTATAGAAGCAGCACTTGCTAGCACTTCACCGTAATCACGTAATGTAGTTAAAGCAGCTAATGGATTCTTAGCCATTTGATATTGTTGTGAAGTACCTAATACAGGAATAAAAGTTAATATCTCTTGTTGTTGACGTGTCTGTTGATAGATCATAAAGTTAAGAAGACGTTTTACTTCTTTGTCATCATCATCTAAACCAGAAGCTAGCATCTTAAACAAGTAAGCCATTGCTACAGAAGCCATAAAGAACCCAAGTTCTGCTATGTTCTTATACATATTTCTTACTTCCATCTCTGACATGTTCTTATATGTCTTAGATCCCGGTACAAGTATACCAAGTAAACCACCAGTCTTAGCTAAGAAACCTTGTTCAGTTTGATAGACATGTTTCATTACATTCCAAAATGTTCTATAACGACCTTCTATCTCACCTAAGTTTTCATTATCATATCTCTTAACAAATCTAGCTCTAAACATAGGATACACCCACTTGTGGAACTGTGCTCCTAATTCACCTAACCAATGAGATTGTATAACCATACGATCTTCCCAGGCGTAGTTACCATGTATCTGTTTATTAACTTCATATACATAGTTAGTAACTTTAGTACGTAAAGCTTCGTCTATTTCAAATCCTGGTTTTAAAGTTAACTCACCTGTATTCTCATCAAAGTTTAATGCATCAAAGATGCTCATCTTTTCACCTGTATTTTTATTAGTAAGCTCAAACTTACTACTCATAGTAACAGCTATACCAGTTTTAGATTGAACGTTAAATTCACCACCTTCCTGGAATATGTAAGCTAGTTCTAAAGAGTTAACTTTACCTGAGTTTTCTTGATACTTACGTACCATTCTAAAGTATTTAACTACTGCTTCATATTTAGAATTAGGTTTATGTAAGTCATAAACTCCATCTTTAGAACCCATACCTTTCATTAAACCCGGCATATAGTCTTTATTATATTCACCAGTAGCTCTAAAATATGCAGGACGGTCAAAATAAACTCCTCCATATGCTTCTATAGCATTGTTTATTCTACCCATCACATAGTTATTAACGGCACCAAAAACGTTAAAACCTATACCTTTTAATGATGTTATGTTTTGTAGTTTAGCAGACACTTGTGCAAATGTGCTATAGTCATACTCATCATTATTATAATACACCATCTTAAACCATTTCTTAAGACGTTGGTTAGCTAAAGAATCACCTTCTTTTTTGTATACAGATTCACCATCTGTACCTTTCTTAGTGAATTTCTCTTCTATACTATTTGCTGCAAAATACTTTTTCTTCTCTACTGTTTTAGCTATAGCCAATAAAGAGCTTTCAATATCAGACATTTGCTCAAACTTCTCTGCCATCATTCTGAAAGCAATTAAGTTTTCTACTAGGTCTGTATTAATATCATTAAAATTAATCTTACCATTTTCAATAGCTAAAGATAATTCTAACTTTTTAAGTTCTTGCTCATACACATTATTACTAATACTCTTTTCAAGTACATATGCGTTCTTAAGCTCAGTTATCTTTTCGTTTATTGCGTTTATACGAGCTTCATTACGAGGATCGTTAGTATATAAAATAGGTAAATTATCTACAGGAACACCTTCATCATCAGTAAGTCTCTGTGTAGAATGCACTCTTCCAGATACATCAAACCAACTTCTTACAGATTTTGCTATAGCACCTAATGTAGAAGCACCATTTCTTTTAGCAGCATTAATGTAGTTATCTTTAACTCTAGCCACCTTACCTAACATCTTTTGTTGAATATCAATAGGAAGCATCTCAAGCGTAGCTCTCATCTCTTTATTAAACACTTCAAAGAACTCTTTCTGAGCACGTTCTACTTCTGTAGTAGGATTCATTAGTTTTACATAACGCTCATCACGCATCTCTTTACCAGCTAAAGTAGTTTCTCTAATCTCAATATACTTAGCTTTAACAAAATATCCAGTTTTTAATTCTGTACGTCCTTTATATACACCGTTCTTTTCAAATACGGCACCCATATATTCTACACGATCATAATGTTTATCTCTAAACTTTCTATAGGCTTCATCAGATACTGTAGATTTCTTAACCCAAGATAGAATACCACGCTTAGCAGAAGGACCATGGGGCACCTCATATAAAGCACGCTCATTAATAAAGTCACTAGAGTATTTATGATGCTCACCACTAATTATATTATTATTGTCATCTAGCTGTTCAGCTTGTCTGAACTGTCTCACTTTATCTTTACGTCTTTGAAGTTCTATATTATATAATACATCTTCACCTTTTGCGTCTTCAAGATTTTCAATAGGGATATAAGTCATCTTTTCACCCTTATCATCTCTAACAAGAGCAAATATATCCTTCTTAAGATCATAATACTTTTGACCTATAACCTGTAAGTATCTTCCACTAAAGTTACCATCTTTATCATAGTTTAACATAAAAGAGAAATCAATCTTCTTTACACCAAACGCTGCAGCTAACTTATTACCTGCTGTTTTAATCTTACGCACAAACTCATCTGTACGATTCATAGCTTTTTGACTAGCTTCTGTATATAGATTTGCTGCTATAGCTAAAAGTCTTTCTTTACTATTCTGAAGATCTCCTAAAGCATATTGATCTAAACTAATATCAAAACCTTCTTTAAGAATCTTTGTAATCTCTTCCTCAGTTAATGTACCATTAGACTTTTTAGCAATCAAGTCTTTCATGTATGATTCTAAAGCAGGATTTATCTGATCTTTTACAACATTAAGCATGCTCTGAACTTCACGCATAAGCTTATATTGTTCTTGAGATCCCAATCCTAACTCAGGAATTGCAGCTAAACCTCTATATGATTCTATAAACTTCTCAGCTTCTAACACTACATCTATATATCCAGGATTACCAACCTTAGTTGGGTCTGTGATATACTTATACATATTTGTTAATGTACTCTTTGTATAGTTAAGTAGTCTACCAAATGAGATATCTGGTCTACCAGCATCTTTCATTTCTATAGCAGATAACAATTCAGATATTTTATCAACGCTCTGCTCACGACTCTCTTCAGAAAAAGATTCAAATCTAGCAGACTTATTTAAGTTCTTTAAATACAACTCACGTTGACGTAACTTGTCTACAAAAGTTTTGATAGTAAACTGAAGCTTATCTAATAAGTCTCCAGGAATATCATCATCTGGTTGTTCTTCTTCACCATTAAGAAAGTCTTCATCATTAGCAGGGTTCTGTAAACCTAAAGCTTTTTTATATCCTTTAACTTTACTCTTAGAACCTTTAGTTTTTACTATCTTTTCTACAAAACTTACATTAGCACTCGGCTGGTGTACCTGGATACCTTCCCATTCAAAGTCAGTAACCTTTTGTTCTTTACCAACACCTTCTATAGAAAGTTTAATATGTAAAGTCTGTACTCCTTTAACAGGAAAACCATTAATTTCTGCAAGTCTTTTATAAGTACCAACTTGTATACCATGTTGTTGCTGAGTAGTAAGAGGACCTTCTAATACAGATTCTTCCCCTACCGGGAACTTTCTATTACGATAGTTATCACTTTTGTAACTATTCTTAGAAACTTTTAGATCAGTGATAAAAATATCACCATTAGGTTTAACTATAAATATATCTAGAGATCCTGCTATACCGCTCTGAGGATCTGAAAGAATCACCTGCGGTAGAATAATAGAACCATCTGACATTATACCAATAACATAGCCTTGTAAAGCTTCGTATGATCTTCTTGATATATCTTCTGATATAATACCAGTCATGTTTTCTTTAGCCTGGTCAAAGGTTTTACCTTCAATAATATCTTGAAGAGTTAAATCAAACTGAGAACCAAATAAACGGTTAAGCTCAAACATCCCTTCTGGGTCATCAAGCTTACCTTTGATAGCAGTAGTTACAGACTTATATGTTTGTCCTGTAACAGTATGTACATAGATATGATTCTTCTCTTCTAAGATAACACGTCCTGGATCTTCCTGGCCCGCTTTAGCTTCAAAATAGACATCATCTACTATTTTCTTTTGTAGGTCATTACCTAACTGTCTAATACGATTTTTAAAACCTCTTGTTCTATCATCTAACTGATATGATGGCGTAGCACTTACCGGCATCCCTGTTAGATCTATCTTACTTTCAGACATGCTTATCATATCTGCAATGTCTTGTAAGTTATAGTTTACTTCTAAATCAGATAACTTGATACTAAAAACATTATTAAACATTCTACGTAACCAGTTTTTAAACTGGGTCAACATAGACTGTCTCACTCTAGCAACTTGACTATCAGATATATCACCTGCATCAGTCATGTTACCTGCAGCTAATTTACCAAGGTAACTAATCAAAGCTTCATCCATCTGATCTTCTTCAGATAAGTTACTGTAACCCTCAGTAGCTTTAACATTTTCAATCTCAGCTAATCCTTCTTCTATAGACTGAAGCTCTTTCATAAGCTTGTCATATAGAGACTTATTATCAGTTTTTAATACACTTATGAACGGGTGTAGATACTCATGAAATGGAGTATCCTTACTAATTTCTTTAGCAGAGTTAATATAAACTTTACCGTTTTGAAACTTAGCTTTCCACTCAGCATTTGGTTCACTAACCATTTGATAATCAACACCAAATCTTTCCTTAAGTCTATCAAGCATTTTAGTAGCTGTAGCCATATCTACTGGAACTTGTGGTGTTTCAATCTTAGGAGCTTCTATTGTAGGCTCAGATCCTAAGTATTTTCTAACTGAACTAATAAATGGCTCGTTATTACTATCTACTAAACCTTTAGCTTCTCCAGATTCAAAGTCACCAAAGTAAGCTTTAAAAGATGGCGTGTATGCAAGTAGATACATATCTACAGCTAACTCTTGATCTTTACCTACTTCAGGTAATGAGATGATGTCACTATACAATTTAGACTCAACACCATTAGGAGCCTTAACTGTTACAACTTCACCTTTATCATTTCTAAATATTTTACAAGCCATGTGTTATGTGTATATAAATTAATAATTATTATCCTGCTGCTTCACAACCAGCGTCATCTTCTTTCTTACGCTCATCTAACTCTTTCCTTCTAGCTTCTAACAATATCTTCATATTTTTCTTAGCTTCTTCAGGATCAACTTCAAAGTTAGGAACTTTTATGTCAGTTTCCTCAGTAGCTTTAAAAGTATTTTTCATAGCTTTAGGTGACGTAGTTTCCTCTCTAGGAGCTTGATTTAGCATACGTAGTAACTCAGCAGGTTCTGTAATATCAGTTTGATATGGTGTGTTCTTACCATTTTCTACTTTAAAGAATGTAATCTTATTACCTATAAACTGAATACGAATACCCCAATCTTGCTGTAGCTCATAAGCTTCTTGAGAAGTTAACACTGGATTTATATTTCCTATAATGTTATCTATAGATGCTTCAGCTTTAGATATAGAATCATCAAGACCGTACTTCTTACTGTTTGCAGCTTGCCTATTTCTAAGAACTACATTAGTAGGCATCTCACCTGTTAAACCTCCAACCTTCCATTGTTTCTTAGAACCAGTGGGATCAAACTTCTCATAGATAGCTGTATTACTTAATGCTATAGTATCACCTACTTCTTTAATAAATGAACCAATACCTTCTGTAGGAGTAGACTTAGTAACAGTTTCTTGTAGTCTTGTAAGTTCTGCATTTAAATACTCAAATGTTCTAGGAGCTTTCTCTGAAAGTTTAGCTAATCCAACACCAATTGGGGGAACTAATAATTTATTATATTTACCTGTATTCCAAGCTGCAATAATATTGTCTATATCTGCAGTAATTATACGTGCATTTTCTTCAAACTGATTATCAGATTTAAAAGCAGAATCATCCATATTAGGAGCTTTCTTAGTAGAAATACCCATAGCATTAGGTTCTCCTCTCATCTCTTTAGCTTGACCACCCAAACCACTTCTTTGATCATTATCTCCAAAGACATATAATGTACCTGGATTTTTCTTAAGATCTTCTCTTTTAAGAATTCTAGTAGTTCTTGAAAAAGCAGTAGCTGTATCTACTTTTTTAGCAGTGCTTCTAAGCTTATAGAAAATAGCCTTTTCATTAACTCCTTTTTGACCAGTTACAATTTTAATAGTATAAGGAAGTTCAATATAGTATCTATTGTTACCTTTATCATCAGGACGATTTGTTAATTTAAAACCGTTAGCTTTAAGAACTTCTTTATTATAGTTTAACTTATCTAGGTCTTTTTGTTCAAATTTACCTGTAGCTATAACTTCATCTATAAATTCATTACCGTATTGATCAGTTAACAACATCATTTCTGGTTTACGAATACCACCAAACAAGTCAATTGCTAATATAGAATTATCTTCAGACTGCAGTATGACTTCAGGTACATATCCTTTAGGTTTATTCTTTTCAACCTCTGTTGAAGGTTTAGCACCTGCATAAACACGCTTGATATTAAATGCATTATTAATATTTGTAGTGTATAATCCAGTAAACTGATTAAACAACTCCATAGCTGTAGCACCAAATATTTCTTTATACTTCTCATTATCATTAATTAAAGCATCTTCTTTAAGTAATTGATGAGAAACTCCTGTTGCATCTAACAACTCTTTAAACATAGCAGGAGGAATAAACTTAATAAAACTACCGCTCTTAAACTGACCACCGTCTTTAACTATAAGATAGTTAAACATGTTGTAAGCTAACTGTCTAGTCTTAGGATTACTATATATCTCAATAAAGCTATCTGCAATACGATTTTGTTCGTACTCTCCTAACTTAGCCCATGTATTAGACTCTACAGTGTTGATACCACCTCTAGACTTAGCATTGTAATATTCTTGACTGCTGTTAGCGTCATATAACTTTACAGGAATAATGTTTAAGAACTTATTAGCAAAGTAGTTCTTAGGTAATTGCTGTCTTATAGACTTAACTGTATCAATTATATCCATAAATCCATCACCTCTAGACACAGCTTCAGCATCATAAATCATAGCATTATCTAAACCGGCAAGCTTAGCTCCTTTACCATTTACCTTTAAGTATTGTACATAAGCTTTGATACCTAGGTAAGCTATAATGTCACGCTTAAGTGTTGTGTTAAAAGTCTCAGTCTCTTTCTTAGTAACTTGTAAGTTGTTAAGAATTGTATTCTTAAGCCTTTGGAAGATGTAAGTCTTTTCTGTAAAGACACTCTTCTGAAGTTCTTTAATCTGATTCTTTATTCTTATATAGTTAGCTGTAATATTGTGATGTGGTTTAGCAGCTTCTTTACCTGTAAGTACTTGACGAACATCAAAAGGTATCTTACTCTTAGCAAAATCAACATCACCCATATTCAAACCTAACATCTCTTCTTTCTCTTCTATCTTATCAATAGACTCATTACTTGTACCTAAACCTTTAGATAGTTTAAGTACTTGAGCTACAGCAGAATAGTATTCAGTTTGGTTATAAAACTGTAAGAAAGAATTGAATACTGCAAAGTCAACGTCTGAATTAGTACCTGCAGACTTAATATTATTCTCTAACAAATCAGTAGTAATATCTTGTACTCCAGAATCTTTAGATAGTTTAGAAGCAAGTTCTTCTAATAGCTTATCACCCACTTGTGACTTAATTAACTTTTCTTCTTGAGTAGTTTTAATCTTTTTAGAAGCTACCTCAATACGTTTGTAGAACTCACGAACCGATGGCTGTAAGTTAAACATAAGTGCTGTTTCTAAAGGTACACCTAGTGCCACCATATTAGATACAACACCTACAGCATTAATATTAAGACCAAGTCTAGCAGCTAAACGCTCTTTAGCGTTATCCGTCATAGCAGATACTATAGCAGAAATATGATAGAATATACGCTCACCTTCGTAAGTGTCAGTATCTTTATTATATGCCTTATTATATTCATAACTGTTAAACTTATGACCATCTATAGTAAGTACAAACATCTCTTCACCTGCACCATTAGTTTCTCTAATTCTAGTTTGTTTACCAAAACTATTCATAACAGAGTAAACCAACATAGAGTTTACAGCTGGTCCAATATTACGAGCTCCTTCTTTATTATTTTTAAATGCTTTGTATTGACCAATCATTGAATCAACATCTGATCCAGTTTCAACAAGTACATCTCTTAATATAGGGAATCTATCTATAAAATTATCTACAACATCAATAAGAGGTTGAACCTCAGCTACTTGGAATGCTGATGGTATAGAACCATCTTTAGTCTTAGTAACTCCATCATTATTCTGTAGCTTTATTTTAGCTTCAAGAATACGATTGTTAAGAACACCGTTATTAAGTTCACCATATTGATCTACAGCTTTAGCATACTCATCAGCATTACTAGGTAATCCTAATTCTTTTAAAGCATTTTCAATCATCATTGATTCCAAAGACTTAGTTAATAAATCTTTAGCTAACTCTTCAAAGCTATCATAAATACCACCTTCTTCTGAATAGACTTCGTCATCTTGAGCTTCATCTCTAAGTTGTACAAGTTTAGTTTTAAAAGTTTTATTGTTAGCCTGTAAATACATTACATATTCTGTAAACTTTCCTTCTTTAGTTTTATCTGTACCGTACGCTACACGCTCTCCATCTTTACGATAAAAGTCCATGATTTGCATGTACACCTTATCTATATCAAAGTCAGCTCCAGAGATCTCAATCAACTCATGAGGGAACACTGCAGTAGAACCATAGAATGCCGGTAAGAAATCTATAAGTTTAGTAGTAGCAAATGAGTGCTTATCCTGTGAAGGAATACGTACAGCAAATGCTTTTAAAGCAGCTTCTGAAATAGTACCATCTTCATTGTACATACGCATATCTTCTCTAAAGTGAGGAGGCATCATATACTCTGTAAAGTAACCTGTGATATTACCTTGTTCATCAAACTCAGGTACATTATGTCTTAAATCATCTATGTAAATATCACCAACTTTTAAACCATCAAACTCACGATCCATATCATTATTAAAACGCTTAGCTGCTTTTACTTCAGCTAGTAACGCTCTATCTTTTTCGTATTGACGTCTAGTAATAACTTCCCAACTTAATGGTTGACCATTCTCATCTAGTCTAGTTACACGCTTAGCAACCTTCATACCATAGTTAGAAGCTAAAGCTAAAGAGTGACCTGGAGCTTTCTCACTCATTACACCTTTAGAGAAATAAGCTAAGAACAATTGAGTAAACTTATCTAATGTAATAGGGTGGTTAAGATCATACTTAGGAGTATACTCACCAGTTTCTTTATTCTTTATAGGAGTAAAGAACTCAATCAATTGAGGATCAGCACCTGTAGACTTAAGAGTTTCAACTTGTTTACTTAAGAACTTACCTAATGTAGGAGTAATCTGAGATTGTTTAAGAGACTTTTTAAGTTCTTTAAATGCTCCTTCAATATCAAACATCTCATCACGAGCTGAAAAGAAGTTATTCTTAACACGCTGTTCAGTATCAGATAAGTAGTTATCAATCACTTGACCTAAAGTCATCTCTTCTCCTTGGTAGTTAACTATAAGATCTCTTGACTGCTCAGCAATAATTAACTGCTTAGCTTGTGTAGGATCAGTAATTAACAACTTGTTAGAAGGGTTTTCTAACTGAAGTCTCCAGAAATTATTATCATGCTCTACAAAATTCTCATTTGTAATTGAATTTACATCTGAAGCAATGTTTTGTTTAACCCCTTTAGAAGCAGACTTAGGTATAGCAAATGTAATAGTCTCGTTAGCAGCTTCGTATCCTTCAAGTTTTTCTCTAAGTGTATGAAGTTCTTCGTAGCCTGGTCTTGCTATCCAACTATTACCTTGTGGAAGAGATGTAAGTTGCTTAGTAAGTATAATACCAGAAGTTTTAATGTACTTTTTACCATCATTGTAAACAAGCTTGATTGAATTTGTCTGAGCATTATAAGTGATAGATCCACCTCTTGTACGAGTGATGCCATCTTTATCTTTAACACGCTCTCCAAAAATATCTTTTACAGATACATCTTGACCTTTTTCAATCTTATCTAGTAATTCAGCTTGAGCTTGGTTTAATTTACCAAGTCCAAACAATGTATAGCGTAAAGCTTTTACAGACATCCACATCTGAGCATCTGCTTTCTCTTTATTCTTACCTGAAAACTTACCTTTGTATTGAGGATCAGTAATAGTAACTACGTGTGACTTAGTATTAGTATGATTGATGCCTAAGTTAGATGCTGTAACAACACTAGATATGTTATTACCAGAACCATTTAAACCTTTATTACGCTTAACTTCATCTATACCACCATCGTTCTTATAGTTCTCAGCAGCATCTCCAATAAACAATTGTCTAGCTGACAATGTATTAATAAAGTTGTTTACTAGAACTTGACCAATGTTATGCTCAGCTGCACCTACTACCATGTTTAGCATGGCGTTTCTGTCTTTATCAGTTTTACCGTTGCTCTTAAATCCTTGGAAGACATAGTTATTAAGCAATTGACTATATAAAGTATCTTTCTCAGAAACTCCAATGATACCTTGATCTTTTAATAGTTTAACCATTTGATCAACTTGACCACCATCTCCCAACCAATATTTGTTGATTGCAGATAAGATCTCATCATTGTATTGAGCAATGTCTTCACTATTCTTAGCAGCATCTTCTAAAGTAGAAGTTAAACTACCAAGCATATTACCCATCTTAATAAACTTAAGACCTCTCTCTTCACCATTATGATATCCTTCTATGATACCATTAGTATATCTACCGCTTTCTATTTCACTATTTACTCTAGCTATTCTCTCAAACTCACGTTTTACTTCGTTAAACAATATTTTTTCAGCATCTTTAGTAAGAAGTATTTCACCTTTCTTATATTCAACAGATCTAATTACAGGCAAGTTTAACATATCTGCGGTATTAGATGCTTCTAAGACAGCTAATAACACTGAAGATGTCATAAACTCTTTACGAGGCTGACCATCTGCAGCAGGGATCACATGCTTTTTATTGTTTGCATATAACTCAAATAGACTAATCAAGAACTCACGGTCAGACATGCTACCGTAAGTAACTCCATCATTTTGGTTTACATTAAGACGCTTATCTTCTGTTAAAGTTCCATCTTCATTCTTAGTAAGACTAGATGCTTTAATACCATCTATACGAGAAACCTTAATAGTATCAGCAATATAGTTAAAGAAAGGACTATTTAATAAGTGGTTGGTAGCCAAGAACTTATTCTTCTTAAGTTCATTACGGAACTCTTCTTTCTGTAATTCAGCAGCTCTCACTAAATTAAATGTAGGTAACTGATGAGAGTATACAAGTTCACCTTCTGCATTCTTATAAGAAGTAGAAGACACTTGTTCATCAAATACAGCATTACCAGCAGCTATCTTAGTCAAACGACCAATGGCAGCATCTACATCATCTTCAACATCTTCTTCTTGATTTTCAAAATCTTCTTCAGATTGAATCTTAGGTTCTTCAGCAGCAGTTAATGTAGAGACTTGTTGCTCAGATTCAGCAATCTTATCTGGATCAATATTAGTACCAAATGGATTTTTACCACTTCTAATAGCAGCACCAATTTCTCTAGCGTCATCTTCAGTCATTACCTCAGTACCCTCAAATGCTTTAAGAATTCTTAAGTCATCATCTGTAAGATCTTTAGTATCTACACTTGATAGATAACTATACTTGACAAATAATGGAGATAAAGAAATACCTAACTCATCTTTTAAAGAAAGTATAATATTATCAATTTGAGTGGTAAGTACGTCTTTACTATATACATTTCCTTTCTTTAATATAGTAGCAAGCTTATCTAAAGCAACTGTTTTAGTCTTTATAAACTTAGAAAGACTCTCAGAATCTCTAGGCGTATCTGCATATTGATCTGCATACAGTCTCAAGAAAGCATTATACCATATAGAAAATTGATTTCTAGCAGCTCCTTTACGGTTAGCTTCACTAACTCTAGTTTCTTTCTTAGAGATATCTTTATTAATAAAGTAGTAATCAACAGAGAATTGATTAAATCCTTTTACAACAGCTTGGAATAAATTAGCTTGATTCTTGTTACCGATATCTACAAAGTTTCCATCTTCATCATATTGTAGATCAACGTCATTAGAAAACTTAGTCCAGAACTTTCTAGCTTCTGGATTATGCTCAGCAAATATTTTTAAACGCTCAAGCATCTGATACTGATCAGTAGAACCTGCTACAGCTTTAAGAATACCATTATATAATACGTTTGCGTTAACAGCTTCAATTAATACTTCTTCAGTAGGAGCACCATCTTCAGAAACAAATCTAGTGTTACCAAACTCATCAACTGTTTCTTCTGTAATAGTAGATAGGTATTGACGTAGTTCTTTAGATAGAGAACCATATCCTCCAATACTATAAGTTTCTTTCCAGTTATCTGTAGTTACTCTGTCTCCGTATTCATCTACTTGCTGGTCAAATTCATCAGATTCTAGCTCTTCTTGATAACCCATAATACGAGTATGCTCACGTATAGAATCTTTAAGAGTTTCTATTAACTCAGGATTACTAAATATTTTATATTTCTGATCTAATTTTTCTATAGCTTTTTGCATAGCTAAAGCATTTTCAAACCTTTCTACAAACTCATCTGATTGATAGTAAGGGTTAATTCTTCTATCATATAGGTTAGCATAGTCAGCAAGTACACCATCCATGATATCTACACTATGGTCAGTTAATCCAGCTTCAGACATACGTCTATGATATATAGCTGCAATAGTAGAAGCTAATACGTCTCCTTCTTGTTGACTTAAGTATATAGGAATACGTTCTCTCTCACCATCTTCATTATCTATAACAGTATACCCAATCTGAATAGCTTTTAAAGCTGTCTGAGTAACTGCAATATTAGGACCAGTAGTAAATCTATTAGTAGCTAATGCAGCATTCTTATAGTTACCTTTCTCTATAGATTGAAATAATCTATCTAAAGGAGATGCCTTAATGTTCTTGAAAAAGCTTCTAATAAAGTCTAATAACTTTCTAAAGAAACCTTTATTTTCTGCAGAAGTAGGAGTCTTAATATCAGACTTCCATGCATCAAACTTATCTGCTAAATATTCTTCATATACACGCTCTTCTAATTGTTCTTCAGTAAGCTTAGAATAGAACTCTGGTTTAGAAGCTATTAATTCTTGTTTAAGTTTAGATAAGCTCTTACCTTGTTGACGAAGCTCTTGCTTAGCAATATTCAAGTACTTATCAATCTGTTGATCAGTAAGAAGCATACGGAAAATACCGTGGAATGCTTCATGATATTTAAAAGGGGTATTTTTACCTACAGCAATCTTACCTTCTAGTCTATTGTTTAACTCATTCATATGAGTATAAAACATACCAACTGTCACACCTTCTGCCTTCATCTTACGAGCCATATTACTAAGCTCTTCTACAGAAATAAATTCTGGTAAATGTTGTTGAGCCCACTTTCTAAACTCATTAATATGTACAGCGTCTTCTCCTGTAAGTCTATCTGACACTTTAAGAGCAGCACTGTTATTAATCTGAGCAATCTCTTGATTAACAGCAGCTACACGTGGATCAGCATTATAGTTATGCTTCATCACATCAACTCTTTTCATACCAGATTTAAGAAGCTCACCTTCTATCTCATTGATTAAAGCATCTTTCTTATCACTAAGTTCTTGTAATCTATCTTGAGCACTAGTTTTCTTTTGCTCAGCTTTACGTCTAGCTAAAAACTCTGCTTGTGCAGCAGCAATAGCTGGAGGTATAACCACACCTTCTAATGCAGCATCTGATGGTTCTTGATTTACTTTAGGTTTACTAGTAGGTACTATAACATTGCTAGATGGAGAAATCTGTTGTTTCTTAGGGTATACAAATATACCTTCATTCTTAACTACAGGTTTATTTACACCCGATATTAACTGACGGTATACAGAAAGAGGAGCACTTTCGTCTAAAGAATTTTTAAAACTATTTTTGTTTAATTTAACATTACCAATCTTATCTACATATAGCTGATTATAGTCTTCTATAGCACGATTAATTCTTTCAATTAAATCTGTAGAATCTTTTAACTGTAAAGGTTTATTAAAATCTGTAGATTCTGAAATAGTTAATTTCATCCTTTTTGGATTTTTTTGACCCTTAGTATAGAAAGCAAATTCTATTCTAATATTTCCAGAAGGGTGCATTTCAAAATTAACTTTAAGTCCACGTTTACCTGCTACAGCTATATAAATAGAGTCATTAATTTCAGAGTTTATATCATTAGCAGCTGTAGGATCAATAGGACCCATGTATTTTTTCTTAGTTTCAGGATCTGTCTTCTCTTCTATGTTATTCTCTTTCAATACTTTAGACTTCTTGTTTAATTTATCAACAAGAATATCTAAGTCTTCAGATGGAAGTACACTAGACTGTAATTCTATAAACTTAATAGCACCATTAGGTAAAGCTACTACTGCTACATAACGACCATAGTTTCTAAGCTTATCTTCACCACCTTCAAACCTAGCAGCTTCAATTCTTTTTTCTAACTCTTCAGTATCAACAGCATTAGTATGTGGAGACACAAGACTTTCTTCATACATACCATTTCCTAAATACTTAGTTCTGCGGTCAATAATATATGTGAACCCATCAATAGTGCTATGATCTAATTCATCTAACGATACTCTAGCGTTTTTATCTGTAGCAAAATCATACTCACCGGCAGATGGTACAATGTTAAACAATGTATTTACCTCATCATTAGTTAAGGTAACATCTGTAGCTCCATCAACTAACTTATTAGTGATAGCACTATAAAACTTCATACCTGAAATATAGTTCTCCTTAAAAGTTTGGAACTCTTTATTTACATCTTTATTCTGAGTATCAAAGATTTGTACAAATTGTTCTTTAGTAATATTACTTAATGCAACTGGTTTACCAGCATTATCTAAATAAGTGTACCTATTATAATATGTAGCAAACCCAATAGTTTGACCACCATACATAATCTCAACCATGTATGGTTCTGGGTTCTGCTGTAGATGTTTATTTGGATCTTGACCATCTTGACCTGCTGCTAAAGTAGTTTGACCTAATGTACTATTCTTAGTAATTTTAATAGTAACACCAGACTGAAAAGCTTCTTTAGAAGTATTATAAATAAGCTCTCTTAATCTTTCATTAGCTTGTTCTTGTTCCTCGTTCTTATTTCTTTTAGCATAGATTCTATTAAGTTCATTAACTCTTTTTAATCTAAAAGCGTTAGGGTTTTCTGGTTCTATAGCAGATTCAAATGCAGCTTCTAGTTTATATCCAGCAAGACTTTCAATAGTAGTTGTGGATGTTATACCCTGCATAGGTTGAATAGTAATCTTCAACTTACCTTGAATATTCTTAGGAGCTTTTTGTGTAAGCACTCTAAACTTCCTACCTCTTGAGTCTACAAGAATATCACCATATTTCAATGTTTGACCATCAAACTGATATTCAGTATACTTATCACTATTAACTTCTGCTAAAGCATCAAAGATAACTTTAGCTTCTTCTATAGTAGGATAAGTAACAGCAGCTTCATAACGAGGAAACTTTTTAGCATCTAATGTAATATCTGTAACAGGATCTCCAGCTTTATTAACAATGTAATAGAACTTCCCTGCTTTAGGATCTTCTTCTTCAATAAGATAAATACCATTCTTCTTTTCAAGAACTTTAGCAGCTTCTATTAAGCCGTCTGGTACATCTTCTGTAGTATCTCCAGGTTGTAAAGGATCTTTCTTTTTTACAGGAGGTTTTCCAGTAAACTCATTGTTTACTTCCTCAATATGTTCTTCATTAAGTTTCTTACCTGTAGCATCTATAGCTTCCATTAATCTTTGGTGCACCTTTACAAACTGTATAGGATTAGCCATAATATTATAAGCATCTACATACTCTTTACTATCATTGTTAAGATCAATATACTCTGTAAGATTCTTATAGATCTCTTGGATATCATCAGCTTTTACAACAGCATCTATACCAGACTCTCTATTCTTAGCATTAATATACTTTTCAAAACTCTTAGAAGCTTTATTGTATTTACGTTTCTGTCCAGGCTCCATGCTCTTAAGACTCTCATGATGTTCTAACCACTCTTGTAAAGATTCTAATTGTTCTTTCTTAGATTTAAGAAGCTCTCTTCCTGCAGCATCCTTTTTTGGTACAGCAGTTAGGCCCTCAATCTCAGCTTTAAGAATGTCTATTTCTTTCTGTGTGTTTTGAATAACACCTAAGTTACGAAAAGCTGTACCTACAGAAGCACCAATTTGTGGTGTATTTGCCATTTCAGTTTGTAACTTAACAGCACGCTGAGCTGCTTTATGAGACTTGTAATCATTAGTAGCCATTATTTCAATAGCATCATCTAATGCACGCTTAGCCATTAAAGCTGTCTTACGTTCAGGTGTACCCTCTTTGTACATATCAACTAGTACAGAGTCACCATATTTATCTTTAAGAGCTTTCCAGTTTTTATGGAATGTCTCTACATCATCTGCAATATTATTAAAGAACTCTTTAGTTGATTTAATATTATCTGTAGTTTTATCTAAACCAAAACCTTGTTTAAACTCTTCATCAGTAAATGCTTCACCATAACTACGTAATGTATCAAGAACTGATTCTGCCATGTCTGTTTTAATAGCAGCAGAAACCATCTTAGCAAAACCTGAATTCTTATTATTAGTGTAAACATATTGGTCTCTGTTTGCAACAGCTTCCTCCATGTTACTAGCCACCTTATTTTGTACTTTAATATTAGCTATATGTTCTGGTAAGAACTTATTAGGGTTATCATAGTATGCATTAACTTCTTTTACAGCTTCATTAATATCTTTATACCGAGATGCTCTTTGATCAGAAGTAGTAGCAGCATACATTTTAGCTTTGCCTACAGTATAGTTTATAGGTGATAGCATACGACCTGTTAAAGCTCCCATTAAGAAAGTCTTTAAACCTTGTATATTAGCTTGAGAATCAATAGCTTTATCTATTGATTTATCCATACTTGTACCTTTGTACCCATGGTATAAATCATAATAGTAATCTTGTAACGCTACATTAGAACCTTCTTGGAATAATTCCTGAAGACCTTCTGAAGCTTCCCACTTGAATACATTTTTACCTATAGATTTAGTAGCTTGCCATGCGGCTGTACGCCCACCAAAATCTCTAGATACTTGACCAAGTAAACCTAATGTTCCTAACTTACCTTTTGTATATAATTTAGTTGTTTCTTCTGCTGCTTCTTTACCAACACGTCTTCCAGTAACTTTTAATACATCATCTGCAAATTCACCAGTGGCTCCAAATAAACCACGACTAGCTCCAAATTTACTAAACATGTTATCAAACTGTAAGCGGTTACTTAACATTAAGATACCTGTATTAACTGTAAAGTTATCTTGAGCTGCCGCTTGAGCAGAAGATTTCATACGTTCTTCTAAAGCAAAACTAGGAGCTTGTCCTGTTCTATGAAGTTCTTCATCATATAGTTTAGTGTATAATTCTCCATAAGTACCAGCAGCTTCCATACGAGCTTCAGTCATAGCCATATTAGCTTCTGCTAAAGCACGTCTTACACCACCTATACCAATAGCTGCCATCTGTCCAATACCAGCTCCAGCTCTACCATACTTAGATAACATATATCCAGTATCAGCAAAAGGAACAAGTTGTCTTGCAGCTTGTACAAAACCTTCTCCTACACTACGAGCTTTCCATACAGGATTGCCAAGTCTAACTAAATCTGTAGCAATCTCAGCTTTAGTTATTACTCTTCCAAAAGTTGCAGGAGCTCTGATACCAAGTTTAGCTAATGAAAATTCTGTAGATAAACCAAATGTAATTAACTCTTCTGATAAAAACTGTCCAATAGTACCTATAGCAAAACCAGATTGCTGTAACATATCACCAAAAAACTTACGGTTAAGAACACCACTCTCAGATTCAGGTGTAGAATAGATAGCATATCTATTCATAATATCTTTAGTAGCTTTATCTTGCTCCATTAAATGTTCTGGAGTACCTAATAAATCTTGTTTAGCTTCATCCCAACTAGTACTATATATAGCATCTGCCATATTACCCCAACCTTTCCAACCTTCTATAAAAGTATTACCTGCTAATCTAAACATTCCACTTAGACCATTAGACCATACATCTCCCCAAGTTTGATAAGCTCCATATTTATACTCATTATTAGTTTGACCACTTGGATCAAAACCTAATGCATGAAAATTATCTGAACTTTTATATCTATCTACCTGTGCAGCATCATAATCAAAAAAAACAGGTGCTGATAATGTATCTAAACTAGTAGCTTGGTTTTTAAAAGCATTAAGACCGTTTTGTACAACATCACCTATAGGAGCATTATTAGATTGTGCGTAACCGGGGCTACCCATCAAATCTAACATACTTGTGTTATTTTGTGGTAATGAAAGTATAGGATCTTGAGAGTAAACTCCTTGTAATTCTTGAGGTATTACACCAGTTTCTAATGCCATGAATATATCTTTATATAATTAATTTACTACTACTGCTTTATTAGATGACTTAAACCAGCTTGTTTTAAGGCATTTTTAGGGTCCCAAACTGTACCGCCATTAGTTCCTTTTACTTTATCATATTCTAACTGTACCCTTCTATTCTCTTGCATATTTTCATAATATAAAGATTTTAACTTTCCAACAATTTCATCAGGTCCTTTAGCGTTTTCACCTGATAGATTTATTGTACTAAGATAAGACTTTTCTTCTACACTAGTATCTACTCGACCAGTTTGTGGATCTTTTTTATTATTTCTAACTTTATATCTTAAATCTACAGTAACATATTGAGGAGCTGCATCAAGACCTGTAGTATTAGGAGTAATTAAATATTTAAAACCAGCAGCTTCTAATATAGAATCAGACTTAATTTCTTTACCTCTAAGCATAGCACCATATACTTGATAACCTGTATTGTTAGGAAGTTGATCAAGAAGTGTACCAGTATTTTCTTTAAGTATAAAATTAACTTCTGTATCTTTAGTTATAGAACTTAAAGATTTACCTCCCACCTCATCTTTTGATTCTGAAGAAATTGGTTTATTAAATATAAATCTAAAGGTTTTTTTACCATCAATACCTTGAGGTATATATTGTCCCACTCCATATTCTTCTAAATTCTTTTCACTTGATAATAATGCTCTTACAGCAGTTATCATTTCAGTATCAAGTACTTTACCATCTTTATCAGTTACTTTATCAACATTACCTGATTGAACAGATTGGTACATTTGCAAAACTGCAATATCACCATTACCCATTGTTTTATTTGGCATTATATTAAAACTAAAAATACCACCTTGTCTACCAGTCATATTTTTGTACATTAATAAATCTGGTACTACCAACAAGTTTGCCGCTTTAATTTTTTTAGAAAAATCTTCTGAGGTACCAAACTTTGGAGTTAATACATTATTATACATATCATTCCATAGTGCTTCAGTATTACCTATCATGCCCCAAGCAGTTGATGATTCTTTACCATCAACTTTATTAATCCAATATATATTATCATCTAATACTATTTCACCTTGACTAGTTTGATTTAACTTACCTTGCATATAATATCTAGCTACATCTTCTTTTGATAAAGTTTTTGTAGTTCTATCAGATTTATTAAACAATTCTAAAGAAGGCATATCAGCAGCTAATTCAGATATTGTTAATAAACTAGCTTTACCATTAGAATTCTTTTTAACTACCGATGCATACTCAGGATTATTAGCTAATCTATCTTGCATTAATTTTTGTCTATTATCTTCATTAGCATTATAAGTATCTAACTGTTCAACAGCTAATCCATATCTAATCAAAGCTTCTTGTTCTGATTCAGTAAATGGAATATCAGAACCATCTGCAGCCACTGTACTACGTTGTTTTAAATAGTCTTCAGTATAAGCCATTAAAGCTCTTCTTACTAATCCTGTATCATCTATAGTTAATTTTTTAGGATTAATTCCAGATACTTGTACAGCCTGACTAGTAAGTAAAGCTGCAGTTAATTTATTACCAGCAGCAGTTTGTGCTGCTGTAGCAACATAAGCACCATCAGTAGCTACTTCTTTTTGCATCAATGTAGCTACTTCTGATATCTCCATTTGAGATAATCCTAGTTTAGTAGCAAAACCAAGAACACCACGTTGATCAAATATTAAATTATGACTTTGTATAAAACTTTGTTTTTGTGTTTTATTCCAAGCATCATAAGCTGTTTCAGCATTTTTAGTAATATCTATACCAGAAAGTCCTATGTAACTTAATGAGTTATTTACAGGTTCTCCACCAGGTCCAGGTTTAGGAACTATGTTACCATTAGCATCTACTATTGTTTCACTACCACCAACTTTTTTAGGGTTAGCCATTTCCCACAACTGTTTTTCTCTTTCATATCCAGCTTTCATTACCTCTAATTCAAATTTTCTATTATTTAAATCAGCAGTAGAAGCAGCTACCCAAGCAGAATTTTCTTTTATAAGTTTCTGATCTATACTTGCTCTACCTGAAGACCAGTTATTAACAAGACGTTGCTTAGCTAATACAGCAAAATATTGATTAGGTGCATTACTTACATATTCAAGTGTTTTGTCTTTACCTTGATCAAACCCTTTATACTCTTCATTGATAACAGCTTTTTTTGCTATTAATTCTGAACGTTTTGATACAAGATTATCAAACATAGCTTTATTATTAGGACCACCAGTTTGACTAATAGAAGTTAATAAACTATCTATTCTAGCCATCTCAACATCAACTTCTTGATGTCTTTTAGTAAATCCTTGATTTAATTCAGCAACTGCATCTTTAGCAATTAAAGATTTAATTTCTACATCTGTAAGATTAGGATTACTTTTTTTTAAAATTTTAATACGCTCTTCATTTTCTACTGTACCTGTTACATTAAACTGTCCTTGAAAGTTATTACCAATCATGGCAGTTGCCCATGTAGCATATTTCTTTTCAGAACGTTCACCATTTTCAGTTGAAATTAAATATGGTCCATCAGGACTATCATATTTAACTTCAAGCTTGTCAGCTGCAGCCATTTTTTGTAGGTAAGCTTCTATATTAGTAAAAGGTTCTGCTTTACGCATTTCTACAGCACTAAAAGCTTCAGGAGTTCTATCAGCATTTTGTAACTTACTTAAACCATTCTGAAGATACATCATACCAATGTTATTGTACTTTTCACGATCTTCAGGTTTAGCTGAATCTTTCCAAGAAGCATACTTTTGTATTTCATTTTGATAAGACTTAGTCATAGCAGCATCTTGTACTATAAACTTGTCTTGCCAGAAAGGAGCATATATACTTTCAGCTGCATTTACATTCTCCATTAAAGAAAGATCAGATGAAGATAACTTAACAAGTTTTTCTTGTGCATCTTTAATATATTGATCTCTAAGAGGAATATTATTCTTATTAGAAAGTTGTGCATTTAGTACCGAGCTGTACGCTGATTTAACTTTACTAGCTCCCTGTTCAAACAGAGATTGCTTCCTCTGAAGCATCTTGTCATAGAAGTTAAAGTCCGGTTTATATAAAGCCGGTTCAGGAAAGGTCTCTGGTATATAAGGAAGGTATTGTGCCATAGTTTACATATATAATATACAATAAAATCTTTAAAGTTTAAAACTAAACCTTAAATGTTTACTCATTGTAAGGGTTAGGGTAGCCAAATGGGTATGCACTTTGAGCTGTTGGAGCCATATACTGAGCATTAATAGCTGCAGCATTATTTGCATTCCTACGAGATCCAAAAGCATTAGGAAATTTTCTTTCCATTAACATATTAATTGTACCAGAATCTAATGATTTATCTGTTTTCAAACGAGCAGCATAGTTTTCCATTTCTTGTAATGTAGCAGTATCAGTTAGACCTGCCTGACCAGTAACCATATTCATCCAACCATTTTTATCTTTCCACTTAATATACTTTCCTTGATTACTATCTTCTAAAGAGTAATAAGGATTAGTTTGATTAAGTACAGTTTGTTTACCAGCATTTTCATACTCGTTCATATCATACATATCTCTATTTCTAAGATCCATTCTCATAGCATTACGATAAGCTTTGTCTTCTTGCTGACCGTTGTATACTAACTTATCTGCAGCATCAGCTCTATATGCCATTACCTTATTCATAATATCTGTTTGTAAAGGACTAAACTGATTAGCTACTCCTACACTCATATTCTGATATTTACCTTGAGTATTACCAACTTGTTCAGCTCCTTGAGCATTTAAAGCATTGACTCTAGCAGAAAACTGTTGAGGATCCATTTGCTGCATGTAAGCAGCCATCATACTACGTTGTGATGCACCTTCAGCCAACTCTCTGTTAGGATCATAGAACGTAGGTTCTGGTATCATAGCATTAAGAGGAGCGGCATACGGTGTATAACGTTTAGAAGGAACCATAAACTGTTTACCAAAGAACGGTCTTCTTCCACCTGGTGTTTCATCACCCCCACCTCCACCAGTTCCACCACCAGTAGGTATTTCATCATAAGTTATTTCAGCAGGAGGAGTTTCCCATGATCTAATACACTTAGTAGGATCATTAGGATCTGGAGTATAATAATTCTTTTCTCCGTTAGGTCCATCTGGACAAGTTTTAGTCTCAGGTGTTCCAGGTACTACATTTCCAGGAGCAGCCGGTGTATACTTTGGCATTTTACCATGAAGCATATCCCACAATCCTTTTTCTTTTTCTGGATCTGTAGCATCTTTAAAACCTTGCTTATTTAAGAAAGTATTGTAACAACCAGGTCTAGCTTTCATATCTGCTAGTGTATACTTAAGATTACCACAAGGTCCTCCACCTGTAGGACCACCTCTAGGAATATTATATCCTGGAGTTAATGATCCAGGTTTACCACCTGTAGTACTACCTGCTTTACCAGGAGTTATAATAATATCTTTACTATCTTTACCTGACGTACCAGGTTTTCTCCAAATATTTGTATCACCTACTTTTTTATAACCTTCTTTTTCATATTTAGCAATCTCTTCCTTCTTAACTTTTTTAGGACTAGTAGTACCGCCACCTTGCATATAGTCTCCACCATCTTGATAGAAACCACCCATCTTAGCTAGTTGTTCTCCCATACCTTCAGGTAATATAGACTTAGCTACATCAGGAATACCTTGAGGAAATCCTTTCATACCTTCTTGAACTAAAGCTAAACCACCTAACTTCTTTTCAAAGTTTTGAATCATCAAAGCTGCAGTGTTTTTAGACATCTTATCAGCATATGGATCGTCAAGGATTGCTTTATACTTGTTAACATCATATTGTTTAGCTAGTTCAGCAGGTGTGTATTTTTGTTTAGTCTCTGGAGACTTACCAAATTTACCTAGAACAGCACCACCAATACGTAACTTCTTAGTATCTGAATATATAAATGTACCTTCAGGAACTTTTAATGGTGTACCACCTTGTGTATGTTTTTTACCACCGATGTTCATATGTTCATTATGACCATCGTTATTAAAGTCTCCATAAGCAGTCTCACCTTTCTCTGCTTCAATGTTAGCTTCATCTCTATCAACTGGTTGTAGAGTTGTGGATACTGAATCATATGGATTATTATTCATATCAGAGTAAACATTTCTCTGACCTAAATCTAAACCATAATTACTTTGACCTCCATAAGCCATAGACTCTGGAGCACTTTTAATTCTTACTTTATATGTTTTCATATTCTTATAGATATTACAAATTTATAGAAATTCTACCTCACCACCTGAAGCTAGTATATGTTTTATTTCATCTTCAGTTAATTCATATACTCCGTCAGGTTCATATGATTTAGAATTAATAGACCCACCTTCAGCAAAAAGATTCATATCTTTTATTTTAGTATAAGCTTTTTTACCTTCCCACCTAGCAAATTCTTTAAAAAGCTTATCTTTTTCTGCAGGAGATAGATCACTTAACCTCTTATCTCCTCCCATATTTTTTACTATATCAGATGTAGAAGCATTAGGTGTATTACGATTACCACTCACCCATTGATTTCTAGCTTCAGATATAGTTAGACCTGAATAGTTAGGACCAAATAATAAATCTTTACCAGCTTGAATTCCTGTATTAAGATCTGGGAACCTACCTACATTTCCACCACTATCTTTAGCACCTTTAGTAGCTCCATATTTAGAAGTAAAATCTCCGTAATGAATGTTTAATGGATTGTTATGTGATAAAGCAACTTCATCACTATTGTCTGAACCTCTATTAAAGCTTACATGAACATGATCAGTATGAGGATTATCTCCATTATATGGTCTCCAAGAATCAGATACAGATGGATTCCATATCTGCTTATTCCAGATAATATATTTAACGTTCTTATCTTGAGCTTCTTTAATAAGCTTTTGAGCTATCTGAGTTCCTTGATCAACACCTAAGATACCAATATCTAAAGCATCACCAGTGTTATGATCACTTACCTTTTTTTGGTGAGCTTTATCTCCCCATATACCATAGTTCTTAACTCCTTGAAACTGAGAAGAAATCTCTTGCCAAGTTTGTTCAGCTATAGGATTAGCTCCACTACTTGCTGCTACTGGAGCAGAAGATTCATAAGCTTCACCTGTACTAACTGGATTAGTCAATGCTGCAGACAACTGAGTTTCTTCTATAGGCATAGTTAATGCATCAGGAATAACACCCCCACCATACTGAGCCATACGTGGTAAGAACTGACCTGTATACATTCCTTTATTTACAACATACTCATCAGGTCTAAACTCACCAAATCTACTACCACTAACTACATAGTCTCCACGATTACCTGACATTTCACTAGTAACTTCAGGAAATAATGAGTCTGTAGATGTTTGACGTCTCATATACTTATCAAAATCTTTCTTCTTTTTATATCCGTTAACTAACTGTGTACCAAGGTTTCCCCATGATACAAGTTGGTCCATACCTTCAAAAGCTTTTTCTACAGGTTGTCCTATATTTTTATTATACCAACCAGCTGCTTGTGCAAGTTTACCAGGACCTTTAGCTTGTGCAGCTGCTGCAGTTTGTGGTGGTTGATAATTTTCTCCAGCAGGATCTGTATCAAAACCTTCATCATCCCACTCACTATGCCATTTTCTAGCAGGTTGTGGTGTAGTTATAGGTGCAGCTGGTTGAGCTGTACCCATTGGTTGAACTGCTGCAGGTAAAATATTATTAGATTGGCTAAATGGATTAATACTAGCAGCTTGCCCAGAAGCTGATAAAGGTTTAAAACTTAAACTAGGAGCTTTAGGAGCTAATGATCTAAGAAGATTTACTCTATTATAATTAGGTGTTGTAAAGTTAGGCATTACAGACTTAGGTGTAGTCATACTAGTATTAAATGTATTAGTATTAAACTGTCCTTTAGAATCTAAAGCTTGTTTAAGTAAAGCAATACCACCAGGACTATTAGGATCTATTTGCATACCATTGTATTGTACTGCACCATTAGACATACTTGTAGGCATACCAAACTGACTAGCTGGTAAACCATTAGTTCCAAATTGAGCTTTTGGCATGCTCCTACCTGTAATACGTATTTTCATTAGTCAATAATTTCAAAATTATAACCACCTTGTTTTAACATTTGTAATTCTTCTGGCGTAACATCAAGTACATCACCTTCTACTGGACCACCCATTTGCTTAGCAAAGTTCTTAGCAAAGTTAGCTTTTTTCCTCATAGCAGGACTATACTTTCCTTTAGGAGCGTTAAGTATAGTAGATGCAGCTTGTTGTACTCCCATGCCCATACGAGTTGCTTGAGCTTTAAATGTACCTTTCTTAGCAGGATCTAGATGTATACCACCATATGCCATTTCTCCATATTGAGGAATATATGTATCACTATCTGTTATCATAGAACCACCCACTTGATACCACGCATTACCACTAAATGTAGAACCACCATTCTTTCTTGTAGGAGCAACTGCTAATGACTTTTGCATAGCTTTACTAAACTGCATGTCATCCGCTACCTTTGTCATACGACTAAGATCTGTTTTGCTACTTCCAGGATGTGGATTAGTCATAATACAAGAAAATGTACCATCTCCATTACTATATTTAGTATAACCTGGAGGACAATCAAAACCACCTGGTCTAGGTATAGAACCTGCTGTGTTTGATACAGGGTAACCTGTTACATAATCTTTGTGATAAGCTGAAGGATACTTTTCAGCATCTGCAGCATTTTGTTCAAGTATAGAATTATAATCAGGTTGACCACCTTGTTGATAGTTAGCACCTGGCATTTCATTTTCTGGTTCTTGTTGTTCACCATACTGCATATAATCAGCTACAGTATTAAGATAGTCATCAGCTAATGTAATCTTAGAAGCAACCCAAGGATCAACTTCTGTATCAGCACTATTAATAAACTTTTGTAAACGAGATAACTTATCATGCATAGCAGCTATTTGACCCATAGCCATACCTGCATTACTTTCACCACCGTCTGCCATCTCACTCATTGGATTATAATGTCCACCATATCCCATATTACTTAAGATCTTAGCTTGTACATAATCAGGTAGTGCATCAAAACCTGCATTGTTAGTACCACCGTTACCATACACTCCACCATATGCAGCTTCTTGTGCACGAATCTTTGATTCTTGTTCTAGCATTTCTTTAGTGGGTTTTTTACCAGAACCTTTATTAGCTCTAATATTATCCCATAAACCACGTTTAGAATAAGAACCATCAGCTCTACGTATCATTCCACCATCAACAAACATACCTGTAGTATATCCACCATATGCCATAGCAGCTTGTTCCATATCAGGTTGCTCTTGTTGTTGAGCACTACCTTGTTGTAAAGTCTGCATCATCTGTTGAATAGCTTGCTGTTGTTGTTCAGCGGGCATCTGTTGTAGCTTCTGCATTAACTGTTTAGGATCAATCTTATTCATCTGAGCATACTGTTGAATAATCTGCATGATCTGAGCTTGTTGCCCACCTTGTTGAAAGTACATAATGTTATTTTTTATAAGTTACTTTTATACTGTGTTTCTTTTCTAAATATTGTTTACCTAAAGCTACACCACCCATTTGTTTTTTAGGAGTAAAGTTTGGATTCTTAGAATTAAATGGTTGGTAATCATTAGTATTCCAAATACGACCATACCAAGTATCATTATAATCACTATTAGGTACACCAGGAGCTGGGTTATTTATATTTCTATAATACCAATCTCTTCCTTTATTCATTAGAACTCTTCTTTGGTTTTCTGGAAGTTTACCTATTGTACCATCATACTCTTGATCAAATGAATATGGTGCATTTTTTCTACCTGCCCACTTACCATGTGCATCTAATTTAGATCCATCATTCTCTCTATAGTATTCTTGTAAAGCAAACGCTCTAGGATCTTTAGTTATTTTATTATTAGCTTTATCCCACCCTGCATTAAATATAAAGTCCATAGCTTCACCAGCTTCCATAGCACTTGCGTTTGGTAATATTTTTTGTACTTCAGGATATATTTTATCCATAAGTATTGTTTTATACTTAGGGTCTCTATAATCAGGATTACCATTTGTACCATCTAAAGGTGCACTACCTGAACCTCCTCTTAATACTTCATATTGTAATATTTTATTAGCTTGATGTCTAACACTATCTGTTTTACTAACTTGTCCTGCCATTTGATATGGTGGTATAGTACCGCCATCTTCCCAAGTCTTTCTAGCAAATGCTCTAAAGAATGGATTACCAGCTAAGTTACTTTTATGTCTAGCATAGAAAGCAGCTTTTCTTTTAGGATCATTAGGATGCTGTCCTAATTTAGAATCACCAAAGTATTTAACAGTTCCATCAGGTCCTGTCACTTTATGTGTCTTACCTTTTCTATCATGACTTCTAGTTACTACATATCCTCCACCTTTCATTTTATTTTTACTAGCAGTAAGTTTATCATATTCTTTATCAGCTAATATTTGAAACTCTTCTCTCAATTTAGGTTCAATAATAGAATGAGCTTCATACTCTTGAGTACCTGGAGCATAATAGTTTTTATCATACGCACTTTTCCATGAGTCTGCATTAAATATATCACTTAAACTCATATTCTTTAATGTGTTTAAGTAATCATTACCTATGTGTGATTTAATAAATCCTAGGTTACCTTTTTTATTTAATTGTACTTTATGAGCTAGTTCACTAATAAGTGAATCACCACGATAATCACTTTCAGGATTATGTATTTGTAAAGTGTCACTGAAAGGAGTAACTCTAAGCATAGGTCTATCTTGCTTATCAAGCATCTTTATATCATGACCTTTATATTTAGTATACATCTGTTCTCCTGCAAGATAAGAAGACATAGGACTATTTACAGGTGACTCACGATCTTGCCAATCTTCAGCTTCTTTCCTCCATCTATCAAAATAAGCTTTAGCTGTAGGGTTTCTATGTCCATAAACAGTTACTTCTGGAAGAGTATATCCACCAGTTTGCATCATAGGATATTCATCCACATGCTCAGCTTCACCAAAAGAATAATCTTTACCTGGATACATCATTTGCTTTTTACCATTAGAACCTATACCTAATACAGGATAGTTAACACCTTGCATAGTAATGTCTGATCCTGGTATACGTGTAACCTCACCTGGGTGAGCCCACTGACCCATTGGATCTACCACTGGACCACCTTGTGCATAATATCCTTTTTTCTTAAGTGCCTTTATAATACGATCATAGTCAATCTGATTAACATCCGGCTTACCTAATACTTCTTTATCTTTAGGGTTAGCTTTCATATAGTTAGTACGGATCTGCTTATGAGTAATAATACTATTTAAAGGTATCTTATTCTTCTTAATAATAGGACCAGCGTATTCTACAAATGAGTTAATCTGTTTGTCTGTAAGACGAGTCTTATCAGTATCACCTTGGAATTCTATACCTACACCAAAGTCATTTACATTATCTCTACCATTCATCATTGACTTACCAGCATGGAAAGTAACTTGATCTGGACGAGCGTAATTATAACGTGTACCATCAAAGTCAATCACTACGTGTGAAGACTCACCAGGATTACTAAATTGTTTAGCAACACCTTGCATAGCTTTAGACATTCCTTTACTTACACCTGTAGTATCTGAGTATCCTGTATGGTGAAGAATAATAGCTTTCTGTTCATTAGTTAATGAGTGCCCCTTTTTAAAAGACTCATCATTCTTAGTCCTAATGTTAGGAGTATTCATTGGTACATCTCTAAACTGAGTTTGTGGTGCCGCCTCGTTAGTACCTCTAGTATAATTACCTGGTTTTAAATATAAAAACGCAGAACCACTTGTATTTTCACCTTGATAATCTTTAAGTTGTTGAGCTGTAATCTTTTGATTTTTATTTCTAAGACCCATAGCATAACTACCATTATCAAGCGTTATAGCTTCTACATATGGATTGTCACCTTTAATTTGTTTAAACGCTCTACGTATATCTTCTGCTGAACCTGATACTAAGAACTGTTCACCTTTAGGAGTTTTAAAAATAACACGTCCTCCAGTAATCTGACCAAATGATTTAGTGTCTCTATTCCCTTTAGGTATTAATAGATTTAAACTACCTTCAGTCATCTTACCATCATCACCCATTACTTTTACAACAGGACTAAGATGTTTATTAGAAGCTTTAGCTTTTGAGTCTTTAAGTTTCATAGAGCCGTCAGCTTCATCTATAAAGTCAACAATCTTATTACCAAATGTTTTAGTAATTCTATAATCAGTATTTACAAAATCTGCCTTATTACCAACTTTGATTTTACCAGCTGCATCTACACCAATATAAGTTGAGTTGTTAGCATCTTTAGCATTTTTAGCAAAGTAGTCTTTAGCTTTCTCAAATGATTGGAATGTAGTAATATCTGCTGCTTCTGTATCAATATCTTTATATTCATCTCTATTACGTGTATCCCAATTAGTTTGATTAAGATCGATCATAGCTGGAATAACATAACGATTTTTATCTATGTTTATAGTATCTCCTGTAGATATAGCTGGTCTACCTACAGTAGGAATATTAAACTTAGTTTTAGTTTCTTGTAGATTATCATTATTTTTAAGATCTTGTCTTTTAAAATAATTCTCTACAATTTTTCCATTATCAGGTGAAACAAATTTAGCTAAATTAACTAAACCCTTTTTAGCACTTGCTGTTACATCTTTAGTAATAGCTATTGCACCTTCTGGTGAAAGACCTGATGGTGCCATAGTCATCTTAGAAAAATCTAAAGGTGACCTGTTAACTGCATCTTCAAAATCATTATACAAGTCTTCATACCAAGTTGTTTTTTTAATATCAGCTGCACTTTGTTTTTTAGTTTCTACAACTGGTTTATTAGCTGGAATAACAACTGGTATATTTTCTTTAGTATATGGTCCTAATTTATTTGGATTCTGTCTAAGGAAAGCAAATGGATCAGCAGGATTATAATTACCAAATGTAGTGTTACTATTAAAAGGTACAGGTGTATTTACTGGTGGTGCAACAACTGGAGGATTTTGTACTCCAGAACTCATAAAAGAATATGGATCAAACTTTGGAATATTAATCTGTGGTGTTGGAGCAGTAGCAGCAACTGGTTGTACAACAGGAGGTGGTGTATTAACAGCAGCTTTTGCTGGAGTTAATGGCATTGGTATAACCATCTTAGGTTTTAAAGAAAACTTATCATATACCACTTTAGGTTGTAATGACAAATTAACTTTAGTCTTAGGTACTTCCTGATCCATAAATGCAGGTCTGTACAAAGGTTGTGTATTACGCACAGGTGCAGCTTGACGCTGTTCCATTTGCATCATCTTCTCTACAGCTATAGGAGCCTGAGTTTGTTCATACTCTTTTTCTAATAAGTCGTCATTCTCACGAAGCTTATTAAGAAGTTCTGTATTCTTAGCAGCAGAATAGTTATAGTCTTCTACACCATACTTTTCAGCAAGACCTTTTCTAAATGCTTTATTACCTGAGTATCCTTTAGTAGCTAAATAGTCTACAATACTTGGACCTTTATATTCTGTACCGTCTTGAGCAAATACTTGAAACATATTATTCTCACCACCATACTTTTGTTCTTTAGCACCTATTGCAGCTGCTCCAACTCCTACAGCTCCAGGTACAACATAAGATTTATTTAATGCATCTAATAATCTTTTACGTGCCGGATATGATTTATCCTTTCCATATTTAGTAGCAATTTCATTTACATAATCAGCTACATCAGAGTAACGTCTTGCATAACTATTTACATTATCATCTTGAGAAATTTTCTTTAAAAAGTCATGAAGATTTTTTGAACTTATTTGCTGTCCTCTTTTAATTCCTTCTGACTCTTCAATATGATCTAATAATTCTAAATTTCTAACTTGTTGTTCTGATGGTCTATTAAGATATTGAATATTATCAGCTTTTTTACCAATACCAGCAATATTTCTTTGAAACCAATTTCCTAGTTTAATTGTTGGATATCCTTTGTAATTAGGTTCAGTATTAGAAACCTGAGAAAATGCATGTTTTATTTCATGATCTAATGTAGCTAAGCCTTCATCTCTAGGTACATTATCACCTACTACTACTTTTGGATTTATAGATTGTTTTCCAAATATTTGTTTACCAATAACATTTGGCGTATATTCTTTTGAATAATAACCTGCTGCACTATTACCAATTGGTGCTGTTATAACATCTGTTCTTTTAAATCTTTCACTAATTTTAGCTACATCTGCTTTTACTTGTTCTGCAGTTTCTCCACTAGCAGCCATCCTTCTTTTTAAATACTCATCACTATTTATCCAATCATTTTCTCTTTTAGCCATTTTATCAATCTCAAATTTAGCTATTTGATTTTTAGGTTCCAGTTCATTTCTCATCACATTACCTTCTGCTATAGATAAGTTTGGTCTAGTTAAATCTATTGGTAATCCACTAACATTTCCACTTAGATCTGGAACTTTACTAAATTCTGGAGTTGGTTGTTTAACTTGTTTATATCCTTGTAACCAATCTTTCTGTAATATTCTACCTTGATCTACAGGAATATCTTCACGAGCTATTTGACTCCAATCAGATCTATATCTTTTACCCCAACTACTAGCATCTCTAGGAACTTCAGCAATAAAACCATCACCGTAATTATCAGCTACATTAAACTTAGGACTATAATAAGCTTTACTAAATTGTTTAGCTACATTAAAGTTTCCATCCATTATAGGTTGAACATCTTGTTTAGCTCTAAAAACACCAGATGCTAAAGCATCTTCCATTCCTTCTTTACCTAACCCTCTATACATTACATTATCAGGTAGATTATTCTGATAAGAAAAAGGATTAACTTTGTATGCATTAGATAGTATCCCAGATTCTTTAGATGCATTTACAGCAGCTCTTACTCCCGGTGCTGCTTCTGCAGCAAAAGGCATCATATCAAGAGCAGTAACTCCTGTTTCTAGAGCTGCATTTCCTACATTACCCCATGAAGGATTTTGGTAAGCTTTTTTTATAGAACTAGCAACATTAGGAATGTTTTTAGCACCTTCGTATGCAAAACCAGCATTAATAAAATTAGTTCCAGTAAGTCCAGCTACACCCGCAATAGGTGCATTAAGACCTGCTAATACTGACGGTAAAGCTGATGCACCTGCTGCACCTGCAAGAATGATAGGTACTGTTTTAACAAACTGATTAGCTGCTATAGCACCAGCTGCTGAGTTATTTCCGCTAGGAGTAAATGATCCAAACGTTTGAGCAAGTTCAGAGTTAGCCATAGCTTCTTGTCTCTGTGCTTCTAAACGTCTTTGTCTATCTGCCTCTCTACTTGCAGGAGTACTTCTATCTTGTGAGATATAAGTTCTATTATTAAATTCTCTTTCTAAAAGTTCTTTTTGTTCTCTTTCCTTTTTGTTTTTAAGAAACTGTTGTTGTTGTTCATACTCTTTTACATAAGCAGGTTGTCTAGGTATATTATCATTACTACTTAAATTAACATTAGGCATGTTCTTTAAGTCTTGCTTATATTTAGATAACCAATCTGTACCACCTTTTTGCATCTTCTGCAATCCAGGAAGTACTCTGTGATCTACATCACCCGCATCAATAATATGTTGTAATAGCTTATTCATAGTCTCTCTACCTAAAAGATGGTTGTATTTTTTGGTTAGATATTTTAAAGATCATCTTTAGATCATTACTTGTAAGTTTTCTAAGTAACACTCTATTTACATTGTGTCTAAACTTTTTATGTTCTAAAGCTGACTTCTGGTAGTTTACATAAGCTGGGTTAATTGAATACTCGTAACCATTAGCTTTAGTGTTAAACATAGGTACATTAGTAGTAGTAGCAAACTCACCACGGTTCTTAGTAATATCCCAGAACTGATTGAATCTAAATTTATTTTCTTCTTTAGCATAATTAATCTTTATAGAAGCTGTACCTACTTGTGGGTAAGACAACATTTGTATAGGGTTTGTTTTACTCTTCAAGCTCATCTCTAATAAACCAGATATTTGTTCTGAGTTATAGATGACAGCTTGATCAAAGTTCTCATCTAAGATATGAAACTTATCAGCACAACCGTTATGATATTTATAAGTTTCTAACATGTATTCTACATTTCTAACAGTAGTAACTGTCTGTCCTGTAGATGATACAAACTCCACCTCAAAAGGATAATCTTTGTTATAGAAGTTAGCAAACTTATCACAACGTACATTATGTTTCCATATAGTATTAGCGTTAACGCTTAAAAAATGTGACTTACTAGGAATTAAGAAAGTAGGAATCCAGTCATGGAATGATAACCACATTTTGTTTTTAGGATCATAACTTACAGTCCAAGAAGCTTCTTCAAATGCATCACTCTTAAATGTATAATAAGTTTTAACACCGCCTACAATTCTATAGAATCCTTTAGAGTCATATACTAAGTCAGCAAACTTAGGTTTGTAATCTTTCTTAGTGATATATATAATCTCATGAGTATTATCATAAATCATCTGTACTCCTACACCGGCAACCTGATTATCATATAACGGGTAGTCTGGGAATGCTTTAAGTAACTCACTAGGTAAATACTTAGCAAACCACCACTTCATACCATTACGAGATATCTCATCAAGCTGTCCAGCATATTGGAATATCTTACCTTGATTCTGACTAACCCAGAACACACCATGTGTAGTTCCTATAGAACAAAATCTACCCTGATTAGAACCATATTCATATGAGTCATCTGAGTTAACTAAAGCTTGCATTGGTTGACTAAATAATCCACCATCACCAATAGTTATCTTTGTACCAGCATCTGTCTGTAATTGATCCACACCCATAAACTGAACAGGACTTTGGTACGCCATCATAAACAAAGCACCATTTTTATTAACTGGTTTAATACTAGCAACTCTAGATTGAAAATCTTTATAGTTGTTAGCTAAGAATAGTCTCCAGTTATCTTTACTCACTTCTTCTTGTTGCGGTAAAGAATAGATAACTCTATTTGGTCTATACGTAAAGCATGAAGAATAAGTTGTAGGATCATAACTTCTAGGAAGTAAGTTACCCCATGATATAAAGTTAGAATACAGTTTAGATATGCTTAATGAATAGTCATATTTGTAATAATTACCACTCTTAATAATATCACTTCTAAACATTAAACTTAAGTCAGTAAACTCATTAGCATCGTAGTGACGCTTAGATGTTTCATCTTCCCAATCACGGAAAGCTAAGTTAATCTCAGACTCTACAAAGAACTCTCTAACACCTGAGTTAAACAAATACATGTAACCCTGATGAATATAAAAGAACCTTGTAACTGACTTATCTAAGTGATGATGTTCTTTAGCTGAACTCTCTATAAGTTTATATTCAGCTTCTGCAGTGTTCATCCAATATCTAGGATACGGAACGTTTATATAGTTTCTATAATCATAAGCAGTTTCATCTGGAAAGTCTATCATCCAATCATTAAAGAATGGCATAGTATTTTTCTCAGTAAACTTATTTATATATACATCACCGCCAAATATAATATCAGATGTAAACTTAGTATTAGGTTGACCATTAGTTAAACCTACACAAGTAGTAATAGGTAATTGTTTAATTGATTCTAACTGCCCATATTGAGAAGCTAAAGGAATCTTGATAGATCCATAATGACAAGATATATTACGTTGAAATCCTTTATTAGGTTCTACTGCTGCATTTGCTAGTGGTATTCTGGCAGCATCACTTATTAACACTCTACTATTATCTAAATTAGTTGGATCTGCAAAAGTTTTACCATCAGGTAGTTTTATAATTACAAAGTTGTTTCTATATAGATTATTGATTCTATATCCATTATTAAAACCTTGTACGTTTCCTTTTACATATAAACTATCATCTATCTTTCTTCTTCTGTTACCTACTTTAGATTGACTAAAGTTATTAAAGAAACCATGAGAGTTATATTGTAAAGCATATTGACGTTTAGGTATTAAACCATAAACCAACACTTGTAATTGAGCTGCAGTAGTTTCAGAATGAATATATTTAACTACAGCCATTTGAGCTTCATACCCAACTACATTCAAACCATAAGCAATAGTATCAACTATATCAGATACAAGATCACCTACACCAAAAATACTTCCAACTGCTCCTAAAACAGATCCTAATATTGTTTTCTTTTTTTCAGGTTTAACAGGAACAAGGTTAAGTTTAACAGGCATTTTAGTAGTACCTGTTAACTCAACACTGCCAACAGGAAAGTTATCATTAGAAAGACTATTAAAAATTCTAATTATTTGTAAAGTTTTAGTAACTATCTCTACGTTTTTACCAAGGAATTTATTTTTAGGATGTCTCCATGGTTGTTCAAATACCCCTTCAGATCTACCATACACTTCACCATACAATTTAATTTCTTGTACAGATAAGAATGGTTGAGTAAAAGTAGTATCAGGACTATGAAAAGAAAATACATCTTTTCTATAACCAGTTAATGGATCAGATTTACGGTTATCAAATGAACCATTATTAATATGATCTACATTAGAAGTTAAATAATAGTCAGCAGATAAATCATTATAAGGATAGTTTTGATATAATCCTTGTATACCTGTAGTACTTTCTGGTATTGTATACTCACGCATATTATTAAATATACCTGTAGCTACGATTGTCTTATGACCTTCTCTAGTTCCTCTAAGTATTTCATACCCAACTACAGAAGCAATTGGTTTACCATCTATACCTAAAGGATGAGTGATATTTTCAAACTGTACACCTAACACTACAATATTTTGTCCATCTGTGTTATAGTGATTAACTATTGGATCTACAGTAGCATCAGGAAACTTATGGTGTCTAATAGGTTGACCGCACAATGTTCCCCATATTTGAGGTTTATTGTCAGGATATAACTCTGTAGATTCCCAATACCCCATCTGCCCACTTGCAATAATTTTACCACCATCTGTTAATATACTTGTTGTTAAACTGTCTACTGTTGCTGTGTTGTCTACTTGCCAACGCTGTGGTATTAAACCATCTGCTATTTCATATACATCATCTCCACCAGCTAATGTTCTATCAGAAGCTATAGGAGCTCTTCCTGGAATATGATAAGAATCAGAACGTTCACCTGTTGTGTATACCCATCTAATAAAGAATGAATATTGTTCATCTCTCATAAAAGAAGGATTGTTTCCTCCTTTAGGATAATATGTTGCTGGATACTGTACAGCTACCCATTTTGATTTAATAGCATTAGCTTGTTGTTGATAATTAAATCTGAACTTACTATATGTACCTACACGTAATAGATAATTATTTACAGAATACATTGCATCTGACTTCTCAATTGGTTCTGTTCTAAGAACAATCATTGTAAGAGGAACCGTAATTAATTCAGGTCCTACAGAACTAATGTAAATAACCCCTTGGCTAGTAGAATAATAACCAAGACTTTTAGCTACAGCTTGTTGATTGATATTAGATATTACCACCAATTCAAACTCATCAAAGCTTTTATCAATATTAGTAATAGTTACTTCTAAAGAACCTGATAAGTTCTGATGACTAAACAAAGCTTGCACTTCACTAAGTCCAAAATAATCAGTAATCTTAACTTGATCTATAGTGTATGCTAATGCAACTTGATATGAACCATTAGCTAACGTACCCGAACCTTTACCTTTTTGTAAAGACATGCAAGGTTGTTTAACTAATGGAGCAAGTCTAATCTTTTCACAATCTAATCTATCTGAACATACTGGAGTCTTACAACCTATTCCAGAACTAGCTGGTGTTAAACTTGTAATGTCATTTATTTTATATGGAGTAGTAACAGTACTTTGAGAAAATCCTGCACACGGTATAGTATTACCATTATAATCTTTTTTTGTACCAATAGTAAGTAGGGCATTAAGAACCCCTCCAGGAAATTGTTGCTCGTACGCTTGTTGATCTGTTAAACATAACTCATATGTTGTACGACCAGCTGTAGGAATAGCAATACTAATAACATGTATATAGGATTGTTCTGCAATACAACTTGAAGGAACAATCTGCATTGCAGCAGGTTTATCAAAAGATAAAAACTCAAATACTTCTCCATCAACTAAATATTTAGTTTGGGAAGTGTAGTTAATGTCTATATAGGTAAGTTTAGTAGAAGCTGTTTTAGCTGGACATGTTGCACCAATTAATCTATACTTAAACGGTTGTTTAGTAACAGAAGGTTGTGTACATACATATGGTACGTCATCAATATTTAAAACTCTAGTTGGGTTTAAACCATCATCCCAATAAAGCATTTTCTCACAATCAAACTTTTTACGGAATACTCCAGTAATAAGATTTGAACGTTTAAAGTTTAAACATGGATCATTTATAACTTTAGTATAAGAGCAAGCAGACTCATCAAATACACCAATTTCAGAGTTAAGATCGTCTGTAGTAAATACAGCCCATTGGTCATCTAACATATGTATTAGACCAATCAATGTATATGGTAGAGTTACACAATACAAGTTAGCTGGTTCATTACCTATGACACCAACCTGACCATCATGTGAATTATTAACTGCATTACGTGCATGAGTGTACAATCCCTCACCTACGAAAGTCTCGTTGTAATCTTTAACCATACCTTTACTAAAGGTATTAGTGACAGCTCCCGGATTTTGTGATTCTTGTTCAGCCATGTTTTATATCAAGCTTCTTCTTTTCTAAAAATTTATATGTCACAGCGGTTAAGTGTCCTGCCAACCAAGCTTGTGCTTCTTCATCTACCACTCCTCTATCTTCTGTCACTCTAACAGCAGCATGAAAGATTTCATGAGCTATTGTATTATGCGTTAGATACTTTACTCCTAATAGTAAATAGTAAACATCTGTATCAGGCATAACTAAAGCACCTTCTGCTTCATCTCCAAAAGTTTCTTTTATCTTACATCTTTTGTATATTCTATCTGCCTCAACAGAAACACTTTCAACTATACTTATAATAATCTTGCAACTATAAGTAGGTAATTTTATGGTTGTACTTACACTCATACATTATACTCCCTCTGTTGATTTAAACATATCGTAATACTTGTTGTATTGAGCTTTACGATTTGTCTGCCATAACTTATACATTTCTGCAAAGTCTGGAGTGTTAACAATACTTAATGCGTTATTCCTTGCAGATCTAAGACGTTGCTCAACCAATTGAATCTTCTGAGAAACATCTTCCCCATTCATATATAAGTTTTCTAGAATACGCTGTTTCATAGCATATTCATAATACTCATTAATCATAGGATGATCTAATACTAATAAATTACCATCATCATCTTCTAAAGAACCTTGGTATGAAATAAATACAGAACCTTCTTCTACATTAGTATATATAAAACCATTTTTAATAAGTGCACTTTTTGCATAATCATCAAGAGCATCTGTTTTTCCTGTAGAAGAAGCTATATGTAATTTTTCAAAAGTATCGTAAGTTTTAGTTTCATATTTACGTTTCTCTACCACCTGTACAAAAACCTTTTCTCCTGTCTTACATTCTACAGTGTATGTAGATTCACAAGTACAAGTGGGGTCAGGTTGACCGCACTTTCTACATAGATCAGATTTAAGAATAACATTTTCTGTTTCACGACCAGATAATGTTGGCGTAGTTACAGTATATTTACCACACAAATAAGCGTAGTTAAGAACATAGAAATCATCAGGAAGTTTAGTCTTTCTTTTTTCTATGTCTAATACTTTTTCTTTTGTACCATGAATTTTAAGACCTAAGTCATAGTTTATACGCTGAGCCACTTTGATTAACTGACCTGGTTCTATCATCCCCTCATTACTATACGTAACAAAGTCTGCCGAAACCTCATTAAGAAGTTGGTCAAAAGTTCTATATTGTAATTCAGTTTTCATCGGAATGCACTTTGTTTATCTGGAGATGAATCAGTTGGTAATGATAACATACCAGCTAAATCTTTAAATGTGTTACTTTCAATTTCACCAAATAAGTAATCTGGTACATTAAAAGGTTGGTCTGTCTTTTGAATACAGCTATCAGCAGCACATGTAAATATAGAAATATCTTCTTCAAAGATTCCTTCTATACGTACAGCATCCCATTCTAAATTAGGAAAATATAAATAGTCATTTAAATACCAATAGTATTTAGTCATATTAAACTTAAAGTTTTTTGACTTAGACATTGATAAATAACTATTTGGGTTAGTCGGTTGCAAACTTTCTGACCCATCAATTGATGTAGTGGAACGAATTAACGGACCGTTATAACCCTGCATAAAAACAGGCATTTTTTCTTTTGTACGTTTAATTTTACAATCAGAACTAATACCTGTACAGCAAGCTTCCACTTTATCCACTTCAATAAGTTCTACAAAATCCATAGTTTGCACTACGCCTGAATAAGCTAATAGTCTATTCTTACCATCCTCACGTTTCATTAACCACTTTGCATGCTTTAATATAAAAGCATAGATAGCTCTATCAGTCAAGAAAGCATCTTGTCTAACAGCTTTTATCTGCGTTCTCATTCTTGAGATTACATCTCCTATAGTAGTTTTAGCCATGGTGTTAATCTAAATTAAACTCATCATACTGTTCTAACAGTTGTTCCGTTTCATTTTTAATAAAATCCTGCATCTTCTGTTTCCTAAATATTCTACTCACTTTAATCATATTGTCAAGTAGTATATATCGTTTCCAGTTCTCAGGGTATGTTTTAGCCACCGTTCTTTTAAAATCTCTTACACCTGTAAAAGACCACATTTCGTTATTTTTAAAACGATACTTAGTCTCATAGTTAGTGTATAAAATCTTAGCTACATAACTATCACTTTCCCAGTTCTGGTATTGCACCTTAGAACCGAGTTCGTTAGATACTTTGTAGTTAGTATTGTGTCTCTTTTTTCGTGGACAAGATCCAATAAATAAATTACCTAACTGTTCTGGTAGTTCTACACCATCACGTTCATTAATAGCCGTTTCCCAAAGTTTACCATTGAAGGTACTTATCACTTCTTTAAACTTATCTATAGTTAAAGAAGCATATCTTGGGTGCTCTTCTATAAACCTATCGTAAAACTCAACATTAGTAAAGTTTAACTTCTTAGATCTATATCTAGGAGCATTTAGGTCAGGTCGTTTATATGTTTTCACTATACCGCTACATTAATAATTTACGAAAAATCTACGAGGTTTCCTAGGTAAACTTTTAGAGTTTAAGCATTATACGTAAACTCAGATACTTTACCTTTAGTCAAGTCATGGATTTCCATAACAGCTTGACGTTTAGCTCCTGTAAACTTATTGTGATAATGCCAGTAATCTGTCTTAGAAAGTGACGGTAAGTGCTTGATTGAGAACCCGTGAACCTCATTATCTGTAACAAACTCTACTACCTTTTTACTATGAAAGTGTCCAGTGTAGCAGGTTCTAAAGCTAGTCATTCCCCATTGTAATGGAAACTCTGTAGCATATACTAATGGTGTATTTTTCTTAGTGACATCTCCATGCTCAAAAGCAAAGAAGTTTTCACCCCATGTAATCACCTTTCTTTCTGCATAGGTTGCATTAAAAGTGATAGATATTTCTTGTGTAAAACATTTAGAGAGAGCGTGTACTAAATGATATGATGATAAACGATCATGGTTACCAGGTAGGTAAACCACTTCTAATTCTTTACAGAACTGTTTAATAAAGTTAACTGACCAGAACATTGCATCAAATGCCTCATTGTAAGCATCCTGAGCTCTAAGGTCAGAGTCTACTGGTGTTCCCTTAGTAGTTAATCCACTGAACGTATCCATGTTAAGAAGGTCTCCTCCAATCACATATACAATTTTTTCTAGATTATGTGACATGTAACTTTTCATAACCAAGTTTGTAATACACTCTTTAAAGTCTTTTACAATGTCTAGGTTACCCTCTTTACCAAAGTGGAGATCCTGAATGCTCAAGATCCCCACGGTTGGATTATCAAACTTGTTATTAATAAAAACCTCTGCAATGGGTTTGTAAACAGGTTTAAATGACTTAATTGTTTCAGCTAAAAAGTCTTTTGCCTCCAATTGTTTTTGAGTGACCATAGCTGACACTAACCAATAGTCCTTATGTTGTTTGTTCCAATAAGAACTAAGTTTCCATTTGTCAGTATCTATCTTAAGTATTCTAATAATTTCTTCAGCACTCTTAGGTTCAGCAAAAGCTATACCTTTGATTTCAGCTGTACCCTCTTCTAAGTTTTCTTTAAACTCAACTACTTTCTCTTTGTTTAGATTAATAGCTTCTACTAAACTATCTTCTAATTGAGATATATACTGTGACTTAATAGCCTCATCATCAATGAGTTCCATCATTCTTTGTCCAGCTATGTTAATAAGCTGTGAGTCCAGTTCGTCTTGTAAAAGACCTTTAGTTTGTAAAATTTGTTTCTTGATTTCTTGGTATTTTTGTAGAGAAATACCTAACTTAGAAGCACAGTAGTCATCTGTTTTCTTCCATTTAAAAGACCCATAGACCTGGTTGATTAGTGTCATATTGTATATTTTGGTATATGGTGTATAAAGCTAGGTGGAAATAATCACCTTAGATACATTTTATACACATTTTTTCAACACTGGTTTAAAAAGAAACCCCCGATGTAGAAACACCAGGGGTTTTGTAATGTCAGGGAAACCAACAAAACCACTGACTTTTTTATATTTTAAATAGAACCAACTGCACTACATATTACCCCACTACTTGGCACATACATACCACCACCAATACATGGATCAATGGTTGCGGAAGAAGCTCCAATAGGTATAGTACCATAAAGAGTTGTTCTAAGATTTGTATTTACATTACATGCAACACCTGTATTTGTATACTGTACATCAATTGTAAAGTTAGTGGCTACAGTTACAGGAGCTGATACAGTAATCTGACCACCCATAAAATCATCTATAGTTCCACCAATACATGGTTGGAAACTAGCACTTGCTCCAGTTACGCTAACTGTTGTAGCAGTAAAACTTCTTGTTGAACCATATATACCACCGCCACAACTTGCCTCTACAGTTCCTGAATATGATGTAGCAGTTAAACCTGATACACTAAATGAATTAGTAGCAGTAGTTGCTGTAGTTACTAAAGCAGCATTATTAGTGGGCCAATACTTTACCCTATACCCCAAAGTAGGAGTAGGCGTTACTGCCGGAAAAGTTATACTTAAAGTTGCCATTATGAATTAGTATTTATCCAAGTATCTGCTTCAATAAGATCATTAAAAAATGGACTAAGTGTATTATGATCTTTCATAACTACACATCTCATTCCATCATATTGTTTATATATAGTGTAATGAAAATTATTAAGTTTATAAGATGCATGCAATACATGGTCTACACCTAAATTATTTTCTACTATAGTTGTTAATTCTTTCATTATACTACAGGGGTTGTTGTATCATTAATATCTATAGATCCTACATTTGTAGTTCTGTTATATTTAATAACAGCTAAACGTTGTCCTCTTGTTAAATTGGATGTAATATTAGGACTTTCTAAATCAGAAGAACCTGTAACAATATTACTACCATTTTTATATGCTGTAATTACTTTACTAGCAGATGCTCCTGCTAATGATGAAGTTGCTGTAAGGTTAGTAAATGTATATGCTGGAGAACCAGAATCTCCTTGTTTAACTATACAACCACCCTTGTAAAGTTTAAAACTTAAATTTACAGCATTAGTACCAAGAATTTCAAACCAGAAAGCACGACAATCTATAACTATTTCACTTTGTCCTGCACCTAATTGTGTAAAATCAATCATTACAGATTCATAACCTGTACCTACATTATCAGATCCCCATATTGCTAATGGTTTAACAGCTACACTACACACATTACCATTCTCTATATAAGTAGCTGATTGTGGAGTTCTTTTATATTGACTCCAACCTATATATCTACCCTGAGCATTTTGATCTGCATATGTTGTACCATCTATAGATACTACTCTTGTTCTTGTATCTAAATCTTTACCATTTGTAAATTCATAAGTGATTACCATGTAATCAGCATCAAACGTAAAGTTTGTTTGACCAACAACAATATTTTTAGTAGTTACACAAGCAGTAATAGTATCTGTAACTGTAGCAACATATGTTTGACCAGCTGTTAATCCAGTGGCTGTTATTGTTGTCTGTGCGGGAACTGTATTCCAACTATATGTATATGTTCCAGAACCTCCTACAATATTACTAATAGTAGCTGTACCGTTAGTTCCTGCTTGATTAGTTGGAGAAGTAGAAGAAACGTTAAATGTTACAAGACAAGCTAGTTTAGTAAAATTCACTCTTGTAGAGTTAGCAAAACTACATACAGATTCAATAGTACCTGTATAATTATAACCAGTTAAACCAGTAATAACTGCAGGACTAGATGCAACAGTTGTTGTTAACACTGTTCCAGGTGTAGAAGTTTCCCAATACCTAACTAGATATCCACCAGATGGTGCGGGACTTGCAGCAGTAAAAGTTACACTTAATTGATTAGCCATTTAATTATGCTTGGGTTCCTAAACATTGATCTTTACGAATAAATCTTCCGCCACTCACTGATCCATCTACAGCACATATAGCTTGGTTTGCTGATAATACATCTACGCTAGTAGTATTATATATACTTACAGAATTTGTAGTACCACATGGTGTATAAGTATATTGTCCAGTATCAATAAGATCAAAAGTATAACATGAACTAGAACCAGATCCTTGTACACCAAAAGTTTCTACTATTTGTAATCCTGTACCACAATCAACCATTAATCTAACTTCTAAAGGATAGCAAGATGGAACACCAGAAATAACAATTGGGTTAGCTTTTTTATTTGCTTCTGTATACCAAGTCTCAGTACCCACAGCTCTCCATTGTACTGTATAACCTGCACTAGGCATTATACTATCAGTAAAGTACTGAATAGTAAGAGTTTTAAGAGAAGAACAAGGTAAATCTATAAGTGCTGATGATGCCATATAATTATTTATTATGCAATCGTACCTGTACCGCTCACTTTAACAGATGAGCCAACAAATGCTTTAAATGTTTTAGGAGTTCCTTGAGTCACTGTAATACTAAATACTTGGTGATCAGTTCCAGTAGCTGTAATCACTGAAGCTCCACCAGACAATGCTGTACTAGGTGCAACAGAAGCTGCAAAAACTGTAGCACTTGAAATAGCTGCAACAGTTGCTCCAGCAGGAAAAGCTCCTATACCAGCAGTAACTTCTAAAGTCATACCTACAACTAAACCAGCTGTAGAACCAACAGTGATAGAAGTAGTAGTACCAGTTGCTCCAGGTGTTGATGTATAAACAGGACCAAGTCCTAAGTATCTTACAACTAAAGGTACAGTGGTAGTAGATGTAGCTACATAAGTAGCTCTTGTAATTGGTGTAAGAAATGTACTATTACTATTAATAAGTTTATGTAACTTACTTAATATAGTTGTTAATCTATCACCATCTAATATACCTAATGCTGGAAAATTTGATCCTACTAGTTTAGTACAATTAGACTGAATAATTTCTTCACATAATTCACCACCTACACAAGGTATTAAATTAGTGGCGTTAGAAGGTAGAGGAGTATCGTTACAACCGCAAGACATATGTTATATTATTAAATGTTTATATTAAGGTGTAACTGTTACATCAGCCGTTACTGCCGTAGGTACACTACATACAGCAGGAGCAGAAGTTGTAGCAGAAGTAAATTCACAATCAGTTTTTGTTATAGTTCCTGCTGTAGGAACCACTCTAATTTTATAAGTTGTACTAGCTGTAAGAGCAGTAAACGTTCCAGTAAGAGTTGTTGTTCCTGTAGGTGTTTGTGAAGATAATTCTGATGTACCAGCTGAGTTAAAAAGTTTAACAGCATAACTACTCACTGAACCACCAATCTCTGGAAAACTATATGATATTGTAGTAGTCGCTAATGTAGTTGTAACTGTAGGACAAATCATATTGATTTGTTTTACAACAGCACTTGAACCAGCTGTTCCACCATTACAATTAGAAACAATTTTAAGATCATATAATAAATTATCACTAAGACCGGTAACTGTTTCTGTTACAGCTGTCCCTGTCACTGTACTAAATGTTGTCCATGTAGAAGCTGATGCAAGTTTATATTGCACATTTTGTGATGTTGCACCAGCACCAACCGTCCAATTAAGAGTTACATTCATGTTATGATAATGTTGCAGTTACAGATGAAATTACTGGACATGGTACAGATAATGTAAACGTTGCTGTTTTAGAACATGTACTACCATTCTTAGTAAGACATCCATCAACAGTAATTAAATAGTTCTGACCAGCATTTAAACTTGCACCTGACACTGTAAACTGAATACCGCTAGCATTTGATACTGCTGTAACAAGATTTACATTGTCTGTGTATATATGACCTGACGTATCTGAAATTGTAATTTTAGAACCTAACGCTGTGCAGTTTGCAAATCCTGAAGGAATAACAGTACCACTACCATTAAAATACACTGTAACTACAGTACGAGCTTCGTTAGCAGATGCTGTAAAACCAAGTAAGAAAGCTGAACAATCTATATTACCAGCTGCAAGTTTAAGATCATAAATTGTTTGACGCATGTCACATAATACCACCCATATATTTTGAATAGTTGATGCTACAGTTGTAGAGCTAGCATTCCAACCTGGTAATCCACTAATAGTACCAGTTGTACTTAATGCATTAGAAGCTCCAAGTCCTTGACATTGTTGAGCAATAGATGTACTTAATGCTGTGTTAGTTCCTAATACTCCTCTTAATGTACAATACTGTGCTTCTAATTCATCAAGAACTAAATTCATAGCAGTGGCTACACCTGGAGTTAAAATACAGTTAGGTGTTACTAAAGGTAAAGATACAGATGGAGCATTCTCCAAAGCTGTAATTCTGGTGTTATAAGTTGCTAAAGTAGTAGTGTGTCCATCTACTGTAGCTTTTAAAGTACAGAACTGATTACCAAGTCTTAAAGTATATTGGTTGTGTACCAATTGACTTACAGTTTGTCCTGTAGCAGGGTCTGTATACTGTAAACAAGTAGGTAATGTAATATTAGGTTCTGTGTATGCTGCTGCACCACTACCAGTGATTGCATCAACTTTTGTATTAAGACAACATACTTTATCAATAATAAAATCCAATACCGCTGACAGGGTCTTAGTAGTTGGAGCCGGATTTACGGAAGCACAAAAAGATACAAGACAACTTAAATCCAGAGGAGTTAAATCCAAAGATGTCTTAATTGTGCAAAGGTCCGTTGCTACCTTGTAAACTACACTAGATATAGTGTCACCATTGCAGAGGTTAATACATGACAAGTCTGGACCTTGCCATATGACACAGTTAGAAGATACTGGGGAACAACCCTGATCAGCAGTATTAGATTTCGTAGGTAACATAATTAATTATATATCAATGAGTTATTAACAATCAACCACGTGCTCAGCACCGAATAAACCAGACAACTTAGTTTTTAAATGAGCATACCCAAACTCAAATACATCTATACCTTCAGCAGAAGATAAGTCAGGAACAGTCTTAGTGATTGTTTCTTCTACATCTTGCTCTTGCATAGTCTGTCTTGTAACAGTTTGAATAGTTGGTTCTTCACCTTCTACAGGAGAAGGTACACTAACTTCTTCAGTTGTTTCTACAGAAACCATACGCTTTACTGTAACAGTTTCTTCTACTTGTTTAGTCATAGCTACATATAAGCTTTCACCAATTTGTTGGTTACGAGCTATACCGCCACCCATACCTGGGTAAATACCAGCAGCACCTGGGCTAGCTATATCATCTACACTTTGAAATAATTCAAGTCTGAAGTTAGCAGAACCATACTTAGAGATCTGATAATCAGCTATTCGTACGTAAGCCTCAGAAGTAATACCCTTATCGGTTCCAATCTGAGAAGTAATTTTTAGTGCCATATAATTTTATGTTTAAGTTTTAAGTAGTCTACAATATAATATACATTATTTTTAGCTAATTAACAAAAAAACCACCCCAATAAATGGAGTGGTTTAGTATATATAGAGGAAAGCAGGGAGTTTAGTTCAAAGGAACCACTTTGGTTTCTTCAACTTTTACAAGTTTAAAGAATGTTCCGTAGTTTTCAGAAGTCTCAACCTTTTCAAAGTCATCAAGAGTAAAGACTTTATACTCTAATTCCTTCTCAGTTTGAAGCAAGTCGTTAAACTCTTTTTCAAATGATTGGTAATCAGGGTTAATAGTTTTTTTGGTGAACCAGTTACCATCCTTGTCTAGGTCTTTAATAGGCTGACCGTCTGAGTCAAGCTCTTCAATTACCATAGGGATAGATATACCACCCTTGTCATCTTCCTTACCATACTTCTTGATAAGGTCATTTTTAAGTTCCTCTACTGAAGCTTTTTCAGCAGCTACTTTTTTACCTAAGTCTGTTAACCAGTACTTAGTAACTAAAGATAACTTCTCCTGGATGAGACCAGAAGCAATTTTTTCACCTGTTTGCTGGTTGGTTAAACCATTAAGTTCTGCATCTAGATTGTAGAACTCAAACAATTTTAAAGAAATTTTTTCCATGTGTTTTTAAATTTTAGATTAATCTGTTACGAATATACAAAGATATGCAAATGTAGTACCAAAAAAGATATCCACAAATGTTAATGTCTAAATGACAGATAGTGCTGCTAACACTGCAGACTTGGCTGTATTAAACTCTTCTTCTGTAATAGATGGCCAAGCTTCTGCATCAGCTGCAAATCTTGTATAGTAGTCTTCATTAGTCATAAACCCTAAAATCTTTTGATCAGGTTTGTTTACTACGTTAGTAACGGTCTTAGCGTCACTATCAATTCTTACTGGAATTGTGTCAGGTCTTTGTTTGTAAGTTATCATATTTTATTTTTTATTAATTAACAAGGTATTAAATCTAAATAGTAAGTATCAAATACATAGTTCTGATTACCAGAAGAACTTACAGAAAAATATACGTTATAACTGTTAAAATATTCTCCATAACAGTTAACAGCACTTGTATAAACAGAGTAGTTACTACCACAAGTAGTTCCAACACCAATATAAACAGTACCTTGAAAAGCTCCACCTAAATCACCATACCAATACATTGTAACCCCTAATGTCGTATTTAATGCTTCTGTAGCTGTAGCTGCAAAGTAAGTGTAATTATAACAACCAACATTATTTGGATAAAATAAGTTTATATACACATTGTGAGTTGCTGGGGCAGCACTATACCCATAGAACTCACTCATAGCATCTGGAGTAGATTTACCAGCTGCAGCACTTAAAGCTCTTAAACTATAAGATCCTCCAACTTCTGCTTGTATTTGACTAATGCTTATAGCACCTGATGATTGTAAAGCCATATTGTAAAGATATTAATTATTTTTTATTAACAGCAACCTTGTTGTATTGTTTGACCTAATGTTCCTATCTGTATAGTACAACCATTTTCAAAAGTTGAGTCCATATACCAAGAATCTAGACCATTAAATCTACTTGTTAGTCCAGTATTTGTATAAAATATTGCACCAGATAAAAATGACGGATTATTAGAATATACTGTAGTTGGATAATAACCAAATCCAGAACACATATCATTTTGTGCTTCACTTATATACCAAGTGTAATAAGTTTCAACAACAGGTGTATAAAGAAGAGCTTTTCTATATATTTGTTTCCAATAATAATCGGTAGTAGCTTTTGGTGTAAATGTTACACCACCATTATTACTGTAATTAAACTGTCCAGTTTGATATAACATCATTGCTATATAGTTATTTGTTATACCTGTAGTTACAGCTGTTCCACCTGCTATACCTCTATTACCAACATAACCTTCAGTTAATGAAAAATTAGCTCCATAATTAGAAGAGGCAATTACCATAGGTGTTAATCCTGATTGACCATAACCTACAAAAGCTTGTTCATTAGTTGCACCAACCATAGTCTTTCCATCATCTGTTATTGTAGCAGATACAAAACCAACATGAGATGCACCTCCTAAATAATAAGCAGTTGTATTTGAAAACTTTTCACTAAAACTTGAACCATAGTTATTTGATACATATGCTTTTAAACCTATTGAACCAAATACTCCAGGTTTAAACCAATCTGAAGTTATAAACTGATTTTGTCCGCTATAGTCTAAAGCTACATCAGCAAATGCAGCAAACTCACTACCGCCACTCTTTGTAAAAGATGCACCATAGTTACTTGAATAAACTCTAAATGACCAAGGTCTAGGAATATTAGGCCATCCAGGATCAACTTCATAAGAAAATACAGCAGTGATGTATTGACCATTACCTGATACAGCTACCTTTCCTGATGGAATAGTATACATTTTATATGAAGTATTATCACCATATCCTGAAGAAAATGAACTTCCATAATTTGATGATACAGATACAAGAGCATTTCTACTACCACTCATGTTTGTTGTAAGTCCAGAAACAGCTATATAATTACCATTATTAGACATTGAAACTCCTGTAGGATAAAATCCTACAAGAACATAACTTAATATTTTTGCAGTAAAAGATGCACCGCCATCAGTAGAAATATATATTTGATTATTTTGAGTAAAATCTATTGCAGCAATATATGTACCTGTACTATCTCCAGCTATAGCTGTCCAAAATAATGATGGTAATCCTGAAAGAGCTGTAAAAGTATTTCCACCGTCTATTGATTTATAACCAGCTGTAGCTGCTACACCATACATTATATATGGAGATGCTGCAGTTATACCTGATAAGTCTTGTTTAGTAATTAATCTATTAGATGCTTTAGCAAGATACGAAGGAAGTGATGTATTAATATTTATATATACATTAGCTTGAGCTTTAGTAACTTGTTTATTACTAGATGGTATAGTTGTCTTAGCAGTAAAAACTCCTTGATTTACACCACTTTGTAAGTTATTATAACTAACCGTTTGATTATTTGCTAAGTCATTATAAGCCATTGTTATTTTAATTTAGCTTCTAGTTCTGCAATACGTTTTTCTAATGCTGCTATTTTAGCTGTGTGTATTTGACGGTAAGACAAACTTAATACACCATCTTTATCTTTTAATATAGCACTATCTAACACTCCCTCAAAATCTTGAGCAAAATAACCTAGCTCTTCTTTACCTTCTTTTATATAAGACTTTGCAGTTATAGAACCTACATTAATAATATTAGGATTTTCTTCAATTAATGTTTTAAATCTTTTATCTGAAAATTCATAATAGGCATCTGCATATACACCACCACCTGCTAACACTTTAAATCTTGTAGTAATATTACTCTCATTTAATATCCAATCATTTGCATACATGGATATATCCCATGTCTTATTACTTGAGTCTCCATTAATAAATACCATAGAAGCACTAGTATTACTACCCACTGACGTTATTGGTCCTGTACTTGACGTATAAAAAATTACACCTGCATTACTTGTCACCTTAGCAACTGTTACACCACTTGCTACTAAGTTTAATGCTCCTCCATTAAAATTACCTACATAAGCATCGTACCCTGCAGATGGATATATTCTAATACCTGCAGTATTTGTAGCTCCAGTTGCATTTATATGAACAAAAGGTTGAACTTGGTTAATAGTTAATGGAATATTTGAAACACCATTAATAGTTACATCACCAGATACAGTACCTCCACTAGTAGAATACCAACTACCATAGTTACCAAGATCATTAGTAAATGAGCTTAGTGCTGTAGGTCTACCTGTTACACTTGTCCAAGCTATTGAACCAATAAAACTAGCTGCAGTGACATTACCAACTGTCCATATTCCAGTACCAATTGCTGTAGTAGTTACACCATTTTGCATATGTAACAACTGATGATTTAATCCTGCTTTAGATTGAGGATTATTTCCTGCACCACCATAATCTGGATTATAAGACCATGCTAAACCATATAGATTACCTATATTAGATGAAGCTCCACCATCTGTTAATATGTATGCAGCACCCATAGCAAATATAGCTTGAGTTTGTGCAGCATCATAGACACCTATTAATCCTTTTCTTCCATTACTAAAAACAAGATTTTGTGATGTAGAGTTACCTCTATTTGTAACAGATCCTAATGTATCTGTTTCAGAATAAGAAGTAATATATCCGGGTCCATTAGTTAACTGATTAAGATTAGTTAAGTTAGCAGCATGCCATATAGTATTACCATTTACCTTAGCAGCACTATCATTAGGTACAGATATATTAAACCAATCATCAGCATCATTAGTAAGATATACTTCTAAAGACATAGATTCACCAGCACGAGTTATTAATCTCATTCCTGCTGTATCACCGCTTCCTCCAAACACATCATTAGGAAACTTAAGACCATTAGCTGCACCTTCTTTTAAAGTGATAGCACCAGTCATAATTCCGCCAGCTAATGGTAACCCACCAAGTCCAGCTAATGTATAAGTAGTATCTGCATCATCTCTCCATGCTGGGTTACCTACTGCATCTGTTTTCCACACCTTATTTGCAACAGCTCCAGGAGCTGCTACATATCCTGCAACTGTTTTAGTATTAGCATCCCATGTATTAGTATCAGTGTCTGTATCAGGAGGAACCTGCCATGTTCCATCTTCTCTCAAATATTTAGTAGTACCTGTACCTGCCGGTGCTGCTGGAGTTAATCCATTAGCACTTCTTGTAAACACTACATAAGTAGTATCATTATCAGCTCCCCATACTGCTGTACCATCTGCAGACCATCTAAGTATTTCACCAGCAACTCCACCAGCAGGAATATGTTTATTACCTGCCGTAGTTGGATGTACATAAATTGTATCATTATCTGGTGGGATTACCCACGTACCATCTTCTCGTAAATAACGATTAGTGGTTGCTGCTCCAGGATTAGGTACAAGACCTGGTATAGTTCTTGTAAAGTTTGCATAAATTGGTAATGTCTGCCAAGACTTATCACCTCTCCAATATTGTAAATTAGTACCAGCTGTAATAGTTGGTTCTTTACTATCTAATGCAATTTGCAAACCTGTAACGTTTGCTATAGTATGAATATGATTTAATAAAGAATATAAACCAGCATGATCACCCCATCCGTAAGCTGTATTCCAATTTGCAGAGTTATTAACTATACTTGCTCCCCAAGATGTACCATTAGATAAAGGTATACCTGTAGATGGATATGGTATTGTATCAATACTAAATGCTCTATCTACAGATAAATCTGCTGTCTGACCATTAATACTGATCGTTCTTGTAAGAGGAACATAACTACCACCAGTACCACTACCACTATCAGATACATACTGTGGTATATTTAATATACCTGTACCACTATCATAAGTGGCAGGACCCGATGTATTAAATGTAGTTAAGAATATAGATTTTCTAACTCTACTTGTAGAAAAGTATTGAGCTTCACCTTCTGTAATTTGATCTGTATTATAGTCTCCTTGTTGAGCTGTAACTACACCTGTTCTACCAAATACAGAACTAATAAGATTACCACCACTCTGTGTAATAAGCTGTGCTACAGTAGCAGATGATATCTTACCATTAACTCCAGGTACAAGAACTTTAGCTTGTGTACCAGTAGTAACAGGTATAGAAGCTACAGATACGCCTGCGGGAAAGTAAGCATTACCATAACTATCTACTTGATAAGACATTATCTAGTTTATTTTTAAGTTCTTCAATCTGTAATTGTTGTTCTTTAATAGCCTCAATAAGTACACCTGCAATATTACCATAAGAAACACCATAGTGATCTACATCAGCAGCATATGTAACAACTTCAGGTAACACTTCATTTATTTCTTGTGCAATAACACCTGTTTGTCTGCCTCTTAGTGGATCGTCAATTCTAGTATAATAAACACCACGTAAATTAATAACTTTATGTAAAGCATTATCTATAGTAACAATATCTGTTTTCTTTCTAACATCTGAAAATGCTACTATATCACCTTCAGCATATAAAGCACCACCAACATAAGCTCTATATGAAGCAGAAGTAGTTGAAGTTGCTAAAGCTGTACAGTTGTTTCCTAAATGATGATACCAATACCATCTGCCATTAGCTTCTCTATATACTCCTCCATTACCCGCAGTGTCATACATCATTCCATTTACAGCACTATCTCCTAAATATACACCTGTATAACCACCTCTTACACCATCAAATCTAAGTTGAGTATATGAACCAGTAGTATTAGCATAAATATGTGCTCCATTATAAGAAGGCCAATACATACCATGAGCACCATTCATTTGTAACCAAGTATTTACTTGATAGTAAGATGTTCCTGCTTTATTAGGGGCATCTATATATGAAGTGAAATTACTACTATTTAAATAATAAACCCATCCTCCAAAACTATTGCCTGTAATGTTTCTAGTTGCTAATCTATTAGCATTATCTTCCCATCCCCATGCTACTTGTGTTCCCCAATAATTAGAAGAATTGCTATGTCTATAACTTTCAGAAAACCACCAAGATCCACCAGGACTATTAGCGTCACCTGCATTGTCACCATAATATCTATAACTACTTGCTGGTGTATTTTGAAAATCTGTATTCCAATTTCCACTAAATCCACCTCTATAAATCTGCCCACCACCATTTAAATATGCTGCTGCTGTAGAAGTACCTCCATTTGCAGGAGCAGAGCCCGCTGTTGAAGCATATGACACTGATTGAGAACCAATGTTACCTGAGTCTATTACTGTTCTCCATGCTTGCCATGTACCTGAATTTTTACCTCTAATTGCTATTTGACCTGTTCTAAAATCACCATAAATTTGATGTATCCAAGATGAACTATATGCGGAAGAATATAAACCACCATCTGTTTGTCCAAATAAACTTACAGAATTATTATAACCTAATTGATTTTGTGTTACTCCATCTGGATTAATTCCGTTTGCAGAACTTGTTAATGTTAATCCAGAAACAGCAGCTGCAGAAGCTACTGATTGAGAACCTATATTTGAATCTGTAATTAATGTTCTCCATGCTCTCCATGTACCATTACCCCACATTAATCTCATGTAAATACCAGCACCATTAGATTGATAATACCATTGTGTTTTTACATCGGTGCCACCTGCATCTGAAATTTGTATCCAATGTCCATTGCTTTCTATTGGTCTATTTGTACTTCCATTATATTCAGAACTATATAGACCTGGAGTATTATATGTATTTAAATCCCCAGCATTAGCATTTAATAATATCATATAAGCAGAACTATCACCACCAGTTAAATAACCAGCAGATGTAGCAGTTGCAGCATTACCACTAATATTTGTTTGGTCACCTGTATTAGTTCCAGATAAATTAGCTCCTGTTATATTACCATTAGCTCTAATTGTTCCATTTGTCCAAATACCTAATCCAATAACAGTAGCAACAACACCAGCATTTGCAACTGCCATACAGTGTTGAAGATTATATCCTGTATTAAGTTGGCGTCCTGAATAATCATATGACCAAGAAACTCCATAAAAATTAGCTAAAGTACCACCAGCTCCAAGTGTATAAGCAGATCCCATTGCAAAAAAGCCCTGATGTATATCTGGGTTATAAACACCTACTAATCCATATCCTCCTCCCCCTGTATTAAGTGTAAAATGTGCTCCTGAGTTTTGGCCTCCTGCTGTACCTGCACTAGTAGCTGTAGCAGAGTTACCATTATATTGTGAACCATTAGCACTAATATTATAGGTACCACCATTTAAATATATTATACCATTACGATAATAATTTAAATACATAGATTTTCCAGTGCCGCCATCCATATGTAAATTACCATCTGTAGCTTGAACAACAGCAGTACCTGCAATTGCTCCTGGATCACCATTTCCCCCTAATTGTATTCTTCCTGACCATGTAGAGTTTGGTTGAGTTAAAAAACTTACACCTGCTGCTGCTGTTGCTGTAGTAGCATTACCACTTAACGCTCCACTAAATGTTGTTGCAGTTAAAGTACCTGTACTAGATTGAATAGTAACTGCAGCACAAGAATATGCTATAGTTCCTATAGTATTTGTATAATTAGCTCCCCAAAGAACAGGATAAGCAGCCGAATCTGTTCTGTTCATTAAATAAGTTACAGAACCTGCATTTCCTGTTATACTTCCAGAAGAAGTAATTAATCCTAATTGACTTATTAAGTGAGCAGGGGTTGATTTTCTTAAATAGTTATCTCCTGTACTTTGAGTCCAAATTTGACCGATAGTAGGATTTTCTGAATTACCAGCTGATGAGTTGAAATAGCTACCTAATATGTAGTTACCTGTAATATGACCATTGCCATCTCTATATACTATTGTATTAGCTGTAGCTGCTGTAGTAGGATTATTAAATCCTGATATAGATGCTGCTGTACCTGTTGTATTCTGATTCCACGTAGGAATATTAGCTGAGTGATAAAGAGTATAAAATGTAGTACCATCACCAACCATAATTTTAGGAACCACTGCTGAACCAGCTGTATTCTTAGCATAGAATCTAAGTTCATCACTTGTATTATAGTATGCTCTTATTGTATTAGTTGTAAGTGAGGTACCATTACTCATAATAAAATCATAAGTACCTATATTCTTTAACCATAAGTTTGAAGTTAATGTTACTGCACCTGCTGTTATACTATAACCACCAGTATCTATATTAGCGGTTGCACCAGTGTATGGCACATAGCTAGTTAAAGATGAAGATGTGATATAACTACTTGGGTTAGTAGAGTTATAAGGAGTAAATCCAAGAGAAGCTTGTTTACCATCAAGAGCTGTCTGTAAACCCGTTACATCAGAAATGATATGACTATGTGTTGCAGCAGCATATGATCCTGATGCTTGCTTACCGTCTAATGCTGTTTGTAATCCTGTTATATTAGCTATACTATGTGTATGACTAGCTAATGCAAAATCTCCTGTGTTATTATTAGCAGCTGTACCAAATGTACGGTATGCTACAAAGTCACCTGTAGCAGAAGTGGCAGCTGTACCTAGTCCTAAGTTTGTTCTACCATATCCTTGTAATGTAGCAGATAACCCTTGAGTGTTAATGTCCACTCTTAATCTATTACCAAGAGCTGTAGATATAGTTGTAGAGAATGCAGCATCATTTCCCAAAGCTGCTGCTAACTCATTGAGTGTATCAAGAGTAGCCGGTGCTGCTGCCACAAGATTTGATACTTGTGTATTTACATAAGATTGTGTTGCATAACTATTAGTAGTAAGGTATGTCCCTACTCTTGTGTCTGTATAGTATAGTCTAGTTCCTTCTGCAATATCTGTAGTGGTTGCACTAGCTCCTACGGTAACTCTACCTTTAGAGTCTACTGTTACCTTAGTGTATGTTCCAGCTGTTACACCAGATGCTGCTAATGTTAGAGCTGTACTAGTTCCAGTTGTTCCAGATCCAGTTACATCTCCTGTAAAGGTGAGTGATCCTGATATAGCAGCTGTAGTTACAGAAGTAATACGTCCTTTAGAATCAACTGTTACTACGGGTACGAGTGTAGTAGATCCGTAAGTACCGGGCGTCACTGCTGTATTAGCAAGTGTAAGAGCAATAGATGTTGTACCAGATCCTGTAGCATCACCACTAACAGTAATAGATTGATTACCTGTAAGGTAAGTAAGACCAGTTACGTATGTACGCACCCATGCTGTAGTACCCACCTTAGTACTATTATCATCACTAGCAGGAGCAGTTAATACAAGTGTACTAGGAAGCGTTACGGCTCCTGTAGTTTCATCATACTGAAATACATTAAGTATATGGGAGGTCTTCCTTTGTTTGTTCATTATCTGTACTATTATCTATTTATAATTTCATTCTAATATTAAAGAATTACTTGAATTTGATCATCTATTACCGACACATTACTTGGCATTGGTAAAGAACTATGGTTCCATATAAACTCATAAAATTTATAATTTGGATTAGTTTCTAAAAAGAAAGCTTTTTGTGATTCTTCTGTAATAAAACCTACAAAGATTTCATCTAAATATATTGCAAAGTAGTTCATAATTATTATCCTATTCTTTTTAAATTAACACGAAATGATTTTCCACCAGAAACATTATCCATACCAGCCCAAGTAGCATTAGGATTAAATTGTAAATATATACCAGCTCCTCCTAATGTCATCTGAAGTCTAAATAAAGGAAATGCATTACCTAAGTGGTGACCTGTACCTAATACAGGAGGTAAATCTACAAAAGTAACACTATTTGAACCTACGTCCCACATATAAAAAGGAACACTAACAAAACTTACAAAATAAATTCCACCACCTGCTGCATATGTATCAACCATTCCTTGTAATATATAAATTCCAGTAGGTATTACATTTACACCTACTATATTATAATAAGTACCATTAGTATAATTACCACTAGCAGTAAAGTTAAATTGATCATAAATACCACCTCTATATCTTACATCACCATTTATATCTAATCTTGCTGAAGGGCTTCCTGTATTTATACCAACATTGCCTCCATTGTCCATTAAAATATTACCACCACTAAGCCTCATCTGCCAAGTATCATTACCACCAAGATATAATTCATCTCCAGAACCAGCTTTTATCATAGAAGCATCTGTTCCACCTGATGTAAGTGTTATACTAGATGAAGCATTTACGTTAAATAAAGCTGATCCACCACTACTTAATGTTAATCTAGGAGTACCATTATCAAAAATTACATCACCACTAGGATTATATAAAAACCTCATGGCAGTAGCACCACCATTATAAACACCCCATCTATTTGATGCTATTAAACCACCTGCATCTGATTGGTATATGCTTGCTTGTCCTGTTAGCAAGCCAGCTGTAGTTACTGTACTTGAAAAAGTAGCTGCTCCTGATGCAGCTATTGTAAGTCTTGTTGAATATCCCGCTCCTGTTGCAAATACAAGTTTACTAGTAGCTGAACCATTTGTACCCATGCCTACATCAGTAGCTAAAACACCCGCATCTGATGTAAAATTATTACCTGACCCAACTCCACCAAAACCTGTACCGTTTAGTTGAAACTCTAGACCTACTTGACCATAACTTGTATTAATTTTTAATGGAACAAAATATGTACTATTAATAGTTACAGTACCTGTTGAATCTATTTTCATTCTTTCTACAAAAGTAGAATTAAAGGTGTTGCCAGCAGTTGTATTATGAGTGTAGAATGATAAAGCTCCACCCCAACTACCACCATCTCTAATGGCCCTTATACCGCCAGTTATTACATCTTCATTTTGGAATTGAAGAATACCTCCATGACCTGCTGTATATGTACCTGCTTGAGTATGTATGTTTATACCATTGTTAAATGCAGCTGCACCACTTGTTGAAAATGATGTTATAGTACTAGAAAATACAGCACTAGTTCCGTTAATTGGAACATATGCATTTATTAAACTACTATTCCATTCAAATAAATCTAATCTTGAATTGTTACCATCTATCCATGCTAAAGCACCACTTCTATCTGATAACGCACCTGCTCCTGCATGACTTTTTAATCTTAATACAGCACCATTTGTAGGACCACCTCCTGCTGCTTGAGGTTGTAAATACCATGCTACACCATTACCTACACCATAACTAATGTTACCTGACATTATACCACCAGCTAAAGGTAAATATGTAGAAGTAGCAGAAGCTGTAGTTAGATATGTACTATTATCATAAGATATAGTTGTACCAGAGATTTTAACAAATCCAGTTCCAGATAACGCTGGTTGCCCACCTAAGCTTGATAGTGTTGGAATATCACTAGTCATAGCAATAGTTCCATCTTTATCAGGAAGTCCTACAATTCTCACACCACTTGAATAACTTAACAACATTGAATACAAAGATGTATTTCCACTATTCTGTACTTTAAAAGCAGGAGATACTACTTGAATATCAGTTATGATCTGACTAGTAAAAGTTTTAGTACCTCCAACTGTTTGTGTACCAGTTAGTTTTACAACTGCACTATCTAATGCATAAGTTGAGTTATCATATGTAATAGTAGTTCCACTAGCTTTTATAAATCCAGTTCCGTTAAGAGAAGCTTGTTTACCTGATAATGATGTAGTGAGCGTAGCAGCAAAGTTAGCATCGTCACCCAATGCAGCAGCGAGCTCATCTAATGTATCTAATAGACCGGGTGCTCCATTAATTAAATTATTAATCTGAGTGGTTACATATGATGTAGTGGCATAACCTGTTATACTACCTGTAACGGTAAGGTTAGCTGGTAATGTAATATTATTACTAGCATCATATTGTACTATGTTCTGTAAGTACCCAGTATTTCTTGTATTACCCATTAGTTAATTATTATATTTTCTAGTGACCCGTCCCATGGATCAGGATTTTCTTGATTAGACCAAGCTCTAACAGCATCTATAAAACTACTCATCTTCAATATCTCTACTTCATCACCTTCTCTCAATATATTAGACTGTTTCCAAACTGGATAGTATTTATAAATATGATCTTGTGCAAACTGATTAATCTCTGACTTTTCCCATTCTATATAAAACTCCTCGTCTGTTTTTGTATAAACTAAAACAGGTGGATCTTGAGTAAAATCATATACTTGTTTAAGATGTAATAAATCATCTTTACTACTTATTCCTTTATTTTCTTTTGTGCCATTCCATACACAAAGTCCATATTCTATAATTTTCATAATTAAATATTTTAAGTAGTACCTAATTTACCATGAATAATATATACAAGATCTATTATTCTTAATCTGCTACGAGCATCTGTGTTCCCACCTAAATTTATAATTCTAAGTGTATCAGAACTTCCAAATAATCCATTAGAGTAGTTTGCTAAACAATACCATCCACCATATGCACCACCAGCATAATATTGACCACTAAGATGAAGATTTGCAAAAGTATTAAGACTATTTGCACCATCTAAAGTTCTGGGTTCAGCATAGTTTGGAGAAGGTGAATTAGTTGTTTGATATGAATGGTAGGAACCAGCTTGATTCATTAACATAGCTACTCTAGTATATGAATAATCAAAACCAGGATGAGGACTATCACCAATACCTAATTGTGCCCATAAAGAAACTTTACCTATATCTGATATTGCCGTACTTGAGTTACCGTTTCTCCTTCCAGAATTTGAATCATGTGTATTATTATACCAATTACCATGATGTGGAAACATTGGTAATGTTATATCAATATAGGCATTACCGCCAGCTGCAGCACCTGGTGCGTAATCACCTGCTGAACTAAATAACTTAGTATCAGCAGTAGAATCATTATATCTTGGATTAAGTGTAATAGTACCAATAACAGCTGATGCATGTTGTACAATAGGAATTGGTATCTGCATAAAACCAATAGGTAAGCTTGCACTTGATAATATTGCCATAACTATATTTTTTCTAATTTTATTTTAAATTTCTCACCACTTCTATTGTTCAGCATAAAAATATCATTCTCTCCTTCTTGCAATGTCCAATCACCCCATGTACCATCAACTATATTTTGTTTTCCTTCATTAGAAAGATGTAAGTCAGTTGTGTAAACATGATTCCATCTAAATGAAGGTGAGCCTAAAGTATATACAGCATCTGATACAGGTAAAACATTACCACTAAATACGCTATTACCATTTGTATTTATATTTAGATATTCATAAAAAGTACCTGACGTATTTTTACCTAATCTTAAATTTGTATTATTAGCTGATATAATACCATTGTTTGAAGTATCAGCTCCTAATGATAAAGCTGCAGCTGAACTTGCATTTCTACTAATTGCTAAACCAAAACCATTAGTTCCAGAAAAAGAATGTTGTATAAAAACAGTACCAGCGTTTTCATCTGTTGAGCTATTACCATTTACTTGTAGTTTAGTATTAGCATAACCAATTGATGAAGCATTAATAGAAACACTACCACCTTGGTATACTTTAAATCCTTGTTCTGTATAACCAGAAAAACCCATTGCAAAATAACTATTACCACTAACAGGAACCATACCAAACCAACCATCAATTATATTACTATCTGTAAAAGTAATTTTAGTTACTCCTCCACTTATATAATTAGTTAATCTCATAATACTAGGTATAGTAGACCAACCAGCACTATTACTTATTTGTACACCAAGTTTTTCATTGTTCCATAAAGTAGAAGTATTAACTAATGCAGAACCTAACGTAGCAGTATTAGTAACAGTTAAACCATTATTTAATATTAAATTATATGAACTATCTAACTTCATCCTTTCGTTACCTGAAGTATTTCCTGGTACTGAATTACTTCTAAAACTTAAGTTACCAGCATTGTTCATAATAACAAAACCTTCACCACCGGTTCTCATAAAAAATAATCTACCGCTATTATTAGTATCACTTGAATCTGCAGCTAAAATAATACCACTTGCACCAGAAGGAGAAAATGTAGCCGAACCAGTTACTTGTAACTTACTTCCATTATCAACAATAGTACCTTGAGTAATTATTACATTACCACTACCTACAAATGCAATTGGTTTATAAGCTGATGTACTTCTATTATATCCAAATAAATATGGAATACCTGTATCAAAACCAAACTCTATTCCTTCTGCACCACTATTGCTTACTACAAATTTATCTGCTGGAGTGGTAGTACCAACTCCAACTCTACCTGAACTTGTTGCAAAATTAGAACCAGTTGTAGAATAAAATCCTGTTGACGTTACACTACTATAAAATGTAGTTGCTCCAGTATTAGCTATAGTAACCGCAGATAATAAACTACCTGCATTAGCTACTTGTAAAATCATACGACCATTATGAGCACCAGTCGTATTAACTTGTATATCAGCATATACCCCTGCATAGTTTACAGCAGTTCCACTAGCATCATTAAACTTCATATAAAAGTTCTGACCTACTCCTGCACTACTACTCTGTCTATGTTGAGATATTAATCCATGAGCTGCATAACTTACTGTTAATGGTTCAACAACAGTTCCTGTTCCAACTAAAACTGAAGTACTAAATGCAGCACTGGTTCCAATTAAAGGTCCAGTAAGCGTACCACCAGCAAGAGGTAAGTAACTACTTAAGTTACTAGTAAGAGCTAGAGTACCATCTGAATCAGGAAGAGTATATTGTCTACGAGTATTGTTAGTTAAACCATCAAATCTTAGTGTAAAGTTTTTATAAGTAGATACTCCTGTATAACCATAAAAATCAAAGGCAACAAAAGAAGAAGTTATACTAGAATAACCATTACCTTTAGCTAAGTATGCAGCATCTTGTTTAATACTAATTACACCTCCTAATCCAGCTGATCCTTCTGCTATTACATATTTAGCTCCTAATTCATAATTACCTAAAGAAACATTACCAGTAGCTCCTGTATAAGGGACATAAGTGGTTCCAGCTGTGCCCGTTGTTAGGTAAGTAGAACTATCATAGCTTATTGTAGTTCCGCTAATTTTCACAAAACCTGTACCGTTTAGTTGTGGCTGTTTAGTTCCAATACTAGTTGCAACGGTAGTAGCAAAGTTTGCGTCATTACCTAATGCTGTAGCCAGCTCATTAAGAGTATCTAATGTACTAGGTGCTGATGCAACTAGATTACTTATTGCTGTACCAACATAAGTTTGTGTGGCGTAAGTACTATTATCGTATGATATAGTGGTGCCACTTATCTTTACAAAGCCGGTTCCTGATAAGGCAGCTTGATAACTACCAGAAGCTTGTGCTCCTATATCAGATAATAATTGAGCAGCTGTTCTAAACTTTAGTACACCAGTATCAGATACTAAGAACTTATCTGTATTAGTAGTAGCGGCTGATACAGTAGTAAATACCACATTACCACTACCATCATAAGAGATGTAGTTAATTAATTCTGATATGTTTGTATTCTTGCTCATTAGTTCTTAAATATTTTAATAAGATGCATATGTTGAATTAACTGTTACTCCAGATGTAATAACTTGAAATGACCCATTAGATACCTGATCCGTTAATCTATAACCAGACCATAAAACATCTATTTCAGGATTAGATGTAAATCTTAATGCAATATATCTTCCAGAATTATAAGTAATATCTACAACTGAAAAATCACAACCTGATTTAGCTATTCCAGTAATAACTGCTTGTCCTGATAATGATGAATAATCTTTGCGTATATAAACATCAGATACATTCCAACAAGTATAAGAAGCAGCATTTACTTTACCAACTAATGAAAATCCAGCAGCAACATTTAAATCACATAATAGTATATAAGCTGGTGCAGATGGCATGTTAGATGATATATTACCAGCAACAAGATTACTCCCTATTATTACATTAGTATTTAATTTAGGTATTGATACATTGTTAACAAATGTAGCTATACCTGTACCAGTCATTGTAAAAAGATTTACTCCTACTGAACCATTTCTAATTCCAAAAACTCCAGTACCAGCAGAACCACCACTTAATAGTGCATATTGAATTTCACTTGCTCCTGTATTATTTAATGTTAAACGTAATCCACCAGGACCACCATCGGCTGTACTAGTAAAATTACCTCCTGCAGTTACACTACTAGAGAATGTAGCTGCTCCTGTTACTGATAATACACCTGTACCTTTTGTTGCTAAATTCAAATCAACATTTGCAGAACTTCCTGCCATTCTTATACCACCATACCATATATCAACTTGTTGACTTAAATTATTAGCAGCAAAAGAAGCAATAGCAGTTGTTAAATTATCAATTTTAACAATATTTAAAGATGTAGCTGATACACTACTAGAGAATGTAGCTGCTCCTGTTGTGCCATCTAAATTTAATATTCTAGAACCTTTACCATTATATACATCAAAACTTCTAAATTGAGTTAATCCTTGATTATATCCATAATAGTTAATTGCTAATGTTGCTGCTGCGTTACTTGAATAATAGCAGTTTATTTGGTCTTCTGTAAAATAAATATACCCTTTTGTTGAACCAAAATAAGAATTAGATGCTCTTACATCTAATGCACCACTAAACCTTCCTGTACCATTAACATCTAGTTTATATCCTGCGTTGGTGCTTGTTCCCAAACCTAAATTTCCATCGGAAAATAAGGTCATTGCTTGGGTAAAGGTTATAGCGTTACCTGCCGTTCCTGAAGGAGCATTATACCATTTGTGAGCATTGCCATCTAATTGATATAATGATGCTGTTCCTGTTGATGAATAAATATAATTTCCTCCTGTATTAATATATGAATTGCTATATAATTCTAAAGTACCATCAGTTGTTCCACCTGCAATAGAATTTCCTGCACCTCCTAAACTAAATGCTTTTCTAAATGTACTCCACGCACTCGGTGTAACTCCTAATCCTAAATTGCCTGTTGAAGATAATGTTAATCTTGAAGCAGAAGCGGTGTAATCATATAATACAAAATTGCTATTTACATTTTGTATTGAGTATATTCTTGCATAAGTGCTATTAGTATTATTTAAAACTAATCCAACATTTACACTTGACTGATTCCCAATAACATTAAGCATATTGCCATCGGTAATAGTTGTTCCACCAATAGCCACATTACCGCTAAAACTTGCACTTGTTCCACTTAATGCACCTGTTAAAGTACCACCAGTTAATAGTAAGTAATTAGCTAATGAAGCAGTTGATACTTTATTATTAAAGGTAGTCCAATCTGTATTTGATAAGTAACCATTTGTTGATCCA